AGGATATAAGGAGTTCCAGTTTCAATTTGTGATTCTAAGATCTTACTCCAAACTTCTCTTGCTTTAACAGTTCTTTTTACCCGACCTTCAATTTCGTATTTTAAGTAAAGTTGTCTAAACTCCTCGCCATACGTCTCATTTAGACCCTGACACTCATGTGGACACATAAGTGACCAATCTTCATCTAAATCAACTCTTTCCATAAATAGGTCATTCATCCACATAGCTAAGAAAAGGTCTCTTGCTCTAATCTCATCTTTGCCCTGATTTTTACGAAGATCTAAAAATTCCATAATATCCGCGTGCCAGGGCTCCATATAGATAGCAATTGACCCCTTTCGCTTACCGCCGCCCTGGTCAACAGCTCTGGCGGTTTCGTTAAAAATTTTCAAAAAAGGAATGATTCCATTAGAAGAACCATTTGTTCCGGCAATGTAAGTTCCCTTAGCTCTTACTTTGTTAAATGAAATACCGATACCTCCCGCATTTTTTGAAATTTGAGCCGATTCTTTAAGTGTGTTGAAAATTCCTTCAATAGAGTCATCTTCTGTATCTAAAAGAAAACAAGAACTTAATTGTGGCCTTCCAGTTCCTGAGTTAAATAGTGTTGGGGTAGCATGGGTATAATATCCTTCAGATAGTGTATTATAAGTTTCAATAACTTTTGGTAAATTATCTCCCCAGATTTGAATAGCAGTTCTCATATACATATATTGAGGTCTTTCAGCAACCTCACCGTTTATTTTAAGAAGATAAGATTTTTCAAGAGTTTTAAAACCAAAATAATCAAAGTTATGATCTCTTGAATGCACAATGGCTGAATCTAAGTCGTCTGCATTTTTTTTAACAATCTCTAAAAAAGATTCTGAAACAATAGGTGAATGTTTACCAGTTTTAGGATTAATATAATTATATAGATCATAAACTGTATCTGAAAAAGACTTTTTTGTTTCTTTATGCAACGCGGTAATTGCCAGCCTAGCAGCTAAAACAGAGTAGTCAGGGTGCTTTGTTGTAAGCGAGGCAGCTGTCTCTGTTGCCAATTGGTCAAGAGTTGATGTTTTTATATCAGGAGTGACACCTGCTATAACTTTTTGAGCCACATCAAATGATGAGATCCACTTTGGGTCTAATCCATAAGTTTGTTGATTGATTCTATCAAGAATCTTATCCAACATAACTGGTTCTTTTTTACCGTTTCTTTTAGTTACTTTTATATTCATATTGCCTTATTTTTTTGTTAAATATATATTCTCTCATCAGAAAATGAGTTGGAGAAATGTCTATTTTTTTTAAATTTTTTATAGTCTGTTAAAAAAATTGTTACTAACATTTTTATAAAAAGTCTATGTTGTTTAGTTTATTTAGATTATACTTAAATTTAGAATTATTCAAAATTTTTGTAATGTCAACCAGTTTAACCTCATAAATCTTCTCAAATGAATCGACATTATAAAGTGAGTTTTGGTAATCAGTCTCTATAACAACTCCTGTGATTAGTTTTTCTTCTTCAACAATAGAATCAAACCAAACAAATTCAATTTCAGTTCCTACATAGATGTTTCTATTTGAGATTTCCTTTGAATTTTTGCTTTTTCCGATATGATTTTGCAACTCTGCAATTATTAGATTTCTCCAATTGTTGTCTAGTAATTTAAACATATTAAAAAGGTTATCAGAAAAATAAACAGATAGCTCATTAAATAATTCAATATTAGTAAAACTCTCATCAGAAAGATGCTTTCTAAGTAGTGAATAATATTGATTAAAGTCAACTCTGGAAGGTTTTCTTCTATTGTTTAGAAAATTAATCTCAGTGTGTTGACTTAAAACTTCATAAACTCTTTCTTTGACTAATTTGCTTCTAATATATAACTCGTTGTCAATAGATTCGGTATGATAAATAGAAGATTTATCAACCTCAATTGATTCTTTATAATATGTAGAAAATCCTTCAAATGACTCTTCATCAATTGGATCTTCTTTTTTTCCCTTAAATATAGAATCGTATTTTAATGAGTGTTTCCCTTCGATTTTGTGTTTTGAGAGTATAATATCATCGGTTGAATCCTCATTTTTTTCAATTTCCTGATCGGTAATCTGTAGGTCATCTTCATCAATTTCAATTATAATATCTATCTCACCATCATCTAAAAAATCTAAATGTGTGTTATCATCCGTAGGTTCAACATCATCTTCTACCTTATCATTGTCTATGAATTCAGAATCATTTTCAGAAGACATTTCTAAATTATCTGCATCAAAATCATCTTCTTCTGTTTTAGCCGTTTTTTTAGCCATGAAATTATTTTTAATTTTATATAACCAAATAAGATTTAGTTTATTGATCTAAAAATTGATCATTTTCTAAGGTCAGATAAGTCGGATTTAAATTTAACCTAATTTGTGATTTTAAGAAATCACCATCTCGTTGTTTTAGAAGTTTAAATCTATAAATATTTTGACGCTTCATTTCCTCGGTTCTAATGATAGCAAAAAATGTATCAGCAGTTTCAGCTATCGCCTTACTCTCAGGAACCGATTCAAGTGTGATATCGGATGAGTTCCAAGCATCTTTTGCCACTTGAACTCCTGTAATCACAGGACACTTATATTTTGCACCTAATGCTCTTAAACCCTCGGCTAACGACTTACCCTTTGAATAAAGATTGTCACCGCCTAATCCCTTTGGAGCAGCAACTAATGTGATATAATCGACAATTATTAAATCTATTTTGATATCTTTTTTGTCCCTTAACTTTTGCAGGTAGTAGTCAAAATCTGATACTGTGGCTGTTCCGGCTGCCCAAAATTTACTAAAAATCTTTCCAACTTTTTTATCAAAAATATCACCACCTTCTTTTATACTACCCAGGCCTCTAATTCTTTTGGTGATCATATCGGTGTCTTTAGAAACAGCGTCATAATCATTAATGGGAATCTTTAGGCGCATAGCACCTAGTCTTTTCATAACTTTTCTTTCAGACATTTCTAAGGTTATATAAAGCACATTATATCCGGCGTCGGCTGATTTGAAGGCGAAATTTTGCATCCAAAGTGAATTATGACTTAAAATATCATTGGTGTAATACTGTTTATTTGAACCACTGGAAAGTTGAATATCATACATGTGCGACTTTTGACCAGTTAATCCAATACCCATAACCATTTCTGGGCCGTCTTTTGTCATAATAAAATCACCGCAACTTAAATCTTTAGTGCACAACTCAGTCAGGTCACACTTTTTATCGAGGAAATTTAAATTATCACATCTATATACCAAGTGCTCATCGGCACAAATCAACTCTTTACCACCAGATGTTTGAATTACCCACTCGTCATATTCTACTGTTTTTCCAATACCCTCAATATCAACCCAACCATTTGGTGTCAGCACTTGCAAATCCTTAACCTCATAAGCCTCGATGAATTTGTCATAAAGGGGTCTATCATATTTGCCACTCAGAAGACTATCTGCTTCAATTATTTCAAAATTATCTAAATTATTCATTAATGAATTTTATACATTTTTCTATAGTTTGTTTTGAGTTTTTAGATAAATGTGTCAATTTTATGGGTTGAGGATAGGCGACAAGCAATTCAAGCTATTATGCATTAATTATCGCTTAGTCATTGTAATCCCCTTACTAATTTCGGAGAATAGTGTTCCGAAATCACGAATTGACATTTTGTCATTTTTCTTATTTTTTAAGACAATTTTACTGACAAAATGACAACATTTGCCGTTGTTAGTCTCTGCCATGATACAATTTAAGGTTTGTATATCCCAACCACCACCAAGCATATGGTCTAAAGTTTCGAATCCAGATTTTATCTTAAACTTTGATGAGTCCTGAACATGATTTTCTGGATCATCAAAATCAGAACCCATGTCATCATCTTGCACAAAATTAGTTGATGACATTTCATCTACTATTGACTTAATTCTATCGGCGGCTTCTACAGCCTTATCAAAATCAGATATTTGGTCTAAGTTTCTAGTTTCATCAATAATATCAACGGTTCCGGTTTTAAGCCGGTTAGAAAGCACCCAGGCATTGAATTTTGGTTCAATAAAGTTTTTCTCATCGTATTCAGAAAGTTTGACTTGCAGAATTGATTTAAGTATTTCTTTTGTAATTTGACCCTCTTTGTCTTCTAAAGACACCATATCTAAAATTTGTCTAGCCGTTGGTATCTTACTGTCGCTTTGAGCTAAAATATAATTTCTTAATACACCATAGACAAACTGAATTTGAGAGTTTCTAAAAAAGTGAGGCTTTACAATATCAAAGTATTTCTTATACTGTAAAACGTAATTAAAAAAAACTTTTTCAAGCTGAGGTGTCATTATTTTATATTTCTATGTCTTTATTATATAAAAAAATGAAAACTGGTTTAGTCTCTACTGCTCATTAATTGGCTCACCGTCAGTTTCGCTATCTAACATACCATGTGTAAAATCTCCAAATTTTTGAACAACCGGAGTTTCTATTTCATCAATTATATCTTTTTCAGTTGAAGGAGTTATTAGTTTTTTTAACATTCTGAGAACCTCTACCATACCGTGTTTTGCAATTTTAGTTACTATACCAGTTGACAAGATGAAAAAATTAGAAATCATTTCATCAACTCCCATATCGTATTTTACAATTATTTTAAGAACAGCATTTATTATTGGAATTAAAATTGCAGTGTATGAAAACATATCGATAATTCCACCAATAGCCGCTCCTAAGTGTTTTCCAATTTTAGAAAAAATGTTTTTAATTCCAGTAAGTGCTTTAATCACCTTTTTTACAATACCGTCGCCTATGCCTCTCATTCTTAACTCCTCTAACATAGACCGCGAGTCTTTGGTGAGACGGTCTTCTTCTTCTGAACTTTTAGATTTTTTTTCTTCCAGGTAAATAATGGTAATAGCGGCAATTGTTAATAAAACCGCTGATTGTTTTGAAAGCTCAAAGTTAAAAATTGACATGTTTTCTAACATCTGCATCACCACCGGATATAGGGCCCCAATTCCAGCCCCAAAAGTAAACACCAGTTTAGTATCTAATTTTAAGTCAGAAAAGACCTTTTTTTCTATCCTTTTATACACCGAATCTTCTTCACTTTTCTGGTCTTCAGATTCATTGACGTTTTGCCAAAGTGATTGGATAAAATCCTCCAATAAAATTTCAGAATGATTAAAGTCGGCAAATTTTTTTATTGACATAGAGGTATATATTATTTTCTACTGATAAAAATCTTCGTCATAAGTTCCGTCTGTATTTTGAAATCTCCAATATAAACCCTCAGGTTCATAGTTATAGGCCCATTCATCTTGTATGTAACAAAATGTATCCATAAACGGGTATTCTTCTTCAGGAAAAAGAAAAGCGTTCATGATTTTTACTCTCGTTTTTAATCTTTCTACACCATCGTTTTTGATAAAACTAATTAAACCAGTATTTTTTTCTTTATAATAGTAGTCATGTTCTTTTGCCCATCTTACAAAATGAAAATAATCTTTGTCATAAACATAGTAAATTCGGTCCATGATTTTTCTACCCATATAATCCTCCCAGATTAAGGCTCGACCAAGAATCTGTTTCTTTTGATCCAATAACACCAATAGTTTAACACTTGGCCAATATTGATAAAAGGAAATATACGAGGTGTCATTCATGCAGGAATTCATAAGTGGGTTAATGCCTCTATCATAATCATTAAAGTGGTACTTTCTTGAAAGATACCCATTTTTAATATCTGAACCAGTCCAGATTTCAAATTCTATATTTTCTTCAAGTGATTTCCACTGATTTACAAAATTTTCAATTTCTGAATCTGAAAACTGGTCTTTGAAATATCCCCTTATAAATCTACCTACTTTCATTTCAACACGCGGTGAGTTAGATATAATCTCATCTTGTGAATTGGGGTGTGTCATTTGTTGCATCATTTTTTCACAGTCGGCTGCGTCTCCGTAAGTCGCAATAATCCAGTCTTTAATTCTCCAACTTTCACTAAATACCACTTTATCTGATTGATTAGATTCACCAATAAAAGTCCATTTACTTGGTCGCTTCCACATAGCATCACCAAAGTCATAAATTCGATTAAATTCGTCGGTGATAGGTGACTTAATCTTTTGAATTTTGTGGTAAAAATCTTTCAAGAATATGGTCGGAAGCTCGACTTCACTTTTTGACTCTGCAATAAATTGTAAATAACTAAGTAATGACATTTCTTTATATATTAAATATCATAAAAAATAAATATTTTTTTAATATATAAAGAATAAAAATACTAAATATAATATGAGACACGTAAAGAAATTTGAAGATTATGACTTGGGACCAAGGTTTTCTTCAGAAATGTTTGACAGCCAAGAAGACCCATCAACTGACGATGACCATGACAGAGCAATCTCTGAAGAAGAAGAATGCGAGCCATGTGAAGCTGAAGAAGAAACCAATAATGTGATTCTAAAAACAGATGACCAAAGCAATGAAATCACTAAAACCGATGATGAGAGGTCTTGGGGCGACGAATCTCAATTGAAAATTGAAAGTGTTAAATCCTTCAAAAGTTTTATTTCCGAAAATAAAAAACAAAAAAAAGTAACCTATAAAGAATCGGGACTTAAACATCCAGAAAAGGCAGATTTAGATGGCGATAAAAAACTCTCAGAGTGGGAATTGGCCAGAGGAAAAGCAATTGAAGATGCGATAGAGTCAAGAGAGAAAGAAGATGAGTCAAAAGATTAAAGCGAGAGAGAGACTAAAAGAAATAAAAAATTCATACGATAATTTTTCATGACTAATTAATTTAATTACGCCTCAATCTTAACATTTACTTTTTTAATAGCTTCTTGAATCCAATCTGGTAAAAATTGAGAAGAGTGTTTAATAACATCTCCAAATCCACCATCAATAATAATAGTATCAGCATAATCCATTTCAGAACGAACCGGTCTTCCAGTCATTTGTATCAGACCAGAAACGGTTTTCCAACTATACCAATCCGGGTTATTTTTTTGTCTTAATTTATTTTTTTGAGATGCAAGACTGGGATAAGGAATTTTAGCAATAATTTGAAAACGAGCCGAATCGTTGTCAAAACTGACACCAGTATCCATAGACGGGCTTACAATTACGGTGGGTTCTTCTGATTCCATATGTAATCTTAACATTTCATCTTTATTAGATGAGTCATGAAATATCAGTCTTGGATTTTTAATAGACGACTGAATCCAATTAGCTAATTCAAAGGAATTGGTGTGAATAATACCCTTTTGCTCTTTATACTTGTCAAGTAGTTTATTTATGTAAGGAATATATTTTCTAAAAGTTTCTTCTTTAGACTTAAATGACATTTTACCAATCGGCATATAGTAGATTGGTCTATTTTTTTTAGCAAAAGGTGAAGGTATTGAATAATATACGGCTTTTGATACATCAAGTCCATTTAATTGACAGAATAAATTTTTATCCAGTATTGTTCCCGACATCAAAAAAACCATATCATAGTGTGAAAAAACATATTTATCTAAATAGTCGTAAGCCCAGATTGGCTCAAGTGATAATTCTTTTTGTTTTGTTTTTTCATTCCAATTTGATTCTAAGACCCAATTATTAGGATTTTCTTTATACTCCTTTAAGAAAACTTCAATTTTAAGTTGATATTGCTTTAAGTCGGTGATTAAATTCATTATCTTAACATCTGGATTTCCAGTTTTTAAGACTTTAGACAATTTTAGATCTCTTTTGTCTGACTTTGATGACCTTATCACTCCTGACATACCTCTTTCCATATCGGTCATAGTTTCGCTAATTTCTAAGTTGATATACTTAAGAAACTCTACATAGTCTAAAATGGAAGCGGTTGATTTTAGTTTTTTAATTATCTCACGCTCATTTGAGAATTTAAACTTTTTGATGACCGTTTCGGTAATTTTAATTGTGATAAAATCAGACATAACATCATCGAAATCATGACAATTGCTAACACAGTGATTGTTGGCAAAATAATTATGATTATCCTTTATGTGTAGATTATAAACATCTTCTGTGTAGTCTATTTTACTAATTTTTTTTATTTTCATTTCTAAATTGTCTCAAATTTTTAATAACCTTCTTCTCACATGGCTGCCCCTTTAATAATTCAGGATTGTAATTTTTTTTAAACCACTTATCTGTAATTAATATAAATTTATAACCATTTAGTTTACACCATTTTTTAGCATAATAGATTTTACTTTTTACTTTATCGTTATCCTTGTTAGATAGAGGCTTTATTTCATATAATATCCGATCTTTGAGGTCTACAAAATCGACAATATAATTAAACTCATCTCCAAGATATTGATAAGGTATTATTAGTTTCTCATATAATAAATTAGTGTTGAATAATTGAAAATAGGCTTCCCAACTAGATCTAGTTTTGATTTTGACAACTTCGTCCCCCCTTTGTAATTGAACCTCACATTTTGAGTTTGCCCAACTATTTGTAACGTTTGGGATAAATCTACCTTCTCTAATGTTTTTTTTCATTTTTTTGGAGTTTTTATCACACATTGATTTAAAACTTTCCTCTGTCATTCTATGACAAGTGTTATTTTTTCCCATTTGTCTTTTTGATATAGATTTATAATTACAGTCTGGATTTTCACAGAATTTATAAATTCCATATTTTTGATTAACGTTTATATAATCTTGTCTATTGGGAAACAGTGAAGTCAATTTTCTATTACTATAACAGTTTTCATTTTTACACTTCTTATCCCAGTGTTCTGTTAAATAATTGAAGCAATGTTGATGGCTTTCAAAAATCAAATTTTTTTGAAATTTACTTATCAAAAAATTTAAAGTCGATATGGCGTCAGATTCTTTTTTTTTATAGATAAATTTTTCTTTGCAAGATGATAGAAAATCGTAAATCTCATCCTTCTGCATGACTGTCAAATTCATGTGATTCGATTTTTTCATTTATATATAAAATCTCATCATCTTCATTCAGATCCTCTACTTTTTTCCAACTACCATCAGATATTTTGACTTTGTGATTACCTGTTATTCTCAAAATGTCTCCATTATTCATTTCGATTTCATACATCTGGGCCCCTTTATTCAAATTATGATGCAACTTAACGACGGGTTTATTTTCTATTTCACCAGACTGCTCATTAATAGTTTTCACTAAATCACCAACTTGTATGTCTTTAATTTTTTTAGTAGAATTATCCCAAAGAGTTATCTCAGTTTCTGGGTGTAGACACTCGTCCACAATTAACACTCGAGAACCTCTATTTTCTATTAATTTTGGATTATAAATTGCATAGAGTATGTAAAGATAGAAATTTGTCAAAGAAATTCCACCAGAAATAAAACTTTCCCTTGCATAAGCATACGGACAACTTTCACAAGTAGTTTTATTTAGCCTATTAAATTCAGCACCCTGTGCACAGGAGCAGGAATAGGCATCACACTCATAATTTTCTTTTCCTTTTAGGTCGCAAATCGATTGATAAGTATCAGAATATTGATTTTGAAGAATTTTAGAGTTGGTGATGATATCTATTTTAGATGACTTATCAACAGTTCTTCTAAACCAATCAGCAATCATTAAGGCCAAATGGCTTTTACCTGATCCAACAGGCATATTTAGTAGAAAAAACTTATTTAATTTATTTTTCTGGTATTCAGAATCAATAAAACTAAGTGCCTCTTTTTGTTCTTTTCTTGGCTTATAAAGACCAAGGTCTTTTTTTAATGACATACAGGTTTTATATTAGAAATAGTTCTAAAGTTTATCTATATTAACCAATATTATATTTGTTATTAAACTAAAAAAATGAGGTTTTTTATCACCCGTGGAATCCCCCACTAGCTGTTGATACACCAATTTGTTCACCAAATTCTTCAAAACAAATATTCCAGTATTTTTTACCATCATATTCATTGCCTGGTTTAAAGGTTACAATTTTTTTATCACCCAGTTCCATAAGTTTACCCAATAACATACTAGGTTCAAATATTCCTTGGTATTTTAGTTCTCTTGCCTTTTTTTGCAAATCTTCTTTTATGAAGTTCCAAGTTTGTTTTAGAGTCTCTAATTCTTTACCCTTCATTTCTTCCGGGGTAGAATATTGACCGGTCTTATAATCAAACCAACCATTCTTTTTGATAAAATCAACCTGTAGAATTTGAGAAGGGCTGTTCACTATAGAGGCTGATTTTGTCCATTCTAATTTTTTATTTAAGCTCTCTTTGTTAATAGGCCAAGACTTAGCCACAGCGTCAAACTCAACATATGGATTTTTTCCGATCAATTGAGCTCTCTTATTGTCTTCTCCTAACTCCTTAGCAATACCAATAGGGTCTTGATTTATTTTAATTTTACTTTCTGGGTTTTGCATGTTCGCTAAAATTTGTTTTTCAATGTTTACCATTTCAGCGTCGAACTTGTCTTTTAGTGGTTTCAAATCTTCATCAGACTCTCTGCCTAGTAATTTTCTAACACCTTTAAATAATTCTTCTTCTTCGTTCAGAGAAGAATAGGTAAAGTTTTCGTAGGTTTTGATATACTTCATAGTTTTTATTTTTTCTTAACTTATATATTCTTTTTTCAAACTTATTTTTTTTCAAAAAATTTTTGATAATTAGAAGAAATAATCTATATTTGTATAAATAAACATTTAGAACACAAAAAATATGAAAAATCTATCAATATTCTACTTCAAATATTATAAATCTATTCATCACATTGTGTTCGTGTTGATAGTATTTTCTTTTTTGAAACTTTTATCTTTGTTTGTAGACATTTTCAACTTAGTATTTCAAATTAGTTCAATTGGTCTGTTTTTACAATTGGTTATTTTGGTATCTTGTTATTTCTTGAATGAGAGAGCTCTCGTTAAAGCGGGATTGACTCCAGAATACATGGCTGAAGAATTGGAAAGAGTGAAAAAAAAAAGAGGTGAATAATTTCACCTCTTTTTTTTCAAATTTATAAAAAATTAAAGACCTCCTTCTTCTCGAAGTTCTCCTTTTGTTTTTCCCTTTGTAGCGATAAGACCCGCGATTCCCAAAGCTAATCCGCCAAATAACATTCCTAACATAAGAGGTCCTGCTATAATCGACAGACCTGTTCCAGTTGCAACAACAAGGCCAGTATTTACTGCATAAAGAATAGCACCAAGAAGTGAACTAATAACACCAGTATACTGAGCCCCAATTCCAAACCAATTCATTATTCTTTTTGCAGTTGAAACTTTCTTATCTTCAATCTCTTCTAAAATTAGTGAATATGCTTCGTAAATTTTTGTGCCAACTTTATGACCCCTAAGAGATTCTGCCTGTGCTTGAACTTTAACTAATTCTTCAGCCGTTTGTGATAAATCCGCTGGTGGCTCATCACCTTTAAATGATTGAGTTTTAGCTGATAAATCATCTACATCCTTTGGATTTAGTTTATCAAACATGGGTTGAACATTTTTGTCCCAATATTCTTTTAATTTAGGATTTTTCTTAATAATTTCTTCGAACATTTTTGCTCCCTGTTGCATTTTTTTACTTTTCCAGTTTTTCCACATACTTCCTAATTTAGACCATATGGAGCCTTCTCCCCACAATAAACCTTCATTTGTTGGCTCATAGTTGAAATTTTCGAATGTTTTTACGTATTTCATATCTTTTTTTATTTTTTATAACTTATATATTTTAGTTAAAAACTGATTTTTAGATTAGTATCTACCAGCAGTTCCAAAGGTAATGCCACCTTTTGTACCACCTTTGTTTATTAACGCATCCTTGCTCCATTCCGATTTCACTTTTTTGATAAATTCTTTATCTTTCATTAAATTGTCGTAAATAGACTGAGATAACGAATCTAAATCTTTAGCAGCCTCTGGATTCTTCTCTACTATTTCTTTCGCTCTCTTTTCAGCTTCTTCCTGAACCACCATCTTAAGACCTTTCTTTGCAGTCAATGCAGCGCTACCAAATCCACAAGCGGTTATAATTGCCGCTCCAGCTACAAATATAGCAGCTGATAACAATGTGAACGGTTCTTCTTCTTCATTTGTCTTTGTTGGAATCATTTTAATTTCATCTTGGACATCTAAGACTTCGTCTGTGTCTAGTCCTCTGCTTTTAGCCAAATTTTGAGTAGCTTTTTCTATTTCAGGTGAATTCGGCGTCAAACCAGATGGTGCATCAAGTAATTGTTGCGCCTCCATGCCTTTAGAGTGTGATTCAAAAGTTTTTACGTATTTCATATCTTTTTTTATTTTTTATAACATATATATTTTAGTTAAAAACTGATTTTTTTGTTTTATTAAAATAATTTAAAAAAATTTAAAATTTAATATATAATAAAAATCGATTTTACCTATGCAATTTGTCCCACAGTATGACGAATTTATGATTTATAAAACTCTAAGTGATATACATGGGTCTATAGACTCGTCTGAAAGTCTCAAAACTTTAGAAGTTGAAGACATTTATATGACTTGCGTAGAACAATTTGAAATAAAAGAATGTATTGATGGCAAAAATTGAGAAATTCTACGAATTCAATAAAGTTTCAGACACACTCCATGCATTTGACTTTGATGACACTTTATTTGAAACACCAAAGTGGGAAGATGTTGCAAAAAAATTTATATTTGAAAACAACGCCGTCAAGGATTTAGTAGATATTGCTCTTTCTGAAATTGGCAATAATAAATCAAAGTTAAAAACTCAAGATGGTCGGATATTTTTAGAAGACCCGTTAAATGTGTTCTCTGAAACAAAAAACTGGGTTAGAAAAGGCGCTAGATTATATTTAGTTCAACCCGATAAATTTACTTACTTAGATGAAAGTCTACCAACAGGACTTAAAAATATATCCAAAATTTATAAAGAAGTAGAAAATAAATGCATCATTACCGCTAGACCAGAAAGTATGAGAGATAAAATAGAAACGGTTTTAAAAAATTCTGGGTTAGAATATCCAAAATTTGGCCTTTGGATGTGTCCGGATGGAAGAGTTAGAGCCGGTGTGTGGAAAGGTGAAAAAATATGTGAGATTAGTAAAAAATTCAAATTCAATGAAGTAATTTTTTATGACGATAACTCAAAGTATCTAAGAGACTCAAAAAGAGTTGTTTCTGAAAAAATGCCACAGTTAATATTTAAAACCGTAAAGGTGTTTTAGAAAGGCAATCACTACACAATAGGGGTTTATCCGTTTTTTCATTCCATCTAAATTCCGATGAAGAGTTCATAATACACCTATTATTGCAATGTTCTAAGCCAAAACTGTGTAAGATTTCATGAACAGTTGTTTCACAAAGTTTCTCACTGTTATGTGCGTAAATTTGATTACCGTAGCATATTCCCCGAATGCCAACTCCGTTGTCCACCAACTCTGAGTTGGTAACATAAACTGTAATTGGCTCGTCACTGTCATAATAAAAGAATGTGTCATTTCCAAACTCCATTTGAGCTTCGGATGGTAAATAGAGAAAATTATTATAATCTGTAAACTTTGGACTATCTATTGTGCAGATAAATCCAAGTTTTTTCAGTTTTTTTTGAAGTGTATCAAGATGTGAACCACCGGTAGAATTTAGACTAACTAAAACAATATCAGGAATTAGTTTTTTTTCGATTTCATCTTTTATAAAAATGATATAAATAGAGAAAATGACCGCTAAAAGTATAAGTATTTTTTTCACTTAAAAGATTTTAACAAATATAATTAAAAAAAATAACTTATCAAAATATTTTATCTATTCTGGTATAAAAACTTCACCACCCAAGTCACCCCAAGCTAAACCACCATGTGGTCCAAGTTCTCCACTAAATACGTCACCAAGTGGAGCTGATTGGTCCATATTTTGAAGTTTCAACAGATTTGCAAGAACGGTTTCTTTTTCACCACCAGTTTTCAGACCAGCTACTAAATTTTGACAACCTTCTTCATAACTACCATTTCCCATTTTTTGAGCAACCACATCAGTGAAATCACTCAATTTAGAATCAGGTCCTAAATCTGACCCAAATTGTCTATTCAAAAATTGGGTCTCTCCTTCTCCTGGTTTAAATTCAACCCACCTGCCTTTTACATCTGGTTTCGGAACCGGAGGCTCGGTAGTAAAAGCTTTGTAAATTAAAGCCGCCCCGGCAACCGTTAGTGCCAATCCAATACCAAATTGGTTATTTTTTTCTCTAATAATTATACTTCTTAGATATTTTGCAGCTTCAGTAGGATCTTGAATATAAAGATTTCTCAATTTAGTCAAATCACTCTGAGGAAGTTTATCTAATTCATCACCAGCAGATTGACCAGTAACTGTTCTTCTCATCTTTGCTCCAAAAGAAGCCAATCCCTCAGTGGTAAATTCATCAAACTTGATTATTCTGTTCATATTATTTTGTAAATTTTTTAAATGAAAACATTTCACTCACCGAATCTTGACTTTTGTAATACTCCATTATTTTTTTAAGTGAGGTATTGAAGTCTTTCATATCGGCTCCAAATTCTCCAAGTGCTGAATACATGTTTTCACCTTCGAATTGTAGAGTTCTTTTTGCCAGTCGAGCCATTTTTTCAGCCACTACCTTTCTCTTATTTTTATCAGATATGATGTCAATACTTTCTTTATATAAAGGACCAAAATCAGGCAGTGTTTTAGAGTATTTACCATAAAGGTGTTCGTAGATATCATTATATAGTGATTTGATAACATCCTTAGAAGGACTATCTAATTTTTTCTGAAGTATATCATCTATAAACTGTTCTGTTACTCCAATTCCTTTATCTTTTTGGTCAACTATATTATTCATAGATTTTTGGATATTCTTGTAAGCTTGAACAAGATAGTCTTCAGCAGCAGTAATTGTTACCTTTCTTGGTTGTTTTGAAAATTCTTTTTCAAAAATTGCAAAACTTTTAATGGACTCCCCAACTACAGACATATTTTTTGCTGTAACTTTATTAGACTTTGATTTAATACCCTGTGATTTAGATAATTCGTCATTTTCTAATCCAACGCCACCAAAAGAAATAATCATACTTTTAAGAGATTGTAGATTTTTAATCATTTCTGGATAAATAGACTTCAATGATTGAGAATCAACTTTTGGTTTTTCGTCAATAACCTCTTCAAAATCATTAGAAATTTCTTCAATGTCATCAGATGATATGTATTCTTCTTTAGATTTATTGGAAAAATAGTTACCCAGATACGCCAGACAATCCTCAACCGTTGGATAAGGCTTACATATCCAAATAGCCAATATAATTAAGCCGGCCATAAGTAACATACCACCAATTGCTGCCATCAAAATTGGACTCATCCCGGCCAACACACCAGCTAATGAAATACCGGCTAATTTTAGGATGCCCATAATGATTAAACCAATGGTTCCTTTTTTTACAATCTGTGAAACCACTCCGTTAAATCTAGCATTTTTGATTCCTAATGCATAAGCCAGTTTTTCAAACATGCCATAATGGTGTATTTCATCATCACCTATGTCGTTAGCAGATTCTGAAATCCTAACATTATTCCCCACTTGTTGAAGTTTATCTTCACTAAATCCTTCTTTAGACCAATCCACTAAATTTTTTGCACTCCTACAAAGGTATGCCCAGATATTTTTGAAATTAGGTCGGTTATTTTCATCACAAAGTCCATTTCTTACAATAAAATCGCTAAATCCACTTAGGAGGTCTTTTACCTTTTGAAACATGCCAGATCCTATTTCTTTGATTTTTTGAGAAACGGCTGAAATTAACTTTTTAATTGAAAAGTTTTTGAAGAAATTAACAACTCCATTAAATACTCTTGAAATAACATCTCCGACACCCCTAATAACTGATTTTACAGCGGCTTTTCCTTTTTGGTATTTGTCCTTTAACCACTTACCAATAAGCTCTTCGGTAATTAATCCCTCGATAGGTTTGATTATATCTTCAACAGAAATATTTTCCTCAGATAAGAATCTACTTTCTATTAATTTAGACTCATATAATTTAGAGTAGTTGGAATAATTTTTAACTTTCATAAAATAAATTGTATTTTTATACAATCTATATATTAACTCCTAATTCTTTTTTTATTAAATTTCGGATTCTAATTTTTTTATCTGATCCTGAACTTCTTTCAACTCTTCTTTTTTTTGCATCATAATTTTTTTATTCTTTTTTCTATCAGCATAAACATCTTCAAGCATTCTTAGAGTTGGGGATTTTCTTTTTTCAAATACAACACCGTTCACACAAAGCACATGTTTTTCACTATCGATAGGTCTACCATTTGTGCATTTAGTTTTATCTTTTTCATCTTGGAGACCAACAAAAGTCTCAGGAGCAATAAAAAACTGTCTTTGCGTTGTAGGATAAAGTGATGCAAAGTCATAAGTAACAACCCACTGGTTCATACCAACAACAGGGTCTTTAACCCACCCACCGGCAATTGTTGATTCAGCATCACCCTTTTCATCACGGAAAAGAACAATATTATCCATTTTTCTAAACTTATTTCTTAAAACTCCTTCTGTGATGGCTAAAGAACCAAGTGCGTTGTTCATTTGAGAAACAACATCAACTATTCGAATTTTAGCCAGCGAAGAAATCGCATAGATTATGGAAATATAATTTCTAGACTCGTGGATTTTTTGAACCAACACCGAGTCAACTGCGTTATAATACATAAACGTCTCGAAATCATCTTCATATAGTTTTTGAAGCGAACCAGTATATTTAATTTTTTCAACTCCCACTAATTTATGTGACACGAAATCCAATGACGATGATTCTTTAACTTTAATTGATGTGTCGCAAATTTCATAAAGTTGCATGTAATCGAATATCATTCTATGCGCAGGAACCTCACATTCGTTACCCCACATTTTAGTAATTCTTTTAGTAAATGAAGAAACGGCCGGATTTATAGTATATTCTCTACCATTGACCCATTTAGATATTTTTCTGGCCCTATTAACAAGGTAGACCCAGTCATAATTTATAAAGTTCCAACCAGTTAGAAGCGGCATTTTTGGAACCATTTTGTAAAAAAAGGCATGCAACATCTCGAACTCATCTTCATATTTTACATACTTGAATTTATATTCTGTTCCAAACTTTTCAAAATATTTGTTAGTGTTGGTGATAATTCTATTTTGCATATCATCAGGCATATCTTTTAGACCAAGCAAAATAATTTTATCTTCATAAACTATGGATATTGACAATACTTGAGTAATAGCCCCCTCTTTAACCACATTTCCCGCTGCGTCTTTAACGTCAGCCGCTTCAGGAAATCCATCTATAATCTCAGTTTCAATATCAATAAAATAAATTTTTGGCAAGTTGAATTCAAAAATTTCAGATGTTTCTTCTTCTGGTAGCGAATCTAAAAATTCATAGACAGCATATCTATCAGGCTGTGAGACTTCTATCTGCTTTACCGATTTTCCATCCCAGGATCTAAATTGGGGGTGTTTTTGTGGATCAGTATCCTCGCATGAGACGTACTTCATAGGATTGTCCCAATTGAAATACTTTAACTTAATATCCCCGCTTTTGTCAACAAAACTGACTACTAACTTTTTACTATTTGGTAAATATTGCGTCTCAACTAGCACGTTTATTAATTTTTTATTTTTTATATAAATAAATTAGACGATTGTTATTGTTTTAATAAAAAAAATGATTATATTTGTGATATGAAATTTTTAGAAGTCCTCTTAAACAATTCACCAGAAGTGGTTGATATCAAAATCAACAATAAAATTAAAAATTTTGATAGATGGAAATTAGTATCTATTTCAAAAGTTGATTCTGTTGAATTTGTCTTCAACGAAAAACAGTCAATTATGATGATTGTAAGCGACTTAGAATACGAAATCTTTGAAAGCCTCGTCGACACTATTGGTTGTAAAATTTTAAAAGTGGTTGACCACTCACAGGATGTTCTTTTCGATAATGCTATTTGTTTGGATTTTTTTGACCAATCTGGTCAGTCAGTTAGTCAGAAAATTCAGGATTTAATGACTAATTTCAAATTACAAATGTGCAACTGTGATGTTATTTTAGATAAAATATTAGAGAAAGGAATGGATTCACTGACAGAGTTTGACAAGCAATTCTTAAAGTAAATCAAAAATCACAATCAAAATAATCTAAGACTTGCTGATTTTTTTTATTAACAAAAAGAAGTTCTGCCCTCTTAACCAACTGATAGTCGTAATGTCTTCCTGTTTTAAATAGAGTTCTTATAAAAGGAATGTCGTTAGAGAAATTAATCTCGTTTTCATCTACCATAAGGCAAAGAATTCTTCTATCATCATCAGGGTTATAATTAGTCACTTGACCCAAATGGTCTCTTTCTAAACCACTCTTTCCAAAACAAACAAATTTAGTGGTCAATGTCTCACCAGAAGGAGTCCATTTAATCTCAACATCGTCTCCAGGTAGGGTATTATTGTTTTCTTGATTGAGGTGTAACCGAATCCAAATATAGACCTTTTGTTCATCAACTACTTTGGATGTTGCAATAACTTCGACATCGTCTGAAATATCGTTTGTGTCAATTTTTCTGATAATATCTACCAGTTGTTGTCTGTAATCTGATTTTACTAAATTCATAATTTTATTTTTATTTTTAATTTGACAATTCAGCCTTTATCGAATCAGATGATTGATAATTGGAAATTTTAATGTCTTCGTAAGTTAACTCAAAAATTGATGCACCCCTTAACTCCAATTTTGGTAGTTGGAAAGTTTTCTGTTTCATCTGAGTCTTACACTGTTCAATGTGATTTAGGTAGATATGGCAATCTCCGCCATTAAAAATTAAATCCCCGGCAATCATATTAACCTCTTTTGCTAAAAGGTGTAAAAGTAAACCATATGAAGATATATTAAATGGTAGACCTAAAAATGTATCCACCGAACGCTGGAACCATTTTAAGTCCAGCTTTCTTTTTGGAACTCCCAGTTCATCCAATTTCTCCAAATTTAAATCATCTCCATATGATATATGTTTACCTAGTGAATCACACCACCATTTAATTCTTTGTTCTAGAGTTAGTTCAGATGTATAACATTGAAATCCAAAATGACACGGTGGAAGCAACATATCTGATAATTCACCCACGTTCCAAGCAGAAACCATCAGTCTTCTGGAATCCGGCGTGTTTTTTAATTGCCATATCAAATCAGAAATCTGATCGATATAAACCGGTTTTTCATCTTCATATCCCCACTTGTTATAAAAACTAGTAAATTTATCAGTTTTTACTTTTCTCCATTGCCTACCATAAACGGGCCCCAAGTCTCCCCACTGGTTTGAAAAATCATCGTCATTTTTAATCTTATCAGAAAACTCTTCTTTACTAAGAGAGACAGAATTTGCATCAAAAGAATTTTTATATCTTTTGTAGGCATCACCGGTCCAAATATTGACTCCGTTGTCAACTAAATATTTAATGTTGGTGTCTCCACGTAAAAACCAAATTAGTTCATGAATGATTCCTTTAATAAACATTTTTTTTGATGTTAAAAGCGGAAATCCATCAGACATATCAAATCTCATAGTCCAATCAAATACAGATAATGTTCCTGTTCCTGTTCTATCAGACTTTAACACCCCATTTTCAAGTATGTGTTTAATTAGTCTAAAATATTGACTATCGACATTATTTTTCATATTCCATTACTTTATTTTTAATGACATAAGGACAACTGTGCTGCCATTTTGGATTGAACCAGAAAGTCCTTCCGGATTTATCTTTACAGGAAATTCCCTTTTGATAATAAACCCATTTTTGAAACTCATGATAATCAGTGTCAAATGGATTAGTCCAATCAGATAACTGACCGCCATTTAAAGAATAGGCCTTCATTGGTATGTCTTTACACATATCTAATATTTTCGGAGTTGATTTTATAACAGTTCTTGCTTCTTCGAATGGGTTACAGTCTAAATAGTAGATTATGGTTGATCTTAGATAGTTGCCAATTCCGTTAAAGTATTGTTGATTTAGTAGCGCCTCACAAATCGGTAAATTAAAGAGGGTCTTATTTAGATTTTCTAAAATGTTATTTTTGAAATGTTCAAATTCTTTTGTTGGATCAGGTCCCCGCTTAACACCGGTAAATCCGCCAATTTTATATTTTGGACCCATGTACAAACCATATAAAAGAAGCGAATGCCCATCAGTAGTATCGAATCTTAATCTAGTAAACTTTCTTTCAGACCAATTTACAGTTGGTGTAAATAACCAATTCCCAGACATTCCCATAAAAACTGAAATTGATTGACTGCCTTCTTTGCCACATAACTTAATTTTTAGCTCTTTACCAAATGATTCGGCAATAATTGTAAATTCTGAAAATATCGTAAATTGTTCAGCATTATTTCCCCTTAAGACATGAAATGATTTATTAAAAGTTCTACCTATACAATTTTGATTAATATAGTCAGACATTATTTTTAATTCGGCAATTTCAGGCATTACGGATTTTATTAGGTTGGTTTAATTTTGTTTACAATGTTCAAAAAAATTACTTACTATTTGGAAATTTTTCTTTTTTTAGCTCCTCTAAAATTTCCAAAACCATCTCGACTTCTAAAACTAAGTCACTAAAATCTTTTTTATGAGCCTTTTCTCCCCAAAATTTCCAAAAAATAAAGTGACAGAATATAAAAAATGCATACATCGACGCCGAGTTGCATAAGATAAAGGGATAAGCTAAGAATATAGCCATAGTGAGTACCCACATAAAATAAGAGGAACAACAACGTAACATTATCTTGTGCTGTAATACATAATGATTGAATTTTTTCTGTGAGAAATTCTGTGTGGTTATGGTCTCTTCAGCTTTTAATTTATTATAGTCTAGCATACCCGTTATATAGAAAAAAGTAAAGTTTGTTGGGTTTATAAACTTATAAGAACCCAGCTATTAGATATATACTATATGCAAACAGATAAAACAAAAAAAAATCTTAAAATTCTGCAAACAGAAAAATCTTTGAAAAAAATCTGTAAAGAAAGGGGATGGAATATAGATAAGTTAACAACATCTCAAATCCTGTTTATTTACAGTTTACCAGAGTTTAATAATAATCGCCAGATCCAGCAACCTGGACTCTAACCACCGGTAGACTTTCCCAATCGATTTTGCAAACTACATCACAAAGTTGTTCTAAGTGTTTGATATCCTGTTTTTCTGAAACTGAATGCTCGTTGTAATATCCAACAGATATGTTTGTGCATTCCAAAATCAATTGTGTAAATTGTGCAGAGTCGGTATAAATTCCAGTTGGATCAGGTCTATAATTAAAATTATCATTTTTTTCATTTAACATCCGACTAAGCGCCGTTGCAAATTCAATTGAACAACAAGGACCATATATTTGCTCAGTGATGACAGAACTGGTTCCCCTTCTATCAAAAGAAACACATTTTGTGATTGTTTTTTTTGGATCAAATATTTCCCAATTTTCAGCCAACTTAGAAGACCCGATACAACCCCGTTCTTCACCAACAAAAAAGAAATAAAGACCAGAAACACCAGATTCAATCATATTTAGCAAAACCACCATGCCAGCTTTATCATCGGCTCCTAAGATAGAAGACCCATCAGTTTTAATAAAATTATCCACAAAAACATGGTTAACTGGTTGGTTAAATGCAGAGGCGGTATCTAAGTGACAAGTAAACATAGTGGTGGGGTTTTCACCTACTTTGATGTAAAAATTTCCAAATCCATCTCCTAAATAACCCTCTGGTAGATGACAAATAAGTTCACTCTCGGTTCCATGGGGATAGGTTTTGGTAGTCAATTGTAAAAATTTTTCTTTTATATTCATTTTCTGATTTTTATTTTGTAAAAAGGTGTTCGATTTTTTTATCTCTTATATAGGCCAATCTAAGTGAGTCGATAGTAGATTGTATGCCATTTATCTTATCATGTAACCAAATATCGCTTCTATTAAAGTCTTTATACTCTGTTCTGATTAGAAAATCATTAACGTCATCTCCAGTTTTGTAGTGGTATTCTTTGGCCACAATGATAAAATCGACATTTAACTTCTGTATTTCTGAAATATAAAGAAAAAGTTCAGTTCTATTAAGTGACCAAAAATCAAAAACTAGCAAATCAACTCTAAAAAGATTTGATTTCTCTGATATTTTTTCTCTGAAGTCATCAAAGTTATTAAATTCCAATTTATTACTTAGATAGTGATAGAGGCAAAGTTCCACAGTCTTATTCACTGTATCGACCCTAGGAGGAGTAAGCACCAAATAATTATGACCGGCTAATTCAAAGAAATTGACAATATCAGAAACACCACGAGCGACACAATTAATGTCTCCGGTAAAGTAATTATATTTCTTTAAGTTAATCATTTTATATAAGTGTTATATCTAGTTATATATAGTTTATGATATTATTAACAAATATAAAAAAAGATATTTTAAGCAATTATAGTGGAGAATTCTGGGATTGTTTAAGACATAACTCTCTAAATACAAATATCACAAAAATTATAGTTTTCTCAGATACCGAAATAAAAAACATCCATAATATTCAAAAGGTATCATTTATCACTAAATCTCAAATTTCTGACAGGGAGTTATATAATTTTTCAAATGCAAATTCAATAATTAAAAGTGACCCATTTGTTAAGTTTCATCATGATTTAAAAAAAATTTCAGACTTAGAATTAAAAAGTTTTATTTTAGTAGGTGATGGATTTGAGATATTTTCTAGATTTACAAAATCAGATTTGATTTCAAAAAATAGAGATAAGTCCAAACCGGCGAATATCTACACGGTTAGAAAAAAAATTGTGTCAAAAAAAATTAAGCCCCAAATAACTGAGCCAGAAAAAACCACCTCTCAATTTGGAACAGCAACTATTTCAGACAACAAATTAGACGTGGTTATTCTTTCTGTTGACTACAATGACTTTCTTATACTAACTCTTGCTAAAAACATACAATTTTTTGAAAACATCACGGTCATAACAACAAAAGAGGATTTAGTTTGTCAACAAATTTGTAACAAACTTGGAGTCAAATTTTTAACAACAGACGCCATGTATCGCGGAGGTTCAAAATTTAATAAGGGTGCTGCAATGGAATTTGCAATAAAATCTCTTGATAATCCTGAATTTATCTTACTTTTAGACTGTGACATTATAATAAAAAATCCGATAGATGTCTCAAAATTAGAATGTGATGTACTCTATACAAAAGATAGAGTGATATTAGAAGATTATCAGACGTGGCTTAGTTATCAGAAAAACGGAGTGGAATTTGAAAACAGTCAGATAAACCCAGATGAAAGAGGCCTTGGGTTTTTTCAGTTATTTCATATTGATTCAAAATGCATAGATAGAAATTCTCCTTATCCAACAGATTCAGGGGATGCCTCTTGGACCGACCTAAAGTTTAGAGATAAATTTCAGAAAAGAGTCAACTTAGGCCGGTGTGTTCACTTAGGAAGCCCTTACAAAAACTGGAGTGGAAGATTGACATCCGAGTTTATTGAAGTAGAGGAATTTAGTAAATTATTTCAAAAAATTTCTATGTCAGGCATAAATTCTTACTTTGATAACATATACTGTCTTAACTTGGACAGAAGAACAGATAGATGGATTGAAATGTCTAAAAAATTTCAAAGTTGGAATATGTCGGTAGAGAGGTTTTCGGCCATAGACGGAGAAAACCTACCAGACGAAGAAATTTACATTCCCACTGAAATAGAAAATAAATACTCTCTATGTTGTCTTAGAAGTCATAGAAATATAATATTAGATGCTAAAGATAAAAATTATGATAAAATTTTAATATTTGAAGATGATGTAATTTTTGATAAAGATTTTGAAAAAAAATTAAAACAAATAAAAAAAATTTTTTGGAAATTACTTTATTTAGGCGCATCTCAATTTGATTGGAAAGGTATAAAAATTAAAGATGGATTTTATAACTGCAAAAAGACTTTAGGAACCTTTGCCTATGCAATTGACAGAAGCATGTATGACATAATTTTAGAAGCAACTAAGTTAGAAGAAAAACCAATAGACCATTATTTATCGAATTTACAAGAAAACAATAATCAATATTGCTTTAGTTTTTTCCCACACATAGTAATATCAAATGTCACAAATTCAGAAATCAGAGATCCCAAAAAATTTGATGATTATGCTAGAATTTGCAAATGGAATTTAGAAAACTTCAATTTAGAAGAAAATGGTAATAATCCTAAAAAGTCAATTTCAATAATAGTTCCATGTTATAATCAATCTAAATTTCTAATCGAATGTGTAGATTCCTGTTTGAACCAAACAATTGTTCCAAGTGAGATAGTAGTATTACTAATGGATGAAAAGTCGATTGATTTATCAAACATCTTACAAAAAAAGTCAACTATCATAAAGTGTATAGAATCTGAAAAGATGTTTCTATCAGAAGCAAGAAATAAATTAGTAAGTTTAGTGACTTCTGATTATTTTATACCACTTGATGCTGATGATACTTTACCAGAAAACTTTTTAGAAGAAGTATCAAAAATAAATGCTGATGTTGTATATGTTGGTTCAAAATATTTTGGTTCAAAAAACGGAACTTGGCCTGATCCGATAAACGAAGAAATAGATTGGACAAAGCTAACAACTTTTAGAAGAAATTCATTAGTATGCACAGCTCTTATAAAAAGGCAGTCATTTATTGAATCTGGTCTGTACAATGAAAAACTTTGGGCATTTGAAGACATGGCTCTTTGGATTAAAATGTTTGAAAAAAAATTTGACTTTAAAAAATGTTTTAACACGCATTTAAATTACAGAAAGCACGAAACTCAGAGTTCACTTCTTGTTCGAGCAACGTCAAGCGAAGAAAACAAAAAAGAACTTAAAGACATAATTATGACCGATGTCTTTTATAAAAGGACTCCTAAAATTATACACTATGTTTGGATAGGAGATAAGAAATTTTCATCAGAAATTCTTAATAATTGGAAAAAATACTTACCAGAAAGTGAATGGACCTATATGTTTTGGAACGAAGAGAATTTTGATATGTCTTCTTCAAAATTTTTACAAAAATCATATCAATTAAAAAAGTATGGTATATGCGTCGATTATATAAGAGCTAAAGTTTTATATGAATGGGGAGGTGTTTGGTTAGACACAGATTGTGTTATTAACGATGATATATCACCATTTCTTCAATATGACTTTTTTTCAAGTTGGGAAAATGAAAATTTCATAAATATTGGATTAATAGGGTGTAGCCCAAGACTTGAACAAATTAAAAATATACTAAACTTCTATACTGATATAGATCCAAAATATGAAGTATTAAATGACCACTTTTCTTTTGTCAAAGAAATAGGAACCGGTCCAATAATATTGACAAATGAGATTTTAAAAACATCAAATATAAGAAATGGTGGATTTACAAAAGAATTTACAATCGATGATAAAAAGTTCTTGATTGAGACTCCGGATGTATTTGTCATAGATGACAGGTCGAGTGGTAGAATCAATTACGCCGTTCATCTTTTTGAAGGTTCTTGGACAGAAAAGAAAGAAAAATGGTCAGATGTTGTAAAACTTTCTTATGACCAATGGAAATCTAAAAATAATATCTAGTGGTATGTCGAAAAAAAGAGTTATTATTTTAGGAAAAGGTCGAAGTGGAACTACTTTGATGCAGAGGATTTTACACTGCGCAATAGACGATGGTTTTTTTTGTGGAGAAAATGGTGGTTTTTGGTTCTTCATGTACTATGCAATGTATGGCACAGGGAGTGACTTACCAGGGTTTGTGAGAACCGAATTGTCTAAAGAAGGCGAGTATACAAAAGAAGATAATTATAAACCGTGTTGGTGGAATTTTTATAACAAAGAAAAACTTCTACAAGATTACAGAAATTTATTTGATAACATGTACTTGTCACACAAAAGTAGGGTTTTTGGATTTAAAGAAATTCGATTTCCATCTGATTACACCAGTTTACAAAATTATATAAACTTCCTCAAAGAATTATTCCCGGATATTTTTTTTATTTTCACCGTCAGAGATATCGAAACTCTATCAAAGTCGGGTTGGTGGCCAGAATCAATATCACAAGATGCCAATGTCAGATTGGATATCATAAAATCTCAAGAAAATTTGACTGAAATATCAAAGAATAACTCAAATTGTTTGCTATTTAGATATGAAAACTACTCTAGTATTGAAGAGATTGAAAAAGTTTTTCATTTTCTAGGAGAATACATAAATCATGAGAAAATAAAGATGGTTTTATCAAATAGGTATAATAACTAAAACAAAATTATAGTCACTACCTATAATAATAAAAAAAATTCTATGTCAAGTCCCTATTCATTTACTTACATCATAGGTTATCGCCATCAACCCGATAGACTACAAAATCTAAGGAGAGTTCTTGATTGGATTAATGGTTTTCAAAATGTTGATATTATCGTTGTTGAACAGGATAAACATTCTAAAATTTCACACTTAAATCTAAAATGTAGGCATCTATTTCTTAGAACAAATCAACCGTATAATAAATCTTGGTCATTTAACTATGCTACTAAAATGGCAAAATCTAATATTGTGGTTTTTGCAGACTCTGACTTAATAATGAATCCACAAGAATTTATTGAAAGTCTAAAAATGTTAGAACAATATGAAATGGTAAATCCATATAAGTCGGTAATTGACCTACAACCCGACGAATCATCTCTACCATTAGAAAACTTATTTGCTATTACTCGACCAGGCCGAGGAGAAACTGACCATCAAAAAGTTCCAATTTGTGGAGGTATCTGTATTTTTAGAAAAGAAGCCATTAACAAAATTGGTGGTTGGAATGAAAGGTTTGTAGGATGGGGCGCAGAAGATGATTTTGTTTCGATTAAAGTAGAACATTTTCTAAAATGGAAACAACAAGATTTTAGGTGTTTTCACCTGCATCACAACAGACCGGCTCCTAATATGCAGGATTATCAAAAAAATCTTACACTACACAATACTTATAAGAATATGAGTAAAGAAGAAATGAGAAAAATCTTATATCAAGATGTTCCAAAAAATGGTATGAAAAATAAATATGATGTTTTCTAGATTTTGGGATTGGATTAGGACATCTTTTACTAAAACTTCATCTTCTAAAAAGAGGTCTTTGACTGACGAAGAGTTTATTGAATTTAAGTCTAAAAGACAAAAAAAATTAGACTCTATATTGGACAAAATATCAAAAAACGGAATTGATTCCCTTTCAAATAGTGAAAAGAACTTTTTAGATAATTTTCAAAGATGATTAATTTTTTGAGGCAACTCTAAGTTTATCATACTTACTTAAAAGCGACCACATATCAGACCATTCTTGTTTTGGATTTTTTACCACTTTCTGATTCCATCGATTGTTGTTAAAATACTCCACTATCATTCCTGTTTTTAACTCATCCACACTTTTTGGACTCCAATACCTCCTTTTTTCAACAAACGAAAAGCTAAGTCCATTAACTAAATAAGACATATTATCATCATCTGTGTTATACATAGTCTGAGACATAGGTCTTTCTTGACCATCTCTAAATATCTTCATAACTTCGGTGTGTGCAAAGTATTTAATAAATCCAGAGTCTTGATTAAAGATATCAAGTAGAAAAATAATTTCGTTTCTTAACTGGTCATTGTCGAAATTTCCCCAAGCAATCACAGAATCTTCATAGTTTCCTCTATAGTACCCCTTAATTGGAGTGACCTGAAATTCTTTAGTATAAAGAACGGAAATTAAATCATCTATTTTTTTAGAAGACAATAATATAAAAGATAAGTCTGGGTTGTTTAAATCAATCACTCAGTATATATTAAAATATACCAGTTAAATTAGGTGAAACTCCCTATTAATTTCTGCATCAAAAATTTGTTTTACTTCGTTATGCCACTTTTTTTGATATATGATGCTATCGTGAATGGTGATTAATTTTATATCTGGATAAATTAAGTTAATTTTTTTAATGATGTTATTAAAGATTAGATTAGATTCGGCTTTCTGTAAATCATGTGCTAAGACCTTATAACCACCGCATTCTTTTTTATAAAATTTAATGAATTTATGTATTGTTGGAAAAATTTGACTAAAGCTAATATCAGCTTTTGAATTGTGTCGATTAAGTCCAAAAAGTACTTTATAAGTCATTTGCTTTACTAATTTTCGATTTTTCTCTTCTAATATTTTTCCCCAATATTCATAGAAATTTCCAGATAAGGTTAGATTTTTAAAGAAATTAACTTCTTCTTTATCAACCCACAGGAGGTCGTGTTGATGGATTAATTTCCAAAGAAAAAGTGGTTGGCTATTTTTTATATCAATTTCCCCGGTTGATTCGCCGTCGATTTCTAAACAATTTTTTCTAATAAAAGATTTTAATATGGTAAAGTTGGTATGTAATCGACCATAATTATCAAAATGATAGAATAAATGCTTAGAATTTATTGACTCAATAGAATAAATATTTCTATTATAATTATCACGGTCTTCGTTTTTAAGTAGGTCTAAATAAAAAACGCTTCTCTCGACATCAATAGTCACAGAAAAAAGGTCAGAAATTAATTTTTGCCTAACTTGGACATCGATAGAGGATTTTACATCATCAGTTGGATCTGTGGTATCAAAGATTCTTCTTTTAAATTTCTTTAATAAGAATTTATCAGAATTATTGAATCTTTTGATTTGCCCCTTAAATACCAGAGGATTTAGACCATATATCCGTGATGAAACCCCGGCTTTATAGTTTTTTTTAAGAATGATGATTTGATTTTCAATAAGCCAATCAATGTAAAGTTTATATTGATAACCGTATTTTTCTTTTAACACCTGTGCATTGATAACAAATTTATTTTCTTGCTTAAAATAATATTTCAACATAAGAGTGTGTACCAGGTCTATTAGATAACTAGACTTTATTTTAGAATCTCGAAATTGAATAATTTTTTTTTTAGAGATTTCGAATAAACAATGTGGTAAAAATTGTAGTAGGGTCTTTTTATTTTTAAGGTTATCGATAAGATTTGTTTTGTGGTAAGATAAATCCATCAGCATAGGATTTATATCTTGTTTTTTAGCCTAAGTTTTTATTTTTTACCACCTGTAGATAGTTTACTCTTTTTAGACTTAACACCCTTTTTGTCTGATTCAGGAGTTTTTTCAAATTCACTATAAACATCTGGATAAACTTGATCAGTTGAATCTACATCATATTTTATATCAAAGAAGTCGCTAAAATCTAAAAGTCCAACTTTTCCAAGTTCGATTTCTTGAACTCTTTGTAAATATTTATCTATATAAGACCTGATTTGGTCTACAAATTTATTGAATAAGATAACTGTGTTGTCTGAAAAAATTCCGATTGGTTTTTTTCTTTTTTTACTAAAGCTTCCAAGAATCACTTTGAATATGTATTCAAATTTATCAGAGTATGACAGGTATTCAATTGTAAGTTTATTTTTTATTAATTGTGTGTTTATTTTAAATTTATCTTTATCGAAAAACTTAGGAACCACAAAATCAAAATTTTCAATATCATCTTTAACTTGATTAATGTAGAGATTAAACAACTTTGACATCAAAAAAATATACATCTCTTCAAAATTTTCACCTTTGATTTTGATATCTTCTAAATTAATAGACTGGCAAAAATTAAGAAAATTTACCAATATTAGTGTATAGATTTCAACAAATTCTGTTGAGTTTGAATCATCGGCTCTTCTATAAAGTGGATTTAATAGTTCAAAAGAGATATCTTTAGTCTTACTTTTAATTATTAATTTTTGTAAATTATTTTGAAATTCGTTTTCCATTAAAAAGGAATTTTGAATACTTGGGTTTAGAATCTTGTAAAAGAAGAAAGAGAATGACTTCTCTCCAAAAACAAATTCTAAATCATGTTCTGATGTATTTAAGAAATAAAGTATTGCCTCTTTCATAGTTTCGGTTAATCTACCTTGATAGATAACAGGAATTGAATCAACTTGGAAAAGTCTAGCATACTCACCGATTTCATCGATTTGAAAACCATATTTACCCTGTTTATAAATAGAAGTAAGTACAAGTCCATTTTGGGGAACTCTACTATACTGGATGTTAGCCGGTTGCTCATCAGGGAAATATTCAAAGCAAAACCACCACTTTCTATTAAGCAAACTTTTAACTCTCTGTTCTAAACTATTTAGATAATCAAAAACAGGATTATAATAATTCTGCATTGCCAAGTCGACAAGATTGATTTTCTCACCATTGACTGATTTTGTTCTGATTTGAAAATTATGACCATCCCAGTTAACCCAGATTTTTGAACCCTGTATATCTTCAATTATAATTAGTTCATCGTTTAGGATGTCATTAATTATATTATCGTCTTCGACGGAATTTAAGGTTAATAATCTACTCATAATTGATTTCTGTTTTTATCAATCGTATATATAAAAAACTACTTTTCTTTTAAAAAATTTAACATTATTGAGATATCTTCTGACTCCTCGCCACTTAAATCGGCCCGACTACCACCGGCTTTAAGATATTCTGTAAGTATGCTGTTATAATCATCTCCAAAAAAGAGGTCACTTGTTAAATCATTCTTTGAATCAGGATTTTGAAAATTATGCACCTGTTTAAGCCCAGTGTGTGATTTATTAATTGTATTTGGACTAACCGTATCACCATAAGCCGGTCCGAAATAACTACCTTGAGCCTTTTGAGGAATCTCCGTTCCTGATATCTCATTAATAAATTGAGTATATTTTTTAATTTTCATCTACTTCTATTTTTTCAAAATATTCATCATGTTCTTCAAGTGAATACTGATTTTTTTGCAGATTATATATTAAATTATATAAAAATTTATCCTCTAGCGGATGGACAACTCCACCGGTCATAATAACTAAAACTGATTCGGTTCCGTAGTCAACCTCTAAATTTACGATTCTAAGTCCAAACTTACCATCTCTATCGTGTAAATTACAAATAATAACAATTTTCGATTCGATAAGTTCGTTTATTTTTTGACTCACCGAGCACTTCGAAAGTAGCATAAAATCTTTGTTATGAACAGGAAAAGGTGTGATGACTCGACTAACAGCAACTGTCTCTGAGCTCAATTTTTCGATTGGTTTTTGAGTCTCACTAGTATCTAAATCAGGTAGAAGATACTTCCTGAAGATTTTTCTAATTTTCATAATTAAATCTTCTTTTATTGTATATATTAATCAGAGATATTGTGGTTTTTATATATACTTTGAAAATTTCTGTTTTTTATGGATAAACAATTATTAAAAGCATTAGACAATATCGGAGTAGGTCTGGAGGCACTTGTAGAGGCACTACAAAAAAGTGGCGAAGCAAAATCTAATGTTGGAGAAGCAGTTCAATCAGGTGATTTTGGCAAATCACTGGAACAAATTTCGGTTGAAATCCAATCAATTAAGACTGATACTCAAGAAATCCTAAAAAACCAAAAAACGCTAATTGCCTTAGCAAAGAAAAAAGAGACAGAAAAAAAGACCGGAGACCCTAAAGACCCAATGACCGATGCAGGTGATCCAAAAAAAACAGGGGCTCTAAAAAAGGGACTGGCTACTATTCTATTAATTGCTGTGGCGGTATTAGCCATAGGAATGGCCTTTAAATTAGTTGGCAAAGTTAATATTATGTCAGTTATCGCATTAGGAATAGGTATCGTATTGGTGGCCTTTGCTTTTGAGAGGGTTGCAAAAATAAAAGGCGCATCTGGTGGCCCACTAACGATAAAAGAGGCTCTTACGACTTCTCTTATCATGGTCACAATGTCACTAGCAACGATGATCTCATCAAAATTATTGTCAAAAATAACACCAATTTCCATTAAACAAGCCCTGACAGCCGCCGTAATAGCTTTACTATTTGTTTTAGTAGCACCAGCAATTGGTAAACTGATATCATCTCTAATGACGTCACAGGAGGTTGGATTCGAGGGCATTACGATAAAAACTCAAAAATTAGATATGACCGCCTTTATGGGTGCCTTAGTTATGGTTCCGCTGTTGATGATTACCAGTTCAATAGGTATTATGATATCTTCAAAAATTTTATCACTAGTAGTGCCTCTTAAAATAACTCAACTAATTACAATAACCCTTATAGCCGTGATGTTTGCTGTTGTCGCAAAAGGCATCGCTGGTCTTATTACCGCATTTACCACCACAACTGAGGCATCAGGGAGTGGATTTGGATTTAAAACTCAGAGCATTGGTATTGGAAAAGTTGCAGCCATGGCTCTAATATTACCAATTATAATGGTTGCCATATCTGCAGGAATTGCGTTATCCTCAAAAGTGCTACAAATGATACAACCAATTGGCTTCAGACAAGCAGTGACCGCGATATTGATTGCCGGTATGTTTGCTGTTGTATCAATGGGTATAGGTAAGCTGATAAACTCATTAGGTCCGTTTGCTCTTGTGGCTATATTAGCACTGCCATTTGCTATGGTAGCAATTGCACTTGGTATCGCAATGGCTGCTAAAATTTTCGCCGTTTTCAAGTCATCATTTGATAAACTAAGTTGGGCAACTATGTTCAAAATTTTATTACTCGGAGTAGCAATTGGAGCAATAACCTTTGTGATGTCATACGCGATAAAGAATCTGAAAAATCTTGATCTTAAAACAGTGATTCTACTACCGCTTTTATTGACGTTAATATCACTTGCCGTTGCTGCTTCTGCTTATATCTTTGGCCAAGACAAAGTGATCCTCAGTTTAGGAAAAATAACTTTTATGACAATTGTAAAAATTGCACTCGTAGGTATTGCTATTGGTATCATCACAATCGTAGCTGCTTTTGCTCTTAAAATATTGGGTGATATAAGTTTTAAGAAAGTAATCTTACTACCAATTCTTTTCACTTTAATATCACTGGCAGTTGCGGTATCTAGTTGGATTTTTGCAAAATTTTCCAAATCATTTGACAAATTAACCTTTTCAACAATATTTAGAATAATTTTCTTTGGAATCGCAATTGCCATAGTTGCTATTGCTATGGCAATTGCTGTAAAAATCATAAATATTCTAATCAACCCATTAGATGCTCTCAAAGGAGGCTTAGTGATTGTGATTTTAGCCGGTGTAATAGCACTTACTTCACTTATTCTAAACATAGGCAAATACAATAAATATCCCTCGGTAAAATGGGGTCTTGGCGTAGCATTAGCACTTACAGCATTCGGAGTAGGTGCTTTGGCATTAGGTTCAGCCGTATTTGGCCCACAGGCTTTAGTTTTCTTAGCCGGTCTTGCAGCAATTATGTTGGTAGCAGTTGCAATTGTTGGCGCTGACGCCATTTTATCTGCCGGAAAATACAACAAATATCCAAGTATTGGTTGGTCCGCATCCGTAGCACTAACTTTAGGTGCCTTTACGGCAGGTATTATTGTGCTAGGTCTAAACGTTCTTAATCCTTTCTTTTATGCTGGCTTCCCGCTTCTTAAAAAAGTAGCAAATAGTATAGTCGATGTGTCAAATATCCTATCAAAGGGCAAATATAATGCGAACTTTGGTCAATGGGCCGCAGGAGTTGTCTTACTCTACGCAACTTTTACTCCAATCATACTAATTTTAGGTGCTGTGGCAATCGCCGGTAAAATCTCTGGCTTCTTTGGTGGACCAGATCCTTTTAAAGAAGGTCAAAAAATGTTGGTATCGGTGGCTAACTCTATTATAGCTGTTGATAAAATATTAGCAAAAGGAACATATAAAGGCGGTCCTTCGAAAAAATGGGCCGAGGGTGTATCTTTAGCCATAGGTGCCTTTGGTCCAGTTTACGCTATGTTAGTGAAAGCAGCCGTCTTCAAAGCTTTTGGTGCTAGCGGAGTATCTCCAAAAGATTTTGTAAAAGCCATCAAGATTACTTCACAAGGTATAGTAGCAGCGGCTGCGTTTTTTGCTAAAAATAAAGCAGTTTTTAAAGACGGTCCCCCTAAAAAATGGGCAGAAGGTGTTGGATTAGCGATTGGAGCATTTGCTCCAGTATTTAAAACACTAAGTGAAGGGGGTGGGTGGTTTTCGTCAGGGAAAGACGCCGTTGAAGACATGATTTGGGGTATCTTAGCTGTAACTAGGGCAATTGTAGGATCAGGTAGTATACTTTCTAATAGCAAAATTCAGTTCACCAATTATCCATCCAAAAAGTGGGGAACAGGAATAAAACAAGCAATAGAGTCTTTTGTTGGTATCTTTGAGATGTTAGACAAAAAAGGTCTATCAACGGATTATTTTGCTTATTTGTCTAAAGGTGTAGCATCTGCTGCAGTATCGATGGCCGTGGTAGCTAATGCATTTTATAAAAACAGGAAGTCATTTGGATTCACTATTTCTCTAAACTGGATAAAAGGAGTTAAGATTAACATACTCGAGTTTGCAAAACTTGCTCTTCAATTAGATAAAATGCTTGTGTCTGAAAAGACTGTTACCACAGAGGCCAGTGTGGGTTTTGGTCTAGCAAAAGTTAGTTTAAGTAAAACAGTTAAAGTAAGAAAAGACCTTAGCTTACCAAAGGACATAGCGATTCAAATGGCAAATGTGGCTCAAATTCTATGGCACAATAAAAAATTCTTTTCGTATAGTCTGCCTTCAAATTGGATAAAAGGAGTTAAGATTAACATACTCGAGTTTGCAAAACTTGCTCTTCAATTAGATAAAATGCTTGTGTCTGAAAAGACTGTTACCACAGAGGCCAGTGTGGGTTTTGGTCTAGCAAAAGTTAGTTTAAGTAAAACAGTTAAAGTAAGAAAAGACCTTAGCTTACCAAAGGACATAGCGATTCAAATGGCAAATGTGGCTCAAATTCTATGGCACAATAAAAAATTCTTTTCGTATAGTCTGCCTTCAGAATGGGTAACAAATTTGTCCAAAAATTTACTGAGATATTTTTTCTTACAAAAACAACTAGAGTCATTATCAGGTGAAAGCAAATTAAAATCTGCTCTAATGATTGGTCTTACCGCAGTGAATCCATTACTGGGTCTTGGATTTGCCGGAGCGTCCGCTTTAATGGAATCTCGTTCGGATGATACTGTGGCCAAAGCGGCTAAAAAATTAGTTAAAGTTGCTTGGATAATGTATTCAGGTAGAAAGGCATTTGACATGAAGATAGATCCAAACTTCATGGCAAAAGTAGGGAAGAACTTGATAGACTTTGCATATGTGGTGAAAAAGATTGCAGAAATTGAGAGAAGTAACTCTGGGGGAAATTTCCTTAGAGACTTGACAGGAAATGACCCAATATCCTCTTATTCGAAAAAAATGATAAAGTTAGCTAAGGGTTATGACGCAATGGCCAATGCTCTACTCAAACTGGGTAGGGCTATAAAGATACTTAAACTTAAAGACCTCAAGGAACTCGCAAAAATCACATCAGAGGTTTCATCAGGCACTTACAACCCAGAAAGGAGGATTTCTCCTGTTGTAACCAAAGACCTCTTTTCAGCTAAAAAGGTCAAAGTTGAGTCTAATTCAGGTGCAAGAAATTATAATCCTAAGTTTGAAGAACTTATCAAAGAAATTAAAACAGCTGTATCGGTTCTAAAGTCAATAAAAGGAGATTCATCAAGTATAAATAAATATTTATCAGACGCTGATAGTGAACCAAGTAAACCAGTAGTCGTTGGTCAGGATCCCCCTAAAAAAACACCACCAGCAGCGCCGGCTTCGCTTTTCGATTTTTTTCATCTATAAAGTTTCTATGGCCTGCATTTTTTTTATTTAAATAGCGGTTTATTTTTTTTGATGAATGTAAATTAACAAATAAAGGTAGATGTTCATAGGTGGGTAAACAAAATTTAAAAAAAATATATAAAACCTAATATGTTAAAAAAGTTGAGAACCTTCTTTTACTGGCGAAAAATAATTAATAACAATAAAACGATTATTCAAAATAGGTTTAACTTAAGAAAAGATTATGCCTGTAGACTCTATACGGTAATAAATGTTCCAGAGGAATTAGTTGGTGATTCATACAGTTTGAGAAAAAGTGATGTAGATATTATTACAAAAAATTATGTCGAAACCTATACAAAAGATGTAAGTAAGTGGCTAAATGAAAATGGCCTTACAGAACTTTATAAGGTATATGAAATAAGAAAAGTGGAAAAATATTCTTGGCTTATAGTAATAGGTTTTTCTCAGTTTGAAACTAATAAATTCTACAATAGATTATACTATGTATTTATACCATTAGTAGTAATATTATCTTTAGCACTATTACTAATTTAATAATCTAAACTTTTTTACTCTTTTAACTTATAAATAATAAAAAAAAATAAATGGACAGATTTTACGATTTATCACAAGATACTATTGATTCTTTTTTCTCAGTATTCAATAAAAAATCTTTCCCTGTTTCAATTAAAATTGAATTTATCGGGGACACAAAACAAAAAAACTTAGTCAAGATTTCTAAAATAGCAGATGACTATGCCTTTATCTTACAAAAAGAACTAAAAGTATCAATCAACGAAGATCTACTAAATCATTACGATGATGAGTCTATTACTATCCTTTTTGAACAGGAGATTGACAAAATTAATATGAATATTGAATCAGGAAAAATTAAATTAGTAAAAACCGATTTGAATACTTTTTCATCACTTGTAAATAAGTGGGGAGTTGAAAAAGTAGCCAGAGCAAACAAAGTAGAAGAACTTTATAACCAACAAAAACAAGATAGCAGAGATGAAGAATTTATCATTTAACAACTTAGGAGAGAATTATTTAAGGGCGCTGACAAAAAAGTATGAGGCTCAAATGGAAGAAGCGATGGCTAATCTGGCTTTATATTTTTCCAACACTAATCTAGCTTCAATAGGCGAGCATTCCGACTTATTGGAAGAACACGACAAATGGCTTGAGGTTTATGCAGCCGCCAAAGATAAATTAGAATGTCTTTTAGAACTATATCCTAAAAAGACTGACCAAATTAACGGATAAAAAAATAAATAAAAAAATGGGTAAAAAATTAGAAACAGCAGTAGTAAAACCAGAAACTACAATAACTAGAGCTGAAACCGAGATGCAACTAATTGCAACAGAACAAGAAAATAAACTAGACTCAATTATTCAGGAAATTAAAGACTATATGTCTAATAACTCCGGAAAAGGTAAAACAAATAGCGAAAAAGATGAGATGTATTTATCAGCTCAAAAAATTTGGAAATCTTTTATCGACACACTTGAGTCAGTCAGATATAATTTCTTTTTAGATAAAGAACAAGCTAAGTATCTACAAGACCTAATCCAAAATAAACTAGAATATGATGTCAATTCAGTATTTTTTGCAATCGAAATTAAATCACTGATTGATTCTATTAGAAACTCTAAAACGGATATTTCTTCTTTTCCGATGTCAGCAACAGATGTAACTTATATCTATCATCTAATATCACAACATAAAGTTAAGGGATTGGGCAAAGATTCCATAAACTTTTCTCAAATTTTACTTATGATTGGAAGTGTTAGTAAAATTTTTAACTATTACGACACAACTGGTAAAAACTTAGCAACAGATATACAAGATTGGGTTTTGACTTTTGATGATAGCGTTAATTTTGACAACTCTATCAAAGCACAAGTAGTAGAACCACAGGGATAATAATATCTAAATATCTTTTACTAAACCCCAAAAAGCAAGGATAATAACTTTTGATGACTTAAAAGTAGCGGGTATTTTCTATCAAATTCTGTTTTTTTTTATTAAACAACTGGTGTTATCGGAACAAAGGGACCAACGTTGTCTATCAGTCTATAAGGCTCAACTAAGTCTTTAAGTCCTCTAATGAAATAGTTTTTCTTATCTCTCCAGATAGCCCCTCTACCGCTATGTGATACGACCTCAATAGTCAGATAAGGATCAAGATTTGAGTCGATTGAAAAATTGAAAGGTTGAAGCATATTACCTAACCTTTGTTCTTCTATATACTGAACTGGCTCGTAGTTTATTTGTTTCCACTCTGTTATCTTTAGCCAATTGTTGGGATCGGATGCCGGGGTCGCTGACTGTGTCGAACCAAGTCCACTTGAAACATAATAATCCTGTTGATATTTTACAACCGTGGCCGGTTGATAACTTACCCCAGATTTCCATAAAAGAGCGCTTTCATATTTTCTTGGGTTATTGATTCTATTATTATCTTTCTGTGATTCGTATATCTTATCATAATAAAATACTTTATCACCAGTTTGATAGGTAACATAAGGCGCCCATTCTTTATAGACTTTATAAGTTCGAATTTTGATATCAAAAATATCAGGGTGTGTTAATCTATCGACAAAGTCGTTATTTGGAAGAGCTTTTTTTATCAATTCACCAGCAATATCTCTAATATTATTTGGATTGACGTTTGAGCCAGTGCCGGCAATTATTGAATAAAAATCTAATACACAATTGTAAACAGTAGATCCAGAATTTACCGGTTGTAGATAAAGCTCGTTTAATTTGAAAGTTATCGGAGTCATTTGCTCTCTAATACTAAAGATTTGACAATCATAAACCTCGTGGCTAATTTGATTATCACCAGAGGTCCAAGAGTCTCCAGTAATATCAGTTATGTTATGAGTTAGTGGTATTATGTTTCTTTTTAACCAATATTTTAGACCTTGTAGTTTAATGATGATTTCATCTAAGTCATAATTTAAAATGTAATTACCTTCTTTGTCTGTAATTTTATACGTAAGATTAAAGTTATTAGTTCCTTTATACTTTTCACTTGGTAACATCTTTTCAATAAAGTCTCTTCTTTCCCAACCTTTTACGGTATTGTCGAAAATATCAGGAATTTCAACTTTGAAAAGTTTCCCAAAGTTTGGATCAGTGCTATCATTATATTTATAATACTCGTTTAATTGTAGGTCATTATATCCAAAGTAATTGATAGCATTTATTATCGATTTATAAGCTCCGACATAAGGAAAAATATCATTTTTAACCATCAACATTTCTTTTCTTTTTTTGTTCAAAAAAGTCCAGTCAATGCCTCCTTCATTTATATCATAATCTTTGAATATAAAAACATGATTAGGATCAATTAGTTTACCAACATTATTAAGTTCTATCTTAAATCTCTCATCTTCTTCTTCAGATTGACCATAAGTAATAAACCTACCTATTTCTCTATCAACAACTTGTATCCTGAGCCTTAAATAAGTGGTAGAACCATATTTTGGAAAATTAATCAACTTGGTCGATTCTGGATAAAAATAGTCAAAAGATTGGTCTAAAAAATCAACAATCAGCACTTTTGTAAAAACATTTTTAATTACTACAATTGTTCCGTTATTTTCAGAGGTATATTGACCTCTCACATTTGTTGTATCGTTGATATAGATAACAATTCTCTGGCCAATTTTCAATCCGCGACCGGTGAAATTTTCTGAAGATGTCTCACTAATTGATATTCTACCAGTTCTCGTGGTCGGTGATGTAATAGTTTCAATCGAAATCGTGGTCAGGCTATCTGACATAATATAAAAATCGATGTCTTCTCTTTTGAACAATTGTAATACCGATCTTAGGGCTCCGGCGGTTTCTGATTTATATCCAATAAACAATTCAAGTGATTCAGACTCAACTTCGAAGTCGTTTAAATCATCTAAGTAACTCAAGTCAAAATTTATTTCTTCAAATACCGTCTGTTGATAAGCCGAAAATGAAACTCTGCTCTTATCTGTGTTTGGTAATTTATTTAAAACAATGTTTTGAAGTGGCTTTTCACCGGTATAAGCATATGGTCCAGTTTTAGCCAGTTGATTTCCCGAAAAGTCGTAAAGAAAAAACTCAGGAACTTGATCTGTTAACCATCTCCAATAATATTGCACTGCTACGTCTCCTTCGAAGTTTTCTCGAGGTCTTCTATAATATTCTCTAGTTTTCAACCAAATGCTCTTTCTTGGAACATAGTCTGGATGTAATGTTCCATATTGGTTGTCACCAATTGCTGAAAAGGTGTTTCCAGTTGGAATTAAGTTCAAATTTATTTCAACATCGATTTCCACAAATTTATTCAGTTGTGGCTGTATACTCCAAACAGAATTTCTTTCTGGGTTAAAGATTATTCTTCCCGTTTGCGAGCCAAAACTTTCTACATGCTTAATTTGACCAAAATTTGGAGTAACTACAAATATAGTATTCAATGATTGTGATGATATATAAACATCGCCGTCATATTGATTAATAACTTGGTAGCCCCATTGTGTGACATATGATTGTTTGAAGGTATCAAAACCGACGTCTAACATGGTAAATTTACCAGAAGAGTCTGATATATCAATCTGATTAGTCAAATTATTATAAATTACATCCACAAAGTTTTGAGTGGTGATACCGGATATTTGCGTAACTTGGGAGTTGTCAATTTTATAAATACTAGCAGAACCCCAGGTGTAGATCGCCTCATAAACCGGATCATAAAAAATAGAATTCGTTAGCCCTGGTATGTTATAGACGGTTTGAATTGACCTATCTGTCGGATTCGTTGGGAAATTATCAGTTACACCACCATTGACTCTTAAAACGTTATTAGCATCAGTTGTGATATACATGTCACCTTCAAAGTCATTAAACACCATTGCCCCGGTTCTTGTGACACCAATTGGGAAAAGAGGGTCAGTTGAATTTATCGTATACGTTTGCTGAGAAGTGAAATTAGAAACATCCCAAACATCAACTCTGGCCGCATTATCATAACTAATATACATATCACCGTTGATTGGATTTAGTTCCATATCAAAGGCATTCCAGCTTGGATTACTAAATGTAATACTAGATACTAGAGTATTTGATGTTGGATCAACTACATATAAGTTTTGCTTTGATAAGCAATACAGGTAGCTGTTTTTAGTGTTGAATCTCATTTCAATGCTTTGGGTATTACCCGGGAGTGAAACAGTTGCTATGATGTTACCATAAAATGCATCAACTGCCACAAGGTAATCACCAAATCCATAAATAGAGTTACTTAATTCAATATAATCCAGGTCAACAAGTCCAGGTATAGCAGTATAGTCATTTTGTGTATAGACATTATTAGTAGTAATATAATAAGTGGTAAATGATTTGAAAGCCGAACTAAACATTTGCGGGTTATACGGACCGGCACCACTACTTGTAATAGAAATTGGAACCACGCAAGCAGTTTGTCCAAAACCAGTATCAAACGCCAGTGTTTGAAACGCAGATGTATTACAAGGGTTTCCAGTCAGTCCCCAAAAAGGTCCCTGATAGCTTAAATTTAATGTCTTTGGATTTAAATATTGAATCACATAATCTTGGTTCATCCAGGTATAGAAGGTGTTGTTAATTGTAAACGCCATTCCGGTTGCAAAACCTTCTGTTAAAAAACTATATGTCGATGACTGGGGCAATATCACTTCATTCGATGCCACTACAACTCCGGGATTTCCGGTGAGTAACTTTTTAATTTTGTAATCTTCGATTCCAGGTAAATTAACTTTACCAGTAGTTATCACATAGTCTAGGTTTTGAATAGGATTTAATATATCAAACGTCAGAATAGAATTAAAATTTGTAATTTGCACTAAATGGTTTTCAAGCACAGTTTGGCTGTGTTGAGATTCCCAATTTGCTAAAGTTAACGGAACATTTGGTAGCGAATTTGTACCAATAACGGATTGAACGCCATAGTCGTCTCCATCTATGTTAATATTGAAATAAGTACCCATGTTAAAAAAGGTAACCTTAGAATGTTCGATATAATAAGCGGCGCTTGTTCCGACTTTTATTGATGTTACATCTACTTCTACATTTGGATATTCAGACTTAATCACAATAGTGTTAAAAAATACTGAATTAAATGTGCCAGTATATTTCAATTCGGCAATTATACCTAGTTTTAAAAGGTCAATAGTCCACCTGGATAACCAATTTCTTAAAGTTCTGTCGATGGTTCTTTCCATATCAAGATAAGCCCCTGTATAAATTAAAACCGTTTGCTCTTCATAAACTTGACCACCTATAACAATCTTAAATCCATAGTTATCTAAGTCAGTAAAGACAATATTAATTTTTTTATTTTCAGAATAGTCGTAATTTAACTCAGCGGTAACTTCTTCTTTGACACCTACTATTCTTTCTTTGGTCTGCAGAGATTGACCAATCGAATGTGTTGGTGAGAGTTGGTCAAAGTAAAAATTAACCTCAGCATATTTTGATGGCCAAATCAAATCAGCTCTGAGTTGGTTGTTTTGATAAAAAAGATCTATATCAAAAATCTTAGCACCAGAGCTGTATAATTGAGCAAATTGGGCTAAAGTTGTCTCAGCTGAATAAGTCCAACCAAGTGTGTAGTAAAACTTATCAGTGGTTAGATAGATTTGAGCAGATAATAAATTTTCATAAGTAAATGAATCGGTAATCTTTATATAAGTTGGTTTACTCCAGTATTGTCCGTTTTCTGGAGTGATAAAAGATGTAGCTAAGTTGGAAATACTTTGTGTATATGCCTGTATACATTCGTATATTTTTCCATTCCAAATAGCCTGTGACTGTGTGGCAAAATAGGTTGTCTGTGAGATAGTTCTAAAGTCGAAAATATCATCAACTGTAAAAAAGTTTTGATTTGCGGAAATCTGAGGTCCAATTATTTTAATTTCGGTTCCAGGTCTTAAATTTACCGGAAATTTATAAATATCACCAATCAATATCTTAGATTGTGTTAAAGTTAGTGGACCTTGATAGAGAAGTGGAACTTCTGTTCGAGTTAATATCTCCATAATCAACGTGGAGTTTATAGGAAGTTGAGACTTATCAACAGAATATTCAAAATGACTAAGATCACCGTAGTTAGGATTATCAACTGTCAGTATTTTATCATCATTTTTACTACCAACAACATTTAATTTTCGATTTACATAATACTTATCGAAAAATTCAGGCTCATTCCAATTTGAAAGTTTTGGGAAATAGTTTGGCTGTATATAATCATAGACACCAAAAGCATTTATTCCAGAAATAGTTGTGGTGGAAAAATTGTCCGGATCTGAATAAATTGAATAATATTGCGCTTCAAAGGTTGCGTTATCAACTAAAGAAAGTATCATAATTCTATCACTTGAACTGGCCAGAACTGTGTAGACTTGGTTAATGTTAATAAATTCTAAGATTGTATTGTTGAATTTTATGAGACTACCTTTAGGAAATTTTCTACCAATGTCTTTTCCATATATCCACTTTGAATAGAATTTTGGATCATTATTTGTTGGTTCTATTCTTATAATAGATTCAGCATCTACGTATTTTGAACCCCAGAAGTGAAATCCTCTCTCGTTAAAAAGTTGCCATTTTTTTGTCGTCAATTCACCCACCGATTCAAATTCAAAACTTGGGATATTCTCTAAAGTATACAACGCGGCTGTCTTATAAGTATCAGTGGAACTTTCATGGAATAAGATGTCACCTTCAAAACGATCAGTTGATTGATTGTATTCTATGTTTAGGTGATCACCTTCTTTATTAAAAAATCTTAAATTTAAGTGGTTTGACATTAAAACGACTAATTTCAGTTATATATTAATTTGAGTGCTTCTTAATATCAAAAAAATAATATATACATCATGGCCAAAATAAGAAACTACCAGGGTTTTATTAATGAAGGATTTTATAGAAAATTGAACTCCAAAAAGAAAGTTTCAGTTGAGTTAGACCAAACTGTTAAAAAAATTTTAGACACTTTGGCTGAATATGATATTTACAGTTGGGATGATTTCATATCCTCCAATAAAATCGATAGATATCTAATTGATAAAATTATAGACAATTCTACAAAAAACATGAAAGAATTACAAGAAGTCAGATTCAAATTAAGAGTTGAATTATCTAATACAAATCAATTACGGGAATATCTAAAGGAGTTAGAAGAAATGGAAGATTACGAAAAATGCGCTCTTATTGTAAAAAAATTGAGTTCATAAATTAATAAATAAACTATGAAAGTTAAAAAAGTTCAAGATTTAGAACAACAAATGGGATTTTCTGCAACTTCTATGAATATAGATAAATCTAAACCTTCTATCAAGACATCTACAGATGAGTTAAATAAAAAAGAAAAGAAAAACCAAAAACGAAATAAAATTCATAAATTCGAAGCCTTTATTGACATTCACATTGATAACATAGAAAACCTAAAAATTGGTTATAAAAATGACCAATCTAATGAATTTGATGCTGATTATGAAGAAGAAGCAGAAGCTTCAGGCTGTGGTTGTTGTAGCGTCTGCACGGGACTATCAGATTGTGACTGTGGATGTGATGATTGCAAGTGTGATGAGTTAGAAGATGATTCTGATTTAAGTCCAACAGAAGACCTAATGTATCACATCATAAATTCTATTCCGGTAACAGAGAGTGTGTTTAGACCTGGATCTAAAAAGTTTTATTCCACTATTAAACAGGCTAGAAAACTATTTGAACGGGGATTAATTGAGTTGTCTAAAATAGACAAAGAACTTTTTGAAACAACCGATATGGGTAAATTTGCTTACTTCAATGGTGAATTAGTTCCATTAGATTTACCGATGGAAAATATAGTAGAATTAAATGAAGCTGAATACAAAGGTAAAGAAGTTAAATTAAATCACCCAATGAGAAACTCCGGTGATGGGAAAAAATACTTTGTATATGTTAAGGACTCTAAGTCTGGAAAAGTAATAAAAATAAACTTTGGTGATGTTAAAGGAGGACTGACGGCCAAGGTAAGTGATCCAAAAGCAAGAAAATCATTTGCGGCTAGACACCAGTGTCATTTGAAGAAAGATAAAACTAAAGCTGGGTACTGGAGCTGTAGACTCAATAAATTTGGTCATCTTTTTGGCGGACGCACTTATCCCGGATTCTGGTAATCCAAAAATTCAGTAAGTAAAATATGTCATTGCCTTTTCAAGAAACTAAACTAGAGAATAATATATTTATAAGAGAGTTCAGTCATGACACTGACTCTGGTGAATTTGTTTGGCACAGAGACCGCGAATCTCGTATAATAGAACCTATTGGTGAAACAGATTGGTTAATACAGTTAGACAATGAACTTCCGAAAAAGATTGAAGGTAAAATATTCATCCCAGTCGGAATTTATCACAGATTAATAAAGGGGACTGGTGATTTACAGATTAAACTGGAAAAGAAGAATGACCGAATCTAAGTTTGATAAACTTATTTAGCTCAATACACTTTTCGAACTCCTCCAACATTTCAAGTTCTTTAACGACTTTTCTTAGATATTTTTCTGTATAGATTTTAAGTTCTTTTGAATATGGTTTATCACCCATGCACCTTTCAAATACCTCAATTGCATTCATTTTAATCGTTTTGTGTGTTATAATTTTCTTTGTATATCTTAATTATCTCTTCATACTCTAAAACTACCCCGGATTTGAATTTTTCATTGTCATAGTTTTGTTTTAGAATATATTCTTTAACATAATCTTCATAATCTAAGGCAATTGATATTTCATTAGGCTCTACTTGCTTTTCCGCGGCAGATGGGTCTTCCCCATCAACTAATTCTTTTGTAATATCATCGATGTACTCAACCGAAGCAAAATTACTCTTTTCAAGAATTATCTCTAACTTTCTTCTCAACTTTCTATTTGATATTAACAGATTATTCGAAATTGAAATATCAATGTAGTCTTTTGATGTTTTTAAATCATCTAACTTATCTATATCTTCTTCATTAATGACTCTGAATTTTCTAAATATAGGGGAGTATGTATTTGGTATAAAATCAATTTCATCCGTATTTAGATCCAATACAGTAATTCCCTTTTGGTCACCCATATCATTTCTATCCATTTGATAAAGTGAACCGATAAACTCGAAGTTTGAATTAATTTGCCTAATATGCACATGACCTGAGAAAACACGTTTAAATCTACTAAATTCATCCACATCTATTTTATCAGGATTTCTGTGAGCTACTGAATTCAAGTGCATTCTACACCCGTTTAAGTCAGAGTGACAAAATAAATAATCACCAGTATTTGACTGTATCTCTTTAATCATATCAAGTCTTTTCTCTACCCAAGGCATTAATATTAAATCTTTATCATTTATTGTTATCTTAGTTGTTTTTTCAAAAACACTTATTCTATCATTTAAGTAACTATAAATTCTAACGGAATTTACCTCATTACTTCCTTTATTAAACAAGTCATGATTACCAACCATTATATACATTGGTATAACTTCTGATATATCTTTTAATATCTTCTCTACTTTATTCAAAACGTTTATAGGAATCGATGTTCTATTATCAAATAGATCACCAAGGTGTATTAGTATATCACCTTCTTTTACATTTTTTTTCAACTCTGGTATTAAAAAGTTATACATAGTTGATTCCATCATTTTCAACCATCTATCCAAATTATTTAAATAGATACCGAAGTGGGTATCTGTTATCATATATACTTTCATTTTAAATATTAATTTTTATATTTCCATCTAAAACCATTTGATGATTTTCTTTGACCTTTACAAACTTGAACAATTTTACCATTATGAGTTTTTGTTAATTCTGCGGCCTCTTTTATTGATTTAAATTCAGCAATAAAGTTACCATCAATATCCATTTGTATTATCTCTCGTTCATAGTTACCAAAGTGCATCATTTTTTCTATAAAATCAATTGGTATTTTTTCCAGATAACCATCTTTTTTATATCTCCATATAAACTTACCAGCGGTTTTTCTAACACCTCGACAACAAGGGCCTACATTTATAACACCAGTGTTAGCAACAGCTTCTCCAACTGAAGAAAATTCTTTAATGAAAACACCGTCCAATCCATATTGCAAAACAGGTACATCAGAGTATCCTTGACCACCTTCAACCACATTTGATAATGGTCCATTACCCTCTGTTACCCTACCAATTTTAGAAATCACATACTTTTCATATTCAAATGCCTCACTCTCTGATAAATTCTCTTTAATTTTTAAAGATTTAATTTCCATATTGTTTTGGTGGATTTTATTTATTATATTGTTTTTAATAGTATTGTTTTTTATATCTTTTAAAGATGATTTAATTCTATCATTAATTCCCCTACCAACATAAAAAGGTTGATAGTTAAAATATAACCCATCAGCATAATCAAATATTCCCGGTTTATCTCCTCTTAAAAAGATATATACATAAAAATTATTAGTAAGCATGATTTTTATATAAAAAAGGTCGTGATTACCTATTCATTTTGTTTTCTCTTTGCTTCTCTAGCACACTTTTCACATCCACTCCCGGCATAAAGGTGAGCATTAGGAGTCTGGCTAAATTCACCGTGGTGAGGACACATTATTATGACTTTAGTTCTACAATTTTGATAAATTACTAATTCATAATTATATTTGAAATTATGAATAATGTTAGACCTATAGATAAAGTCTCTGCTTTTTTTACTCTTTCTATTTAATGATTTCAATTCTTTAGATATTGAGACTTCTTTTGACTTACAACTTTTATTGCAGTATTTTCTATCCGGTCTTCCCCAATTTATCTTTTTTCCACAATATCTATAATGGCAGTTCATAGTATTATTTATTAAAAGTGGAAATGGCATTTTTTACAACATAATTTAAAAATTGCCATATAAAGAGAATTATGTGAGTAATATATAAAGTACAAAAAAAATAATTACTACTATGCCACTACCACATTTTGCAAACGTTATAAACGCCGGAGCACCAGGGGGACCAGGTACCTCACCAGACGAAATTGTGTATTTGAACCTTTTTGAAATTACGTTCATTTTACCAGTTGCTTTACAAGCTAACAGAAATGCTATTTTGCTTCTTCAAAATGCAACTAAAATTGACTTAAATCTAACAGAGTTTGACGTAACAGCTAAACCACAAAGATTTAAATATTCTACTAGAATGTTTATGACACCTCCAACAAAGACAGATGGAACTTTAAGTATTCCATTTCAAGTAAATGTTAATCAGTCTGGTTCGATGGAAACTTGGAACACTCTTAAAGCTTGGTATGATTTAGTATTTAACTCTCAAAACGGTTCTACTTTTTACAAGTCCGATATCATTGGAACTATTATTGTAAACCAACACGATAAAAAAGGTGTTGTTCTAAGAAGAGTGACTTTTCAAAATGTTCAGATAACTAAAATCGGTGGATATTCTTTAGATTGGTCACAAAATAGCATCATAGAAAACGCAACTGCCGATTTTGTTTACGACTACTTTATCGACGAATATATCGATAATGGATATGCTATCAATCCGGGTATTATCTCTGGATATTAATAATTTTGAAAATTTCAATTTACAAAAAAGCCCATCTTTTAGATGGGCTTTTGTTTTTTAGAGTGATGGCATGTTAAAGTTTGGCATTTTGAAGTTGTTGGCCACTGAATTGTAATCGGGTAATTTTTGATTTCCTTCCTGTTTTTTTCTATCTTTCTCTTCTTCTTCAATTAGCTCATTTACTAATTTTATATTTTCTTCAAACAACCAGAATGGCCATAAATCAATTGACCATTCTTGAAGTCTCCAATGTTTTTGCAACATTAATTTATTCTTTAATAAATGAGTCAAAGGCATCTGAAATAACGAAAACACCTGAGGCTCCGTCGGGAAATTGCATGTCAGTGCGGACCTCCTGACCACACTCGCAAAGTGATTTTATTTGTGAAATACCGATTGTCATTTTATTTACCGCTGCGTTCAAAAATTGAAAAGAAATGTCATCCATTTCTTCAAATTCCCGCAATTTAGCTTTAATTCCGTCATAGGTTATTGATGATCTACCAGCTAACATAAAAGGAATTATTTTCAAAAAAGAAAGATTTGGTGTTCGTTTCTCCTGATTTTCTTTAACGATATAATCAGTAAATGCTTTTTGAAGACCAATATTAGGTGGTGTCAATTCAAAATATTTTCCATTTACAGTGCTAAAATTAAAAGTTCTAGATGATAGGCTGAAGTATTTTTCTAACTTAGCATCTTGTTCGTGAAAAACAAAGTTCTTTCGGGTTAGTTCGATTTTGACTTCAGAACCACAAGAGCATTTAGTAGTAACTGCTAGAGCATTTCCCTGTTGAAAAGTTAACTCTCTGATAAGAAATATTAAAAATAATCTATCTTGATCTTTAATTTCGAGATAGGAAGCAATTTTTCCATCTGGATATTTTACTCGGACACATGCTTGTAACATATCATTCATTTTTTCAACGATGTCGTAAAAGTTTGTGTCGTCAACCATTGAATAGGCTTGGATCTCTCTAACTTGAGCCGGTCTAACCATAAATAAAGTTCCGGTTGGATAGTATTTACCACAGGGTAATTCTCTAATGTCCATGTTGAAAAATTGTAAATCAGAAGTTCTCGAAGTCGTGTTTTGTTCCACAAAAGGTAGATCATCTGTTTCTATTCCATTTTTCACATTATTAGCGTGGTCTAAGTCCTGAAGATGTCTTTTTAGATACTCTTCTTCGGTCATTTCGTTTTTTTTATTTGACATATTTTTGATAAATTAATTTTTTTATATATAAGATATATTATCTTCTCTATTATATAATTTTATTATTGTTAGTTTAGTCAAAATCTGATTGTTTTTTTATTTTTGATGATTAGGTGTATTAAAAATCAATTTTTTTACCACACACATATCACGGTCTGGTGACACAGCTAATTATTCTTGCATAAAAAAACCCTCAAATTGAGGGTTTTAATATTTTAACTAAGTATTTATCCGTTGATGAATCCACCTGCTTCGATAGCTCCTGTTCTAAGGATTGTTATGTTATTTACGATAATACCCATACCTTTAATCGGTTCGACATAAGTATCCAGAACTCCGATTTGATTATCTATCAACTCTGCGGTGTTATTCTCTTCATCCATTTTATTGAAGTAGTTGTAAAGACCATTTCTAGAAACATAAGTTTCACAAATTGTATCAGCTCTCAACTTAATCTCTGCTCTGATATCAGGTGTGTTGAATCTCCATTGGAAATCTAACAACATTCTTGATAATTCTCTTTCTAGCTCGATTAACACTTCTCTTACGTGGATGTAAGATAATGCTGATTTTACAAGTGTTTGACCAGTGTTTTCAGTCTCAATTACAAATCCTCTATTTCTTTTGAACACTAAAGGATTTATTTGTGCTTGATTTAAGAACTCAATATCTTCTAGTGTGAAATCTAACTCAAGTGAGTTAATTCCGGTAATTCTACCGTTAGTAACACCAGCAGCTATTGTCCAAGGTGTAACATTTCCTATATTTGAAATGTGTTTTGCCATATATGTTGTAGCAACAAATGGAGCCGATGGGTGTTCCAGTGGTCTACCGTTATCATTAATTAACACATAAGGGAAGAAATATCCAACAGAAGTAACCCCTGGTCCCTTCGCAAAGGAGTAGAAAAATGCAGGACTACTTTCTGGGTCACCACCTTTTGCAACGTATTCCATTTGCAACACACCTTCAGTATTAGTGAAAGCTGGTGAAGAAGAATTTCTAAAATCTCTAGCCGAAGGCATATTGATAAATCCAAAACAATCAAGTCTTGTTCCACAGATATCAACTAGTGGTTGTTTACTAAATTCAGTTAAACCAAGACCAAAGCAGTCTATCAGGTATCTGAAGTCAATTGCTTCTTTATTTGTTATAGCCTTAAATAGCGGAGTTCCTTTAGAGATTGTATTCAAAATAGCGGTTTGCCTTTCTTCTGTCCCATCCGGCATAGAGGCTGTTCTTATTCTAAATCCTTTAAGGGCTATAGTTTTAAGTGTTGTAGCATATTGATCAACTGTTACAAATCTATTTGTCTGAAGAGCATCTCCTGTAAATCTGGTAAGAATTCTTGAGTCACAAGTAATCTCAGTTAAACTAAGATCCCCTGAGTATCTTCTTTTTGATAAAATTCTTGTCAATTTTCTTGGATACTGACCAACTGCTAAAGTTGTTGGGTCGTAATATGCTTCCAAGAAATCACCAACTTTAATTTCGGTGTATCTAGCACTATTGACTAAAATTTTATTTGGAACCTGTACATAACCAGCAGGTAGCTCACATTCTATAGTTTGTTTATAATTAGATTTTTCTGATTTAATGTAAAAATCATTATTTGCTTTATGTGCAACATAGCTTGGTGTTTCTAGATCCGACTCTACAAAATCCGTATATAGGTTGTTAGAACCATCTAAATACATTTTCAAATAGTGTCTCACCAAATAATCGTTAATTCTCATCTGGTCATTAAGTTCTTCATAAACCACTTCTTCTGAAACTGTATAAGCATAAGACCCGGTTCCGTATCCAAGCGATGTAGCGATCTGATGAGGCGTATAACCATTGAAATCGTTTACCGGATTTACAATTAGAGTGAACGGTCCTTTGTTCAAAGTAGATCCAGGAAACTGAAGTTGTTCAAAAGTTTGTAGGTCAATTTCATTGTCCCAGTTTGCAACATCAGAACGGAAAACTATATAGTTGTAACCAGCATATGCTTGTGTTAATCCACCATTTGGTGCTTCCTCTCCATCTACAAAATAAACGTCTACGCCGTTGTTTAACAGGTTAGTCGCGCTGTAAGTAGCCCCAGAGTATGGTAAGAACATTCTATTACTAAAGAAATAATCCCCAGTGTTTACAAGTCCATCTTCAAATTTTTGATGTAGAGTTGAATACTTACCAGAAACACCCACTGAATTAAAATCAGCTATAGTTGATTTTGATTCAACACCATCAGTTCCTAAGATGATTTCGTTATCTGATGTGTAAACACAGAAGAAACCAGCTAAAATATCACTTAACTGAGCCGATGTTAATCCTGTTTTGAGTCTAAAAGATTTGTTGAAAAGTGAACTTTGAACAATATTTGAAATAGTAATATTTTCAAAGCTATACTTTTCATAAGTATTAGGGTTAAGAACCAATGACATTTGGTTTTTATTTGAATTATCAATTAAATTAACCAATCTATTGAACAATTTTATTTTTCTATATTGCTCATAGTTTGAGGTGTCAGCAACTGCGTTGGTTCCAGGGAATTCAATAACTATTTCATCTCCATATCCAGGTAGCACCTCATAGATGTAATAATCATCTGTTGAGTTAGTTCCAAAACTATAATCTTTGAATCCGTTTGTGTCAACGCTAATGTTTTCTACTGTAAAGTTTTGTGGCGCAACAAACGATTGAGAAGCTATGCCAAGGTCTAAATAACCTAACACTGTATCTGATGCATTCACTGATGGATTAACATCAGGTGCGTATGTAGCGACGGTTTTGATTTCTCCGGTTGTATCAACAACAAAAGCCACAGAATAAGTTGCAATTGAAGTATTGAAAGGATAGTCAGTTGAATTAAGTGTCAATGTAGCTGTCGCTGAGATTGGAACGTATTGATTTCCAACAATCACATAAGCTCCATTAGGATTAACGTCATAAGTAATACTGATTGAAGTCGTAGCGGTTACGATACTAGGAGTGGCTGAATGTAAAGAAACATTATAAACTGAACTCTCAGCAAACCATGCTGTTCTTTCTGTGTTCTCTACCACACCAGAAGTTAGTGGTTTGTCACTCAAGGAACCAGACCAGTTATATGCATGATCCGTTTGGTTATTAAATGAGTAAGTTCCAAGCATCGCTGTGACATTTCCTGGTAAATCTAATGGTGTAGACTCAATTAGAACGTCTTCGGTGATTGTTTCTCTATAGGAAAGGAAGTTGATTTCATTTTTACCACCATCTGATATTGTGTTTCCGATTAGGTCGATTAAACCGTTAGGATAATCTTTTTCAATTAATTCATTATTAAATGCACAGAACACGCCTGTCTTATCGGTATCTCTATTGATTGTAGTTTCAATAAAAATGTTTCTACCATTTAAGTCTCTAAAATAAGGTATCAAAGATAATCCCTCATAAAAAGCGAGTGATGTAACATTTCTATCATTTGCAAAATTTCTAACTTGATCCTTTCTCAAACCAGAAGCACTAAAGCAGTTCACCCATCTTGGATCAACTGCTAATTCTTGGTAATTTGACCAGTCACCAGCAACAATCAAAACATCAACAAGATAATCAGAAGCAAAATCCAACCCATTAACATATGTTGGTAGTTTTTCGATTGAACCATACCATTCAAGCAATGTTCTATCAAATCCAGTAACAGTAGATTTGAAAACAAACACAGATACGTATCTATCAGACAAGTTTGTAATACTAAATGCTCTTTCTGAGTATCCTGTATTATTTTTTGTTAGGTTAATGAAAGATTCTGTGTCTCTTTTCCAGAAACCAGTCGTATCAAAAAATCTTCTATACGGTCCTTCTCTTTCGATGTCGTTTGAATACGCAGGAGATGAAGAAAGTGATTGATATTCTAACTTATCTAAATTATCATCTGTTAATAACAAGTTCATTGCAAAAACCGGGGAAGTTTCCAGCATTTTGCTAATGGTTCTGTGAAAGAATGATTTTTTTCTTTCTAAGCCTCTATCTAGTTGACCGAATATTGATTCAAGCTCGTTTGAGTTTGTTATTCGTATGGGAGTATTGACAGGTCCCTTTTTGGAAACACCAATTACTAAATTTGTTATTCCCTGAACAGTTGGACTTGTGATAACCGACTTGTCGAATTCTTCGATAAAGATTCCCGGTCTTTTGTATTTTCCAATTTGAATTGCCATAATGATTTGTACTTTATTTTTAAGTATATATAAAAGTCAAAAAATGAATTTTTTTCTATTTTACGTCGGCTAAACTTTCTTTTTTAGTTCAGTTAATTCATCTTTGGCCTTTTTCATGAGTTCATCATGTTCCTTTAAAACTTGTTTTATTTGTTTTTCTTTTTCAGCAAGTGTTACAGTAATAGTAGATTGGTCATCAGAGTTCTGTTTCAATTGCGTTTCAATATTTTTTAATGAAACTGGTTCGTTCTTATTAAGCTCTTTTCTATCCAACAATTCAGATTTTTTGTTCTTTTTATCTTCTCGCGTTTTAATTAATTCTTTAATTTCATTTTCTAATCGGCAAATTTTCATCCAATCAACTGCAAATTTATTCCTACCTTCTTTTTCAGGCATCAATTTTTCTATTTCTTGTGAAATTTCTGCATCGTTTTTTGTTGAACTATAAAGCTGTTCAATTTTAGATTTGAGTGAATTGTAGTCTGATAATTGTTTTTCTAAATCCTTTAGTTCGTCTCTACTCTCTTCCTTTTCAATCTTTTGGTCAGTCGTTTCTGGTTCTAACTCTTCGTTCAATTGCAGTTGTTTAATAAAATGTTTGAACTTTTTAATTATCATGATAATTTAATTACAGGAATGAAGTCTTGTTTTTCGCCAAATTTAGTTGTTGTTAAAGTTGTTATATTTGGCAAAATTGATTTTATACCCTTCACCGACTGGGTGTTTTTATCACTATCGAGTGCTTTGAAAAGATACATTTCACCCGCCTTTTCACCCTCTTTAACTAAATAGCTTGGTATTTTAATATCTTTTAATGAAATAATATTTGTTTGCGGTTTGCCCTCTTGTAGATACACTGAATTTATTTCTATTTTGTTCAACCGACCTCCCGTAAGCTTCACTAAATTATCAGCAGAAATCACAGTCTGTAAAATTGGATAAGGACCTGAGCCGGTTTTTTCTAGTAAATTCATTGATGTCAAGTCTCCTTTGTCTAATTTCACAGAAGGTTCATATTGTCTTAATATTCGCTGAAAGTTAAACATTGATTTTGAGACATAAAGGAAGTAGTTTGAAGCCTGTCCACTTGGTATAAAAAAGTATAATATTTCAATCCTTCCCTCATTGTTTTTTCCAGTTACCGCAAAGATGGTTCCTCTAAACTTCTTTTCTTTGAAGGAATCTGCTAAATTTTTTGCGGATTGGAATTTTAATTTTGATGTTTCTATCTTATCAGCCACTGGCCCAATTTCTTCTAAATCAGTTTTACCATCGGCGCCTGTATATGATAACGGTGTGTCGTCTTGATTTCCAGAAAAGAAAGCTTCGGCAACGACACCAAAGTATTTATTTAAGGTTCTTTTTTGAACACCGCCTTCTTCACCTCTCATACTACCACCTGATTTATAAAGTTCATCACCGTCAAGGAAGTCAAGCATCATTTGTCGAAGAGCCACCCCGGCTCCTTCTTTTATATTTCCACTACCATCTTCTATCTTTGTTTTAGCAGCAAATATCGGAGCATATTTAGTATTTGATAAAACATCCATCACCGCGTCTTCCCACATATTAAAAGTTTTGTTATGTCGGTAGGGACCATCTTCGGTTGCTGAAGGCTCCCCTGAGCTGTAACCAAATGCGGTATACTCTGACCAAGTTGATGCTTTTACTTCCCCCTTAGTGGTCCCCACTGGTATAATTGATGTTGTGTGTAATTTATAAGCTCGGTTGAATATTCTAACTATTTCAATTATTGGATTCATTCCTCTAATAACTAAGAATTTAGGGTCTTTAACATTTTCCTGGACTTGCGTCTCGATTTTCTTTGCTTCTTCCTCTGCGACTAAATAGTCATCTATCTCTAAATTTTCTTTGAAATATGTTTTTATTTTTTCAGAAACAGATTCTCCACCCTCTTCATTCCCATCTGCCTCTTTTATTAGTTTTACAAATCTGTCGTATTTAAATAAAATTGATTCCTGTTTCTTTTCCGGATTAAGTTGTGATGGTTCAACTTTCATTAGCATTTTAAGACTTTCAACAAAATCTTTAAGAGGTGTAGACAAGTCTCCATAGCTACCATAAAGACCTTTACCATCAAATTGCAGAGCTCTTCTACAAAATCTTGCTATTTTTTCAGCAACTACAATCTTCTTATTTTTGTCTGATATGATTTCGATACTTTCTTTATATAAGGGATCTGTTGGCGCGTTTAGTGTTGCCTTTTTATCACCAACTAAATATCTTAGAATTTCTTTGTAAAGACTCTTTATCACTTTTTTTGATTCGTCATCATTTTTTTTAGACAAAATTTCATTTAAGAAGGTATTGGTCACCGCTATTCCTTTTTCTTTTGGATTTTCAAGAATTTGAATTGATGTTCTTAGCTTAGCAAAAGCCTGATTCGCATGGGATTCACCGGAACTTGTCTGATTTCTCTCTGATTCAAAAATAAAACTTTCTTTTTTTGGTTTCCCAAAATTAAGTTTAAGACCCTTAGGTAAGGTCATCTTTGATATCGGAATTTTTGTCTGCGCAGCCTTAGTAATAAAGGGTTGTAGTGCTTGTTGGTTTGATTTTATAATCTCATCCAATGTAAGACCAAATTTATTTACCTGCTTATCCAATTGAAGTTTTTCTATTGTCTCACCACCCTTTAATTCATGCGCGATTGCTTGTTGAGAAGACAATTGACTTGGTACATTAGAAATTTTGACTTTTTTGTAGTTCAATAAGACTAGAGAAAGTGAGCTTAAATTCTTTATCATAAGCGGATAATATGAACTAAGTGATTTTTCTGAATCACCTTCTTTTGAATCACCTTTTTCACCATCTGAATCTTTGAATTGATTAAGAAATTCTAAAAACTTCTTTAGTTTTTCGATTATCTCTTTCTTTTTTTCCTCTGACTCTTTTTCCACGCTCAGACTCTCTATCTGAGAGGTAGTGTCGGCGGTCATCTGTTTTAATACATCGACTTTTTCACCGTCTTCAACCGCATTTGCTAAACTTTTTAAAACCTCGGAAATTTGAATGTCACTAATCTGAGTTTTCTGTTTTTCAGGCAAATCATAATACGATCCTTCACCTATCAAATTATCAAATTGTTCTTTAAGTGAATTTATAACAAAAGTCATTTTTGTCATTTTTGCCCCAATGCCAATCTTTCTAACTACCCAATTAACTAATTTACCCAAAAGTGAATCACCCCAAGTAATTTCATTTTTAAATGCCTCGTTTAAATGTTGCGTTTTTTTATAAGATTCAAATTGTCTTCTTTCGTGTAAATTTTGTAGATAGTCATCTCTTTTTTTAAGGTATTTCATGGTAAAATATTATAAAATTTTTTTTATATATTAAAAAAAATATAGTTGAATTTTAAATAAAAAAAAATTAATACCAATTTCTAAAAAATTTAAGAAAAATCCAAAGTTTGTTTTTTTTAATGAATTTTTTTTGTATATATATCGTATAAAATTATTACTATGTAATGGGTATTTCAGAACTGGTCTTTAATAAAAAGGCACTAAAATCAAAAAAAGATATTTTAGACGTACTCAGAAAACTAGAACTTTATTGGCTTATTGATTCAGAATGTGAAGGAGCATGTATTGAGATTGAAAAGAATACAGTTATCTGGCATTCTGGACTATACTTAACCGGCGATTGGAACTTCGGTATTTTCTTAAACGGTGACTTTAGGGGTAACTGGATAAATGGTATCTGGGGTGATGGTTTATTCGATGATGATATTTATCAGAAAATTGAAATATCAAAAAACGTATTTACGTTAAAAAGAAAATAAACATAACCCAATCAACGGTCCAAAAAATAATTTATTCACTATGAAACGAAAAAAATTATTGACCGATGAATGTCACACGATTCTCTATCAAAATACAAAAACCACTATTAACCAAACAACAGATGGTTATGTCTTTGAAATTGGTTCAGAAATAACAAATGACTTAGGTGAAGGCGTTGCGATTTTAATGTTTTATGGAGAATCAGACCAAAAAATCTGGGATTTAGAGATACAAAACCGAAACAGTGATATCATACCAGCTAAGACGCTATACTGGCTCACCGGTGGTCCAACAGAGTGGAAAACTATGAACAATTATAAAATTCCGTGGTGCGAGTGCCATTTGGATTTTCAACAGGAGTTTGGTCTTTTAATATTAAAAATTATCAGAAATTCTAAAAAACTATCCGATATCAAAGAAGGATTTACTCAATATACTAATTTACCAATTCTATATGATTGGGCATTAAGTAAAGAAATTATTTACTAATACTCTAGAAATTTAATTAATATATATTAAATTATGGAGAATTTATCAACAGTTTGTAGAAATCCTTGGTGTAAAGCTACGTTTTTCTATACAGAAAATGACATGATCGACGAAGGAGAATCAAAAGTCCCGCCACAGGTGTGTAAAAAATGTAATAGTTTCAACTCAGAATTGAGTGGTGGCGTTGAATGGATTGATAGAGAATACCCAAAAGATTACCCAAACATGAGATATCACCAAATTAAATACAAAGTTACAAACTATAGACAATGAATGCTCTTTTTTTTGATATTGATTCTATAATAAAAGTAGAAAGCAAGGTTTGGGTTGTTTCAAAAAAATATCCCAATAGACCTTTAATCAAACTTAGCGAATCTGAATTTAATTTGATACAAACTGGAATTTTCAAAACCAAAGGTGTAGAGCTTAACATATCAGGCAAGAATCAATGGATTAGCGAAGAGACTTATAATCTAATAAAATCAGCTTGTAAAAAAAACTCGGTTGATATAACTGCACTTGCTTTTTCAATGAAAGAATTTAATGACCCAGAAATAATTGATAGTTTAGAATATCATATCTTCAAAGAGCACCTAATCGATTGTAAAAATTACACCGGTCATATTTATCTACTTTGTTCAAAAAATACACTTAGAAACTACGAAAAAATTATACAAAAGGTGAAAAGTTACTTAGAATCAATTGGTGTAGAGTTATTTGGACACTATGCCTTATCGGAAACTTTTTTCAATAGAGATGAAGATAAAATAGTGCAATCTAAGAACAAACTTTTGATACAACACTTAGTTGGATACAAAACCGATGATGATAAATTTACAGACAATCAAATTCAGCAGTATAAAAACATCACCTATTATGACAGCGACTCCAAATCAATTGATTTTTCAAAAAGTATAAATAATCTACTAAAAATTCTTTATGATAATTCAACTGATTCGATTAAAGATGAAATTAAGACCAAAGTTGATAACTCAGAAATAAAATTACTTTCAAACTTTGTAACCTACAATTTAAGTAACCCCTTTGTAAAGTTTGAGACAAAAATTAGCCTATATAATTTAGTAAAATCTTTTGAGAGTTTTAAGTGGAGAGACTAACCCCGTTTATCACTGTCTTTATTTAACATAGCCTTTTTTATCAACTCATTTAGATCCCTGTTACTTGTTATCACACCATCTTTAACCGACTGACCATCAACATCATCTGTTTTTATATCAGGATTTTCAATTTCGTTATATCCCATATCCTTTCTTAGCGTTTTATAAAACTTTTCCAAATCAGTTCTTTGACCCGAAAGGAATTTAGCATTTTCTCGTATTTGACCAATAGTTTGATTGACTACCTCGTGCATTCTAGCTGAATTATCACCGTTGTCTATTTGCCTAAGCTGTGATAAGAAGTTTTTTCTAGTCATTTTAGTTAAAAATATTGCCTCGGCATAAACCATAGCATCTTCTTTCATTTTGTTTTTAATGTAGGGATGGTCTTTCAATTGTGGTATATCGCTTAGATAAAGATCTACTAACGACTCTAAAACACCCATTGATTGTTGAGAAGAAGTAGTTAAGTCAGAATCGTAGTCATAGATTTCGATTTCTCCTAAATTAGGAAGGTCTTCCGGTTTTGCAAGGTGTTTTGAAATATCAAAGTCGGTCCCCTCAGACTGAATCTGTTCGAATTCATCTTGTAATCTATTTCTTTCATTTTCGGACTTTGACATAAAGGCGGTTTTTTACAATATATATTAAAAATAAAGTCTCCGTGATGGCAAAACAAGGTGAAGAATTAGAAAGGCAAATGATATTTACCACCAATGTCGTAAATGAATCGACAGATAAGATTAATGATGGTATTGTCATTAAAAGATATCAAAATCCATGGCTAAAAAGTGAAGTGGGTGTAAGAAGAGCGGGTGTGGCATTTAAGATGACACAAGATGAACAACAGGAGTATATAAATTGCGCTTTGGATATACACTACTTTGTAGAAAAATACTGCAAAGTGAAAAGAGAAGATGGTTCAATTGGTAACATAAGTCTCAGGGATTATCAAAATGAAATACTTGATAATTTGGTAAATAGTCGATTTAATATAATAATGGCGAGTCGGCAAGTTGGAAAATGCTTTTCTTTTAACACAATAATATCGATTGAAAAAAATGATATCCAATATGATGTTAGAATAGGAAAGCTCTATTATTCAATGATTTCCAAAGAAAGAAAGCTTACAATTTTAGAAAAAATTAAGATTAAGTTATATGACTATCTATACAGATTAGAAAATCTCTAAACAATACTTATTACTATCGGTGATAATATTGCGAATAAACAAACGGGTATCTGAATTGAGATGTAATAAGTTTATTGAACTATAAATTCCCATTTAATTTTACCACAATCCCATATTTTTTTAATATTTAACTTATTTTCACTTATACCGGTTTTTGATTTTCTAAATCTTGATTTATGAACTCTAATACCCTCAAAAATATATTTATAGTCTGGAACACTTGAACTAACTTTTTTGAATCCTAATTTTTTATATAGATTGCCTTCGGACCAGTCACGGTCTGCATAACTAATAACCCGATCGACATTATAATTATTTAAAAAATATTTAAATAATTTACTTGCCCCTCCTATAATATTATGGTCTATTCTATTGCAAAATCTATTTATGTTCCAACCGCTTATCTTTTTTCTCCCCTCGTAATGATCGAAAGTCATTAAACTCACAAGTTCATCATTATAATAAAGACCTAATTTCAAACACGAAGCAGCCTTTCCTTGTATGTGGTTTTCTTCTAAGAATTTAGTAACTGCTACTGTATCTCCAATTTCTCTAACGCAGCATTTTCTGGCAAGTATTCTTTTATCAGTTAATCCTATCCAATTTTTTATTTGTGATTTTATTATTTTGTTTTTAAACACCCAATCGTCTTCCCAGATATGTATAATCCTGATTCCTCTTTCACTAAAATATTTAGTTTTATCTAAATGGTAACTCTTATCTCTGTACTTATCTGAATGCCAATATAAACCATTGAATTCAAATCCTAAATTCAAATGGGGTAAATAAATATCTATTTCCAAACCATCCCTGTATGATTGTATAATTTCCCCCTTATAGATTGATTTTATATACTCATAAAGTCCATTTTCCTTAATTGATTGAGAATCGCTTATTGGATTACAAACAGTACAAAGTGGTAGATTAATTTCCTTTCTTTTCAAATAATTATCAGATGATATTTCGAATTGATGGCCTTTTTCACATTTGTATAATGATGTTTTATTTTTTAAATAAGTTATGAAATTCTCAGAAAATATTTTTTTACCAAATTTACTCAAGTTTGATTTATTATAATTATCAACTCCCCACTTTTTTATATTATCTAAACTTACCCTTTCTTTACATTCTTCAGTTTTAGAATAGCTATCTACTCCCCATTTATATATTGATGTTTGTTTAATTTTATCTTTGAATTCTTCAGTTTTAGAATAATTATCAACTCCCCACTTATATAATGAGACTTCTTTAATCTTTTCTTTAATAACATCAGATTTTGACGGATTATCTACTCCCCATTTACTTAAACTTTTTTCTTTAAACTTGGTTTTAAATTCTCCGGTTTTTGAATAATGATCGACTCCCCACTTTTCTAATGTAGTTTGTTTAATTTTTTCCTTAAACTCATCAGTTTTGGAATAGTGCTCAACTCCCCACTTTTCTAAAATTTTATTTTCTAATATCTTTTTAACCTTTTTAGACTTCATTGGATTATCAACTCCCCACTTTTCAATATTAGTTTCTTTTCTTTTTAAATTAATACAATCTATTGAATTACAACAGTGTTTTTGTCCATCATTTTCTATCTTTAAATATTTTCTCCATTCAGTATCATACACACTTTTACAGAAATCACATATAGGTTTTACTTTATATCCTGATCCATTTGGTAGCATATTAACAGGTATTTTTAATTCTTGATTCGATTTGACACTCAATTTATCACCGAATTGGTTTATTATTTTCTTTTGATTGTAGTTATTTACATATATAGTTGCGTATTCAGAAGATAGCATAATCTATATATAAAATATGATTAAATCTGTTTTAATAAGGATAATAAAGTTTTTAATAACTTTTATTGAAAGAGTAGAACTGAGAAATTCGTCACTAGACGAAAATGACATCAATAAAAAAATACTAAATTCTATTAATGTTTTCGGGTTTAAAGTTAGAACTGATGCAGGATATGAAAAATTAACAGATTTGCATATAACCCAACCATATAGGCACTATGTTCTTAAAACAGATGGTTATGAATTATCATGTGCTGATAATCATATAGTCTTTGATAAGGACTATAATGAAGTATTTGTAAAAGATTTGGTGGTGAATGACATAATACAAACAGAGTCAGGATTACAAAGAGTAATATCTTTAAAGCAGGATAACTTTAAATCATCTATGTTTGACGCAACCGTTAATCATCAAAACCACAGATTTTACACAAATGGCATACTTTCACACAATACAATCTCATCGGCAATTTTCATGTTACATAAAATACTATTTGATAATGACAAAAACATTATGATAGTTGCAAACAAAGGTGACACAGCTGTCGAGATTGTTGATAAAGTAAAATCAATTTATTCACTACTGCCATTTTTTCTAAAACCCGGTGTCAAAACTTGGAATCAAAAATCTTTAACTTTTGAAAACGGTTGTCGTATCAAAACTTCAGCTAGAACAAAAACACCAGCGATTGGTTTTACTATTGATGTGCTCTATTTAGATGAGTTTGCCCATATTCCATCAAATATCATTGAACCATACTACACGGCGGCTTTTCCAACTACAGCGGCGGTTCAGAACTCAAAAATAATTATAACATCAACTCCAAATGGAATGAATCTATTTCACAGGCTACTTACAGATGCTGAAAGACCAGAAGGTGATCCGCAAAAAAACAACTATAAACCAATGCGGGTTTATTGGTACCAAGTTCCTGGAAGATTCGTTACCTACATTAGATTAAATTCACATAAACTATGGGATAACAAGTTAACGAAAGAAGATGTGTTAGAACAATGTAGGGAAAAATTTGAAATGCGAACAAAAGTAGAAATGATTTGGAATTCTGATTTACAAAAAGACATCATTTGTGTTTATAATAATGAGCACTGCTCTGATGACGAAGTAAAATCAACTATGATAAAGACCGAGAACAGAGAAATTTCAATTAGGTTAATTTCAGAAGTCACTACCTGGAAAGAAGAAGCTATCAAGGATATTGGAGGCGAAGACGCCTTTAATCAGGAATATGGTCTAAGGTTTATAAACGAATCTAAATCCTTATTAAATGAATCCATTATCGATGAGCTATTGAGGAGTAAGAAAAATTATATTTTTGAGGAGATTGCTGAATTTGAGAGGATTAAGTTTGATTATTCAGACTTAAAATGGATAGATGATGAAGAAATTTATTTACCAATAAAAAGAAAGGATTACAAAATTGTAATATCTGTTGACTTAGCCGAAGGTCTAGGTCAAGATTACTCCGTAATTAACATTTTCAAAGTTGGCGTAAAACCAACGGATTTAATAGAACTTCAAAAGGCTAAATACGAATCGATTGTTGATTTTTTTAGATTAGAACAAATTGGAATTTATCGAAGCAATATTATTTCAATAAAACAAGTAGCAGAACTTCTTTATCTACTAGCCTTCGAATTTTTTAATCCAGAAAATGTCAAAATTGTTTTAGAGTTAAACAACTATGGCAATACGCTGCTTGCAGAAATGCCCCACGTCTTTGAAGGAAATAATGATTACGGTTCCTCAATTTTTATGAGATATAAACACAGAATTGATTCAAATGAAGAAAAAGTAGGTCTCAAAGTCGGTGAGAATAAAAATATTTTAGTCAAAGACTATCAGGACCTTATGTTGTCAAAATCATTTTATATAAACAACGAAGACACTATTAGAGAAATAACAACTTTTGTCAAGCACACAACCACTGCTGGAAATACAAGATATGCAGCAGATCACGGTCATGATGATTGTGTTATGACGATAGTCAACTCAACTTCGGTGTTCAAAAAACCAGAGTTTAGAGAAATCGTGGATGAATGGGCATCAAAAAATTTAGATAGAGAAAAATTAGACCACATTAATGAAATTCTAAAAAAAATTGACTTTGTAGAAGGCGTTGATTATTCAACATTTATAGAGACTAAAAATGCAATTAGATTAAAAAAATCTATGAGTAACCCAAATATAAATAACTGGTTTAAAAGGGATTAAGAATTAGCTTCCATAGTCGCAGAAAGACCACTATTTCTTAATTTAGACTTCATTTCTGAAATTGTATCAAAGTCTCCATATTTTACGTCGCACTTACCTTTAAAATGTACAATATGAGCACATTGATTAGCCTGTTCATATTCGTGTCCACAGTGTTTTACCAGACAATTAATAACATGGTCAAAGGTATTGTAGTCATCATTGTGTAAAACCAATCGATAAGGCTTAGAGAGTATCTCGTCTACTTTACTCTGTGATTTCTTTTTTGTGATCGTTTCCATGTTTTTTTTTATATATTTTAGTTATTAAAAGTTTTAGTTATTTTAGAGACCACGTCAACAATAGTAACTTGGCAATTTTGAGATAAAGCCCACTCTTCAAACCTGGGCAAATGTGCCTCTCTATCGTCATACATCACAAATATTTCGGGTTTAATCCTTTCTATTAGGTTTTCAAAAAGGCGTGTTTTAAATAAAAACGTATCTGTCCCAAAGTTAAGATAAATTTCATCAAAAGACAAATTATGACTGTCTAAAATTAACTGAACTTGTTTTCTTAAGGGTTCAATTCTACCAGTCGCCATAATTAGATAAGTAGAATCTTTTGAAACTTCCTCTAGATATTTCTGATAAACCCATTCATTTACCGGTATATCAAACACCGATAAATCCAGGCTTTCAGGCTTAGACCACCAACCGGTGTATGGCCAGTTCCACTTTTCTGGATTATTCGGGTATCGAGTAATCATTTTTTCTCTCCATATTCTTCGCCCACTTTCTTCCGTTGGAGTAAGGCAAAGAGTATCATCGAAATCAAAAGAAACCAGTCGTCTATAGTTCATATAAATTTTTATTTAAAAAGAGAATCTTTTTTCTATATATAATAAAAAAAGAAAGTTTTATGTCTGTAAAAATTGATTTAAAGACCGGTTTAATTTTATTATTACTTCTGTTTTGCATTGTTTTCTTTTCAATGTGGTATCTCAAAGGTAGTGATTCGGCTTCTAAAAGAGAACTTAAAAGGCTCAAAACGGAATATAAAAATCTCCAAAAAAGTAGAGATTCATTGGATCAAGTAAATATCATGTTAAAAGATAATTTCAATGATTATCAAAATAAAATTGACCAAAGGGATTCAAAAATACAATCAATAGAATATCAACTATCTCAAGCTAAAATCGATTTGTCTCAATCTAAAAAAGATCTCAGTGATATGAAAACTGAATTAACAAAGACTAGAAAAAGAGTTGAAGACTTAAAGAAAAATCCAATTAATAGGGAAGGGGATAATCTAATTGAATCATTAAAAGAAAAATTAAAATAATATGAGAAAGATATTTACAATAGTTTTAATACTTATTAGTTTTGTCTCTTTTAGCCAAAACGGTTACCCAAAATTATCGACCGACTCCACTGGGAAAAAAATTGTTATTTTTTCTTATGAACAGGCTCAGAAAATAGACAATAACCTAGAAATTATCAAATTATTAGAAAAAGCAGGAACAGAATGTGATAGTTTGAACCTAAAATATATCAAAGTCATTAATGAACTTGAAAACCAAAATAAACTACTTAACTCAGGTTCCGATCTGTTAAAGAGTCAAATAGTGGATAAAAATTCTCAAATTGAAAATTTAAAACAACAGATTTCCAATTGCGAAACAAATAATGCCGACTGTGATTCTCAAATAAAACTAAAAGAGGATCAAATCTTGACACTTAAAGATGAACTAAAAACCGTTAAAAGGAAAAGAAATATAGCCTATGGGGCTGGTATACTTGGAGTTTTAGCTACTACTTTTCTGTTTTTTGCATTGAAATAAAATTGGTTTTTTTATTTAATATATAAAACATAAAAAAAAATTACAAATAGAAAATGAAACACATTAGAACATTTGAAAGTTATCGTATCAAAAAAAACAGAGAGGAGATTATTAAAGAATCCGTTCTTCAAGTTAACGATATTTACAAAGTTAAGACTATGGTTGATATACCACAGTCTTTGATTAACGCTTATGTTAAAAAGGTAAAAGATACAACCGGAAAAAACCTGAGACAATTTTTCGGAGATGTCGATATCGCAGAAGAAATCATTAAGTATATTAACTTAAACAATCTGGATATTGAAAAAATACCATCGAACATTTTAATGGGAGGGTCGCAAGACCAAGTTCAAATTCAATCAACTGAAGAGGCTCCTGAAACTGAAGAGGCTACTGAAAAGACTGAAGAGGCTCCTGAAACTGAAGAGGCTACTGAAAAGACTGAAGAGGCTCCTGAAACTGAAGAGGCTCCTGAAAAGACTGAAGAGCCAGCTCAAGGTCAAGCTCAAAGCCAATCTCAATCACAGGTGAAGCCAGAAGACAAAGAATTCGAAGAGCCAAATGCCGAAGAAGGTCAGTCTAAAGAAGAAGAAGGTCAGTCTAAAGAAGAAGGTCAGTCTAAAGAAGAAGGTCAGTCTAAAGAAGAAGAAGGTCAGTCTAAAGAAGAAGGAACCGAAGAACTTCCAGCTGAGTAATATTTGAACCCAACGAGTTAAAGTTTAATATAAACTAGTTGATTTTTAATAATATCATTATAAATAATAAAAAGATATGAAAAAAATAATCAACTGGTTGGCTTTGACATCAATCATATTAATCGCTTTCTACTTTTCTAAAAGACCATCAGAAACCGAATCAACGTCAACAGATTTAGTGTCAATAGACAGCCATCATTCACAAGAAGCATTGGATTACTATAAAGAAATATGTCTTCGTGATGAATACGGTGGTGTAAATAAAGCGTTCAAATGGAAAAGAGACGTTAAAATCTATGTTCATGGATCTTGTCCTCAATACATGATGGATGAATTAGATAAAATTGTGAAAGACCTCAATGAAATTATTAATACGATTGAAATCAAGATTGTAAAAAATCGTAGTGAAGCAAACACATTTATTTTCTTAGGCTCAAAAGAAGGGTTCAAAACTTTATATCCACAAATTCAAGAAGAAAATCTAAGAGGAAATTGGGGATATTTTGAAGTATATCCTTCGTCTGGATCTGTAATGTATGTTGAAATGGTTGGGTCTGGTGATGATACAATTTCACAAAAAAGTATTTTACGAGAAGAACTTACACAATCATTAGGATTTTTTAATGATTCAGAAAAATATCCAGAAAGCATTTTCTATCAAAATTCAAATAGTAACACAGAATATGCACCTATTGATAGAGAAGTGATTGATATTTTATATAATAACTAAATTATTTAAATATAAGAATAATATATACTTAAGTATGAAAAGACTTAAGTTATTTGAGGCCTTTGTCGACGCCTTAGAATTTGTTAACGACGGACGCAGAGGTGAATGTAATTTATACCAAATCTGGACCAAACTAGGTGGTAGATTTAGTTTTAACAGTAGAGAAATAAATCTTCTAGATTTCACAAAAGTCGGTATTAGAAAACCTCTAATTCCAGTGGCAATAAGTCAAGATTTTGATGGCAAAATGTGTATACTTGATTCAATATACATTTCGGGTTCTAATTTATTTGGCCGAGTTATTATAGATTCATCAGTGGGTAAAAAAATTAAGTCGTTTCCACTAGAATTGATAAACATAGACAGATCAGAAGAGCATTTGTCTATGTTCAACAAATTAGAACAAAAGATATGAAGTTGGCAAAGACGAAAATCACAAAGAAAAAACGCTTTTAGTGGTTGATGCTGACTATGATGTTTATGCACAAATAGGTAAGTTTAGCTAATAGGGCAATGACTAGCTGAGTAGATATATTTCCAATCCCTTTTAATATTAACACCCAAAGATTCAGCTGTTGTAATAATATCTTCTAGGCACTCGGAGTCAGCACCACCTACGATAGTAACTTCTTTACCTTTTAACTTTTGAAGTAAGTTATACAATTTAACGGGACATTGAAACCACTGATGATTGTTTCCAATGAATACTATAATAGTACCTTCTTCTGTTGGAAAATACTGACCTTTACTTAGAGTCTTTTCTTGAGACTTAATCTGTTGATAAACTTCTTTACTTAGAATCTTTTTATAAAATTCAACATCAACATCATAGTTATATCTTTTTTCAATAATATCCTTTTGATTTGGGAAATTATAAATATCATTATGATCTGGGACATCTGGATTATGGTCATATAGATAATCTTTATCCGGATTCTTACCATGGACATGATTATCAAATATTTGATAAACATCAGTAAAGTTATTACAATACTTTTTCAACTCATTTAAATACATTTCACTAAAGAACTTCTTAAATGACTTTTGAACATCTACAATTACTAATATAGATTCATTTTGAAACTTTTCGAATTTTTTAATACAAACCATTAACTATATATAAAATCAATTTTAATATCTCTTTTTATCTTACTACAAAGAGGTTGTAAATTAGTTTTTGTTTATTTTGCTAACCCTTTTAATTAAAAATTATGTTATCACCGCACTGACCTCGTATCCAGCGATTGTAAAGTCTATTGTCATATATTCTTCATGTTTTTCTGGATGTTCAAAAAAGTCAACTACTACCGAATATTCTATATCATTTATTTCTGGTATGAACTTGCGTATCTGCTGAATTAAATCTGATTGTATTGCATCGGCGGATAATCTGGTCTCATGTAGCAACTCTACTAAATCGGAACCTAATTCAGGATTAGCCAATACGTCACCTTTATTAGTGAATATAATCATTTCCCATTTCTGTATGATAACTCTCACCACATCATCTTCGATTATTTCAGTGTTTCGAAATTTAGGATGACCTTTGTATCTAATATAAAAATCTATAAAACTTGATTCCATTAAGTTATATATAAATATACTAACTCTCAGATACTGCTTCTCGGAGTTTTCCTATTACACTCATCGCCAGAACTATTGGGTCTAATGAAGTTTCGATTTTTGGATGATATTCAGAGACAATAAAATTACACTGGAATAGTTTATCTATTTTGACACCTCTTTCAATAGCATGGTCTATAAAAGGCTTTCCTAAAATATTTAACATATCGTCAATTTTTTCTGGTCCAAATTTTGAGTTAACAAAATGGTATATTTTTTCGTAATCGTTTTGATTGTCGAATATGGCCGAGAATAACTCTTCTTTTAATCGGTTTGACACGCTGGTGCCCAAAGAATCTTGGTGCCCAGTTGTCAAGAAATCCTGTAAGTGAACTAATGTTTTTCTTAAATCTGGGAAGTTTTTTTTAACAATATTGACAATGTCCTGTTTTGGTAAAGTTTTATTTTCATCTAGTAGTATAACATCTCTTATTCTTAAAAAAATTTGTTGTTGAATATATTTTTCTTCTTCGACATTGAGACAATCAAAATTAATCTGAGGAATTCTGGACTTTATACCATCGGAAATCTTATGAATGTGATTAGTAGTTATTATAAATCGAACATTTTTATTGTATTTCTCGATGAAGGCCTTAAAGGCATCTTGAAACTGAGCGGATACTCTTTCAAACTCATCTAAAAAAACATATTTCATATCTGATTCAGCGTCCATAATAGAAGAGAACTTGCAAAAATCGTCAATTTTATTTCTTAAAACATCTATTGATGTAAATAGTGAAGAATTTAACTCAAGATGTGGTTTACTTTTATCATACTTACCAATAAGAATTCGAGCTAAAGTCGTTTTACCAGTACCATAGTGGCCATAAAATATAAAATTATTCGGCACGCCGTTTGTGAAATACTCACGAATTCTTGGCAACAAAACCATATCGTCTAACGTTTTTGGTCGCCATTTTTCCCATAAAAGTAACTGGTTTACTGAACTCATAATGTTTATATACAAATAAATTACAAAAGTTAAATTTAGAAGACCTCTGAAATTATATATAGTTCAATGATTGGTGAAAGGTTTAATTTTGAAGATGTTTTTTTTAGAGACCTTACTGTTTGTGTATTGGACACTTTTGAAGGTCAAATAAAATGGGTGAATCGATTCAGCTCAGGTGATGTAAATGTGAACGTGCCTTTTTACTACTCTTTGACAGGTGATGAGAGGTTTTTACTAGACTCATTTAGCGATGATATTGTATCTGAAAATCGTTTTGTTGAATTAAACACTGATATTATTCCAAGAGGCCATTTGACGATGACAGGATTTAATATAAGATCAGATGAATTTGCAAATCCGAATGTCTGGCTAAGAATGGTAGTGGAAAACGAAATCGAAATTAGAAAAATTTTAGCCAGAGTTAGAAGTATTCCTATAACTGTAAATTACGACTTAACTGTGTTATTGTCGTCTGAAGTAGACACTTTCAAATGTTCTCAAGCTATCATGGACACACTTTGGATGTATAAATATATGTATTTTGAATACAATTTTATGAATATAGACGCCATGATACTGATGCCGGATACAAATACTATTCAGATATCTCGCGAGAAAAATCTGACGTCGGATAATTCAATAACACTTAAAGTTTCTTTTGAAGTACACACTTACTACCCAGCAATGAGAAAAGACAGAATCAACTCAGAGGGTTACACAAGAACATATGGTGATGGATCTACGTTTGAAGGAACAAATGGTGAGCCACCGGCTTTTTTCCCAGTTGGTCAATATCCAATAAACGATGGTTCACTTCAGCCCCCGTTTGTTCAGCCACCATTTCCACCAATTACAGGAGCCACGGGTGCAAATGTTAACATACCCCCAGTTTTTCCAGAAGAATTTCCAAAAAAGAAACAAAATCCGAGTCTTTTTAATGATCCTGATTATTTCATGATAGCACCTAAAAGAACAAAGTGGTTCAATAATATTCTACAAGCCAGAGAAAAAAATGCTAGGTTGAATAATATCAATGCTGGTAGTAATCCATCTCCTCCAAAAGGAGGCTCGAACCGACCAACAAATCCAAATTCATAAGTTTACCAGCAGGAAAAAAGAAAAAATTGACTTTTAATTAATAATATATAGAGTATTAAACTAAAAAATATTTTAAAAAAATATGAAGAATCTTAAATTAGAATTGTTCAATTTCAAAAGGAGTCTAACCTTAGACCAAGAAGAAATTTGTCAAATTGTCGAAGGGCATATGAATGCATGTGACACGCATTCAGAAAAAAACATCGTTATGTCATTAAACGAAAGATTAAAGCCTTATACTTATGACAAGTCAGTAAAGTCTCTACTCGAATCTCTAAACGATGATATGTCTAATTATGAGCTATTATATGAGTTAAAAAACTTATATAATGTACTTAATTCAAAAAATCAAGGTGAGCTTTACAGACAGCCAATTAATGTCATTTTACAAACAATTAATTTAGATTCTGACCAAGATAGACTTTCAAAAATATTAAATGAACTTTCTGTATATGATTGGGTTCCGGAAATTAAATTATTTGTTCACAATTTAACAAAATCACCTGAAAAAAGAGCAAATCTTTTGAGTGGAGGCAAATCTGAATCCGTTTACACAATTGTTGAAACAGTAGAAGATGGACACATCGCTCTAATCAAAGATTCTTGGTTTCTTTTGACAGAAAATTCAATTGAAAAGACTCTTTTAGAAAATAATGTTAAAAACGAAGAGGAATTGACTACTTTAAGAACTCTACAAACAGCTATGAACTATGCTACAATTGTTGAGGATAGAATTAATTTTAGAATATCCGAATATCTAACACTTGGGATGTCTGTTTCAAAGAAAGGTTTACTTTTTGTAAACGATGATGAATTAAACGAAGAAACTACTTTAGAATCTTTATTTTCTTCTCCTATTGTGCCGATTGTAAACAAAAACTTTTATCCAATGTTACAAACAGTATCTGAAAACTTAGATAAATTCGTTGAATTAGACGTAGTTAAAAGAGTAACAAATTTGATAAATCCTTATTTGGAATGCTTTGCTTTTAACTATAAAAATAATGTCTATCTTTATAGATGCGACGAAAGATACGGAAACTCCTTCTTTAAATATGAATCTGCATTAGAACTTGTTAATGAAATAAAGAATGAATTAAATTATGATTTAACATATTTCTTTGAAGACAAACTTTCAAAAGAATTAGTTGTTAAGAGAAAACTTGAAGATAAAGAAAGAGAAGTAACACTAAAATTAGAAGATGTTAAATTCAATATTGAGAAAGTCAAAAGTTCAATCAAACTAATCGGAGAGTCTGAAGTATTAACAACAGCACTTAAAAACTTAGAAAAAAGAAAAACGGTTCTTGAATCCGAATTGAACGGAGTAAAAGAATTACAATACAACGAAAGAATTAAACTTTAATTATTTGAAATAAATTTTGAAACCCTCTTTTTAAGAGGGTTTTTTATTTTAATAAACTTTTTTGATGAATAAGTATATAACATGAAAAAAAAGTTAGATTTAATATGATTCATACAGTAAGAAAATTAAAACTAATTCAAAATTCCAAACTAAATAAAAAATACTTTTCTGATTTTTTATTCAAAAAAATAATCCTAAAGCCATTTATCTAAATAATAAAGATCTCTTCGTAGAGATTATCGTGTCTAAAGCACAAGGAAAATTAACAAGAAACGCAGAAAAAATGCTAGAACTCTTAGCAAAGAAAACTGTTAAAAAAATGAGATACTGGTCAAATGACGACAAATTAGATTGTTATCAATCGGGTCTGTTAGATATGTTTCAAAACTGGTATAATTTCAATGAAGAAAAATCGACTAACGCATTTGCCTACTTCACGGAGATATTTAAACGCGGCTTGGCCAAGGGATTTAACCAAATATACTCCAAAAAAGGAGACAGCGATAATCAAATAAAACTGCTCTCTATTGAAGGATCTAATGAAGGACAAGGTCTACACTCAATCTGATAAAAAAAAACAACCTAATCGAACCTAATCAAAAAATTGATTAGGTTTTTTTATTTAATATATAAGAAAAAACCACTATGAAAAAAATAAAAAAAATTATATCCAATTTCAACGATTATCTAGCAGATAGACTTTCTTATGTTCTATCAATTATGTTAACTTTTTATGTGATTAGTTTTCTTGTTGCTGTTCCACTTTTTTACACTCAACCAACAACAGTAGTAGCGTGGGCATCTTATCTTTGCTCAGTAGTATTTCAAGGTTTAGCTCTACCAGTGCTCGGATACACAGCTCGAAAATCTGGTGAAAAATCAGATAAAATGATGAGCGATATGTACAAAATGACCAAAAAAATTGAGGAATTAACAGAGTTAATTGAAAAACAACAACAACACTTAGAAAAAGATGTTGAAGAAATAATTGATATAGAGAAGTCTAAAAAGAATATTTAAATATCTGTAAAAACAGTTCTAATCATACGCTCAGTGACTAAGTATGGGTCGCAGTTTGAAGCGGGTCTTCTGTCTTCAAAATATCCTTTTCCATCAATCACAGATTGAGCGGGTATGCGAATTGATGTGTCTCGTGTGCTATATCCAAAACTAAATTCATGTATACCAGACGTTTCGTGTTCACCTGTTAGTCTCTCTTCATTAAAAAGGCCATAGACTTCTATGTGATTGATATGGTTTGATTCTAATTTAGACATAGTCTCTTTGATAATTTCAAATCCGCCATTTTCTCTCATTGATGGAGTAGAGAAATTTACATGACAACCGGTGCCGTTCCAGTCACCTTTAATAGGCTTAGGGTGTAATGATACGTTTGTATTATATCTCTCGGCCACTCTCTGTAAGATATAACGAGATATCCAGAGTTGATCAGAACCGTTAATTGGAGTAACTGGTCCGATTTGATATTCCCATTGCCCAAGAAGAACTTCGGCATTTATTCCAGAAATTTCCAGACCAATTTCTAGACACATATTCATGTGATTTTCAACAATCTCTCTTCCAATAACTGTATCGGCTCCTATTCCACAGTAGTAATCACCTTGTGGTCTTGGCATTTCTGATGGCTCATCTGTTGTAAATCCTAAAGGCAGACCTACACCATCTGAAAATGGACTTTTTGGTTTATGAGTTAATGTGTATTCCTGTTCCCAGCCAAACCAAGGAGAATCATTTTTTTCAACATTGTCATTTATATTAAATTCTAGCAGTGTCTCTGAAAGCATGTGTCTTTTGTTTGAAATGTGTGGAGTTCCATCAGGATTCAAAACTTCACAAAGTACCAGTTTATCATATACACTTCTTAGCGGATCTCTTACTACAAAAACAGGTTTAAGTAAACAGTCTGTATTTTCACCACGACCTGCTTTTGCTTGGTTTGTGGAGCTTCCGTCGAAAGACCACATTTGGTATAGTTCAATATTATTATCCAATCCATCTGATTCGACAATTTTGGTCTTACTTCTTAAATTCTGTGGTTCATTCCCATCAAGCCAGATATATTCTAGTTTAATTTTCATTTTTTTATTTTTTTTATTTTTTTATTCAACAAAGTTTTAAATTAATAATATAGAAGTTTCAAATACTTTAATGAAAGAAGTCTATATTCAACTTTGGGAAATTTGGCTAATTGATAATTCTATTCAATCCGATGGTTGTTCTTTGCATATTTCATTAAGTTCTAGAAATAATTTTTTACAAAACTTAGAAAGAAATACCACAGAGCGACCGGTCGGTAAGCAAGAAATTGTTTATGTTGACAATTCAATTTATCAAATATTAAAAAGAAAATCCGATATAAGACTCTCAGAAGTTGAATTTAATAATTCATTAAGTTTAAAAAGAATCGAAGTTTATGATAATGTTTAATCTTATTTCACTAATTTTCATTTTCTCTAATTCTTACTATATCTACCATTATAAAAGACTAGATGAACCGATTAGAGTCAGGGATTTCAATAAAAAATTAGATTTAGTTTATTATAGCCTTAAGCCTCTTTTTATAATCTGGCTCTTAATTGGTATATTTTTACAAGTTTCTAATATCTATTTAGTGCTATCTTTTTTGATTATTTTAAGATTTCCTTTATATTATACAAATAAATCATTGTATTCACGATATCACCGTATTGTTCCTGTGGTAAACATCGTTCTACTTAGTTTGTTGTTGTTTAACTTATAGGTTAAATTTTTTTAAGTGATCTTCTGTAATTATTATAAACTCAAATCCCTTTTTTTGACACCAAGAAATCATAGTGTCCCATTTTTGTTTATTTTTATAAGCCATTTTTAGATCGTATTCAAAGTTTTTGAGTTTCTTTCCCCTGTTTTCAGGAATTTCCAATCTGCCTTCATTTAGGGCTAACACCATGTTATATTCTTTTTGAGGTTTGACTTCAACTACTACCTTTTTTGTTAGAGTCTCATTAATTTTCATTTCATAATAAAAGTCAGGATAGTACGAGTGTTCTTTTATTTTAGTATCACCTTTATCAAAGTGTGTCATCTGGTATGGAATTTTCAAACATTCCGCGCCCCAAATAGATATTTTATCATTGTGGTCTAACCAAGTCATTATCTTTTTCTCCCAACTGCTTCGAAAAAATACGCCTCCAAGTGAATTTAATTTCAGCACTTTTTCTTTAAACTTTGGAATATAATTGCCCTGGTTATAGTTTGAGTTGTTGGGTTTAGCGTTTATCATAATTTATATATAAATAAAACAATCTCTGAGTAAATGGGTGAATTATATGATAGATTTAAACTAAATAAATTGGTTAGTTCTAACGACCCGGTAAGTTATTTCAAAGAAAACTCAATAGATTTTTATAAATCTTACACCAAATCAACTGAACAAATAAAAGCAATTCCCGTAAGACTGATGATACCGGGAAAATTTTATTTTCTACATTACAAAGATGATTCTAATTGGATAAGATACTCACCTGTATTTATAACCGAACAGAAACTTTATGAATCGAATATTCTTTTTACATGTGTAAATTTCAACTTTATACCACTTGAGATTAGAATACTTTTTTTTGATAAGTATATTAAAGAATTAGACTTTCAACAGGATATAAAAAAGAAAGGAAATCACTTTATAAAAGTAAAACATGAGATTATTTATAGAGAATTAAAAAAATTACGACTGGAATATAGCATCCAACCCTATAACGCTGCTCAAATAGTGACCTGTCATAGAATAATGATGGAAGACTTACCCAGATTTTTATTCTCGGCTCACCCAAAAAACAAATATGATCCAAAGAAGTTAATCGAAATTTGGAAAACAAAAGCAAAAAATTCCGATCAAAGAGATGATGAGATGATGAAATTGACTACCGAGGACCTTTACAACTTTGACAAAGATTTTATGCAAAAGTTTGATACTTTAAGCTCCCATATCGAAAGGTTTAGAAAGAGTATTGAAAAGTGGGGCTAGTCTTATTCAAATATTAGATCTATTGAATTGTCTCTGTAAACCTGTTTAGTAATATCTCCTAAAATTGAATCTATCAACTTTTCGTAAATATCATCAACTTGAAGTGTTTCGTATTGATTGAGTGTGGCTAAATTTTTATTGTACCAACTATAAAAGAAATCGCAACAACACTCGATTAATTCTTCAAATGTGAAGTCATCTCTAAATAAATAACTACAATAAAGAACTTTGAAACCAAATTGATTCGATGTAGACGAGCCCCAAGACGGATTCTCATAGGAAATTATTACAGCGGTATTCCAGATTATCTCAATAGTGAATCCAAGTTCTTTTATTTTATCTAAGTGGTCAGTAAATTGCATAATTAATTAGTCCTTTCGTAAGATTGGAAAACACAAACAAAAACTAAATCAGAGTTTCCGGTATTAAAAACTTTATGAAAGGCCCCGTCAGGGATCAAAATAATGTCATCAGATTTGACATCTATTCTTTGGTCGTCTAACTGCATTATACCCGTACCACTTTTAAAGAAATAAACTTCTTCTAATCCAGGGTGTGAATGCCCAGAAGTTTCTTTATTTGGGTGTAAAATTGTTTTTGATACACAAAGGTTATTTAAGAATCTGTTGTCTTCTACAACATAGACTTCGGTGTCTCTAATTACGTTTCCTGAAATAACGTCACTATTGATTTTCATAATTATTTTTTTATTTTATATATTATATTCTTTCACCAGTTACTGGATCATAATTTAGAATCAGTAGTTCGACTCCTTTTTCGGCTTTGCCTTTTGACTCATGATTATTCCCACCGTTTGCGGAACTTCTATTAACTTCCTTTTCAAACCAAAGATATTTATCTTTCGGTAATAACTCTTCTAAGAGTGGGAAATAATAGTATGATAATGACCATCTACTTTCAATACCTTTAATCAATTCTAAAAGTCTTCTGTGTGAGGCAGGTCCAAATACACCTTCTGCATCAGACCCATACCAGAAAAGCCTCTTAGCATCGTCTTCGCCCTTTGATTCGTCAAATCTAGCATAAGGAGGGTCTAAATAAATGTAAGTTTCTGGGCTATCCCATTTTAAGATTAGTTCTTGAAAATCAATATTGTTGAACTCGGTGATAGATTGTAGTTTCTGTGTATATTTATTTTTCTTTAATTTAGATATTAAAGATTCTAATTTAAGTTTATCCGTATCTTTTTTATACCCAGTAAATCCACCGCCTCGTGGATAGACACTGGAAAAACTTGAAGTGATAAGAAATGCGTAAATTGCAGCTCTTTTAAAGTCACCCATTTCAAAGTCATTGTTGTCTAAAAAATCATTGTCTACATACTTTCTATAGATAGATTTATAGAAATCCCATTTTTTTTGGGGATCCGTTTCGGTTGTATTAAGAATTGTTTGTTTCAATTTTTCCAGAACATATAAAAACTTTTCCGGTTCAGCGCAACACTTCATTAGATTGACTTGGTGTCTATTTTTATCGTTATAAACCACATTTTCAAAATTTAATGTATCATCGTCCATGTAGGTAGCAAAAGAACCCGAAAACGGCTCGAGGTAATTTTTGACACCTATTTTGGGTATTTTTTTGTTAATGAAGTCAATAAAAACGGAAGAACTCTTTCCTCCAAAATAAGAAATAACAGCGCACATTTTATTTAAATTTAGTTAAGGTTTATTTTATATTCTAAAAATTAATATTGTTTCTTTTTTTGAGTAGACCACAATTTGCTACAACTGGTCTTCTAGTGAGGGTCTTGTTTTTTTAATCAGTTCTAATCTAACTTTCATTAAAATTTTACCTAAATTATTCTCACCACTGTTGCCGCATTTTAGGCAATTACAATTTCCCCAAAAATTATCATGCCACCAGTTTTCTTCGACTAGTTCAAAACCACCAGTGTCAATTAGTTGTTGGGCTAAAGATTCATCAGAGAACTTTTGTGTTATTGCTAAATTCATAAAATCTAATTTTTTTTCACCCCAATCTGTTCGGAGTTTGACTCTTTGTCCTATTTTTTTAACATCTTGGGCTAGTGGAATTTTTGAAATAAGTTCTCGTAAATCCGGAGCAGTGTAGTATTTTCCATCTATAAATTGCAGGGTGTTTACTTTTAGGGCAACATAGAAGTGCTCTACAGATGGGTAAATGATTCCTTGGTGTTCTATTTTACACGGGTAGAAATTAGAAAGAAAGTAATATCGACCTTGAAATTTCGTTATCTTTGACATATAGATTATATATTGTAAAAAGTAAAAGTCCACTCTAAGTGGACTTTTCAATTGGTGGAGATGACGTTGCACTGCCCAACGTGTCTTCTTTAGTTGATAATAACTATTCGTTCACAAGCTTAGTCACTTTTTCTAAAGTGGCAAAATAGATGGTTTTTTTGAAAAAACTTCTAAAAACTAACAAAAACCGGTTCCAAATTTACTGTCTGGTTCAGTTGTAGATTTTTTACAATTAAGCAAATTGTAGCTCTTCTACTTTGAGCAGGTTGTTTTGTAGGGCCGCTACTAAATCTTCACGAGTTCCTACTTGATTTGTGTTGCCATTTACGACAGTGTTATCTAATTTATTAGTCGGATATTTAACAAGCCGACACTTGCATAAAAACCACCACACTACGAATCTATTCTATGACATCCCCAAATGTGTTTCAATTTATATATCATATATTACAAACCAAAAAAAGTTGTTAAAAAGGAAGTCTGCTAGAATTGCTTTCATCACCTATATAGAATTCAAAAACAAGAACCCCGGTAGAAGCACTTTGCCAAATATCAAAATCACACTCGTATTCAGATAGAACATCTTTTTTAAGTTTGTTAGCCACATCTAAAGCCGAAATAACGGCTTTAAGCGTTGTCGTTTTTGGCAAATGGCATTCTATAATAATTTCTTCGTGTTTTTTTGATGTCACTCTGACGTCTTTTAATCCGGCGTTTCTAAACATTTGTCTAAGTAGTGAGTGTAGGTTTTCTAAATCGTCTTTGTCATCTTCTTCGTAATCTGAGTAATCGTCGTAATCGTTATCTGAATTAAACTTAGGATTGGAAGATTTACCTAATTTCTCAAAATCGCTCTCATCATACCAATCATCGTAGTAACCATAATCTTTTGTAGAATCGTCTTCATAATCATACCCACCTTTGTCATTTTGGTTATTAGCAGGTAGATCATCGTTTAAGTGACTCAGGTCATCTTTTCGAATAGCCTCTTTAATAAATGTATTAAATTGTTTAATTTTCATTATTTTAATTCTATTTTAAGGTATGTTTTGTCGAATGAACAAGCATCTGACAATTTATATTTTGTTAAAATATCCTGGATATTAGCAATACCCATATATACATAATCTAAATTTGGTTCTTCTAAGTCTATTCTAATAAAAACTTTATCCAACTCACCAATCACTTTTACTTCAAGCACCGATTTACTCTTTTTTATTTCGCTGATTAAGTCTTTATATTTAGCTAAAATCTCTTGATTAAAACCTACTTTTCTAACGGTAGGTAATGAGTCCCAATCTACTTTGGTTGAAGCTATGGCTAACTTTTCTAAGAATGTTATATTTATCATCTCAGAATTTCTGTGTTCGTTATAATATCCAACTGATATGTTAGTGCATTCGGCAATATCGTCCATAAAAGACGCCGAATCAGTGTAGACTCCGGTAGTATCAAGTGACAAACTGACTCCACCTTTTGAGAATTCTTTAGCCAGAGCTTGTCCAAACTCGTTAGAACAGCACTGTCTACCTAATTGATGTGTGATAACCGAAGTAGTTCTCCTTCTATCAAAAGAAACGCATCTTTTAATATTCTGTAGGTAATCAACGCTGGTAAAAATACCAGAAAGAGCATTTGAGCCAATTCCTCCTCTTTCTTCGCCTATAAAAAAGTAATATAAACCTGGGACATTATTTGCAATCATATATAACATAACCGTTGTGCCAGCTTTGTCGTCTGCTCCAAGTATTGACTTACCATCTGTATGTATGATTTCATCACCAGATCCAGTTTTTATAAGCCTAAAAGAATATCCTTCTTCGCTAACTCTACCTCTGACAGATAGTAAGTTTATATCAACTTGCTCTCTATCTGCTGTATCTAAGTGACAGGTAAACATAGTTTGTGGATTACTCGGACCAACTATCTTGTAGTAATTTCCAATTTCATCTCTTTTAAGATCACTTGGTAAAAACTGCAACACCTCTTTTTCATGTCTACAATCTGGAAAGTGTGGGTATGTTTTTGTAGTAAGTGATATAAATGTTCTACGAACATCTTTTGGTGTAAAAGAGAAATTTGGAACTTCAATTTTTTCAGACTTTATTTGTTCACCAGAGTCTCCTTCATATGCGAGTTCATTGTACAGTGTGATAAAATCTCTTATATCTGCTTCGGTAAATAGGCTTGGCCAGTAGTATCTTAAAAATTTTCCAATTTTCATATCATATTTTTTGTCTTCTACAGTCACTAAAAAGCAAAAAGGTTTAGTCGACACATCAACGTAAGAAATTCCAAGTCCATTAAAATATTTAGAAGTAGGTTCACCCAGCCACATCATTTCAAAGGCTAAGTATTCATTATTTTCTTCCATTGTAATAAGAATTTCTTCTAATTTTTTAGAATATACAATTCTTGGTGGTATCCCTTTGCCGAAGCCAAAGTTTTTGTCATTAGGGGCGATAGATTGTGTTGCTGATTCGAAAAATTGTCCGAACTTAAATAATTTCATAGAGTATATATTAAATTTAAATATAGATTATATTTCTGTTGATAGTGTCTATGAAAGCCCTGCCTGTTGCGGGTTTATTACTTTCAATAAAATCAACATCTTCATCGTTTAATGATTTGTTAGATAATTCTCTTATTTTTGTCAAAATTTCCTGGTTTGGTGTAGTTGAAACATTTTTAGAATAACACCACACTATTGGGGTGTTTGATTGACTTTTTGCTTTACTATTTTTCTTAGCAATTTCTGCCGCTCTTTTTAACACAAACTCTGGTATTATGTCATCTTTTAGTGCCTTAACAAGAACGTGGCTACCAGGAAATCCAGCGGCATGCAACCAAATATCTTTTTCACTGGGGTAGACACCACCTATTGGGTTAGCATTAGTGCCACAAAATTTTGACGTTAGAAAGTGATTTGATTCTTTGTTTCTACCCCAATAAACATCATAGATGTTATTTGGATTAAATTCGTCTACAATTTTTTGATGTTTAATATCAACGTTATTTTTTTGTAATTCTTTTAACTGAATTGATATTAAATTTTCTAAAACTTGGTTTTTTGAAAAGTTATGAAACTTCTTTATTTTTTTCATAGATTATATATTAAATTATTTAAAAACAAAAAAGACCCATTAATGGGTCTTTTTTGTAAGTTTTAAGTAGTAGAACTATTAGTTCAAGTACTGACCAGCGTCAGTAACTTGGATAGTCATAAACTGTTTTTGTGGGAACCAACCAACTTCTGTTACAGCATATCTTGATCTCAATAACATTCTTGGAGCAAATGTAGCTTCAGAGATGATAGAGATTGATTGTGCCATCAAGTAAGGAACGAAGATGATACCTGGTTGATCAGGATTGTTCTTTCTTCCTAAAACGATTCTGTTGTCGTTATATCTCATATAAGGGTCAACGTAGATAGAAATATCACCGATTGAACCTACTGGGTATAATTGACCAGAAGCATTCATTTTTGATTTAACAGGGTTAATAGTATATCCAGCGATATCAGAAAGAGCAGCAGCAAGACCTCCATTTGTGATAAGGTATTGAGCAGGACCTACACGACCTTCAGTAGCGATGAAGTTAGAAGCGTGAACAATCTTAGTGATAAGTTTTCTCTGAACCGCGTGAGTTGTTTCACCACCAACCGCAGATACATAAGTTGTATCTAAGTCGAAGATAGGATTACCAGAACCATTTAATGGAGCTGATGTTCTGTTCAAAGTTCCTAATTCGAAGATTTTAGCAACGATTTGTTTTGAAATTGTTTGAGACAATTCGTTAACAAGAATAGATTCCATTTTTTGAACGATATCCATACCTGTGTTAGCTTTAATATCTTCGATTTCGGTTCTTCTAAGTGCTGAAGATACTTCGATAGTACCAACTGCTACAGTTTTAGAAGAAATTTTAGGACCGATAACTCCAGCATAGCTGTCATCATCCATACCTCTATCCATTGGATACTGTCCGTTAAATCCTGAACCATACTGAGCCCAGTTAGCAGAGAATCCAGGGATGTGGTCTTCAAGAGCCGAAACTAAATCAACTGATGGACTTTGACCACTCAATGATACACCACAAATTGATGTAATTTGAGAAACCATAGAAGCAACTGAAGTAAAGGTGTTTCTAGTTTGGTCGAAAGCGAAAACAGATCCAGCAGAACCAACTGCAGTGTGAGCAGTGTTGAACTGTCTGAAAGCTCTAAACATTGGGAATCCGTCGATTCTTGAGAATCCTAAAAACTCAACGATACCTTGTTTAGATGCGGTCGCGTTTAGGGTTTGTGAAATAGTAGCACCCAATCCTGTAACACCAGTCGTGTTAATTGAATAATAGAATGGTCCATTTTGTAAACCTCCTGTTGATTGGTTGATAGAAGCACCACTACCAGTCAACATTGCAGATTTAATAGCACTGATGTTTGTAGCATTCAATTTGAATACTTGTGGTCTTTCATCTGCGTTACCATCTCTTGTATCATCATAACGGAAGTCGATGAAAAGAAGGTCGATTTTCGGACCTGGTGTTGGTTTAACAGCAACAAGGTCAAGACCGATTGTTTGAGCTGCAATTTTCATCGCAACTGGAAGTAGGTTTTGACCTACATCACCCGAACCAGCAGCTCCGGTCCAGTTAGCACCTTGAATGGTACCTGTTGGGTTATTAAGACCAACTACAGGGTTAAGGACAGCACCCATACCTGTAACGTTAGAAGCGTTTACATAAGCATTCTCGTTGATTGAGTGGAACTCAGCATATTCTGACATCCATTCTACTCTATCACCTTCAACTCCCATGTTTTCCAAAACTGGAGACCACTTCTTAATAGCTTTTTGTTTGTCTATTCTAATGTGTGACATAATTTTTTTTATTTTTTTTTATTATCTATAGAAGCCCAATTGAGACTTTTAGATTAAATGTTTTTGAATCTTTCTAAGATAGCCTTAGCTTCTCCGTCTGAAATTTTATCCTCTTGGATTAACATTTCATGAGAAACTAATTGTTTCGTATAAGATTCATTTTTTTTGAGATTTCTAGTAGACCAGAAATGCTCAACTTGTGATTCAGTCATTAGGACTTCAGCAGGATACAATCTAGCCTGTGAAAGGATAGATTTTTTGCTTGAGTCTGTTAACTGTTCCCAGATTGGCTTAATGTTTTCAGGCATCAATCTGATAACTCTTTCTTCAAGAGATTCATTTTTAGTTGACAGTGCTTCTGCGATTAGAGTTAGAACTTCTTTCTGAGAGAAATAGCTTCTTTCGTTTATGTGAAGTTTAACAGATTCTTGTTCTTCGTCAGATAGTGCGTAGAAACTGTCTACTTGTGACTTGTTTAAGAACTTCAAGAAGTTCAAATCAGTCGATTCAGAAACTTTTCGTTTTTTAGCTTCTTCAATAAGTTTATTTATAGATTCTGATAATTCAGAATCGTCTTTTCCGGATACGTTATAATCATTTTCTTTTTCTTCCTCTTTTTCTTCCTCTTTTTCTTTATTATTCCAAGCTTCTTTGTTTTTTGAAGGAATTCCATTATATTCTTTTTCTTCCTCTTTTTCTTCTTCTTTTTCTTTTTCTTCTTCTACGTTTTCAAAACCAACAGCTGATAAAGAAGGAAACTCATGTGCCATTCCGCCATTTTCGAAAAGTCTTTCACTATTAGAATTTAACTTTTCAACAATCATACCTTGATAAGAGATTGATTTATCAAGATTTTCAGCGATATATTCAGAATAAGCGATGTTATCATCTAAATGCTCTGCGATATACTCGGAGTAAGCGATATTGCCTTCAACGTGTTCTGCTAAGTATTCAGAGTAAGCAATTGAATTATCAAGGTGTTCTGCGATATATTCAGAATAAGCAATGTTTTTGTCTAAGTTTTCAGCAATATATTCAGAATAAGCAATATTTTTGTCTAAGTTTTCAGCGATATACTCAGAGTAAGCAATGTTTTTGTCTAAGTTCTCTGCTAAGTATTCAGAATAAGAGATGTTTTTGTCTAAGTTTTCAGCGATGTACTCAGAATAAGAAATGTTTTTGTCTAAGTTTTCTGCTAAGTATTCAGAATACTCGATATTTTTGTCTAAGTTCTCTGCAACATATTCAGCGTAATTGATGGCTTTTTCAAGATTTTCTGCTAAATAATCATTGTGTTTAACTAACTTTTCTGTAGTAGACTTAAGAGACTTGTTCTCGTTAACAACAACTTGGATTTTTTCAGCTAAGTAGTCTAAATATTTTACAACTTGTGAGTTAGTGTTGTTTAATTCTTCATAGTATTCTAACAACTGTTCCATTTTTTTAGGTGTTAGATTACCTTTTGATAAAGCAGTTTTAACTTCTTTTTTAGTTGAAGCTAATTCGTTAACTAAATACTGCGAATAATCAGTCAACTGTTTTTTGGTGACAAAATCGTTTGTGTTCATATTAAATAATTCATTTATTTTTGACTCGTCGGACATTTCATATATCCTAAAGTTGGTATTTTCTCTGAATCCCAAAGATTCATTAAGTGGTTTAACGGTCATTTTAGCTGAAGCAAATCCTGGATCAGCCACTATATCATAAGTAAATAATTTTTTCAGAGACACTGAACCATCAGATTCTGTCACACCGGCGGCTCTTGACGATACGAAAACAGGACATCCATCATCAACTAACGCTCTGGCTTCTCTACCCCAATAAGTAGTAAGTAATCTAATCTCGCCCTCTACTTTATTGGCTTCTTTGACGTAATTAACTTTTTCGATTATGTGAGAAGCTCTAGCCAAAGAGGTATCAAAAACATCTGGGTGATCAAATTCTCCATAAACAGCACCTAAAGTGCTCATTCTTTCCTTTAACTCTTCAAGAGCAGGTATGAATTTATCAGCAGTGTAGATTCTCTCATTCCTGTTCTTAATCCCAAATTCAGTGAAAGTTCCACCTAAAACGTATTCTTTTTTTGAGGAATTTTCTCTGATAAGAGATGATGTTGAGTTTTCAACTATTAAAACTGGTTTCATTTAAAATAATTATTTTTGTGGTTTGATATTATATATTGATATATACTGGGCCTTATTTTACAGAGGTGGATTTTTTATAGCAAACGAAAACCCTTATTGTCATAAAGTTCTACTTAACATTAGATAAGAAAGATTTGAAAATTTTATAAATAAAAAAAATTACTGGATTTTTTATGATTTTAACCAGAGAGATAGAGGTAAGAATAACTGAGTCAAATTTTTCCTATTATGAGGACTTAGGTTATGAAGTGTTCATCGGTGAAGAACTGGTCATACCTACCGAATTATTATCAAAGGGTTCTCATTATAGAATAATATGTAAGTGTGATACCTGTGGTATTCAAAAAGAGGTGATTTTTAAGAATTACATTAAATATAACAATAACTGGGGTGAATATTTTTGCAGAAAGTGTTCGGAACATAAAAGAAAAAAAACACTCAGAAAAAACTTAGGCGTAGATTATCCTATACAAAATGAAAAGGTAATGGATAAAATGAAAAAAACTATGGTCAATAAATATGGTGTTGATAATATCTCTAAACGAGAAGAAAAGAATGAATGAATGAATTTTGAATATGCAAAGAGAAATCGAATTTGATGTGGATTGTTTCGATTTAAAACTCGAAAATTATCAATTGTTCTTATCAAAGTTTGACGAATGGGTCAATGCCAAAAGAGAAATAAATTTAAACTTTATACTAAAACCCGAGAAAAAATTAGAATTTGAAGTCGAGTTAGATAATAGTTCTTCTGTTTATCATGTTGGTTTCTATGAAAACCCACTTTATACAAACACTGTTCTATTACAAAAATCAGCAGCTGTGATATCTAGTTTTAAGTTTATACTAAACAATAATTCAATAGAATCTCTAGTATTGAAATTAAATCCATTAACCACTAATTGGGGTAAAGTTCTAAGCGATATGGTAACATCATTAAACAAACCAAAACTTCAACAACAAATAGCAGACGGACAAGTAATCAACTTTTATTTTTTAATAAATAAAAGTGGCACATGAAATTTTATAAATTTGAAACAGACCACACGCAACTAGAAATCGACAGAATTATTATCAATATGACATTAATCGAAGCCGATCAGATTGATAAACTATTTAGAAGAATAGACTGTGTTGAATATACTGATAAGGACGGTAATGAATGTATGTTTGCTATTTTGAACAATTTTGATTTTGACATCCTTTGTAGTGTTTATGATAAATACTGTATAAAATATAAATTCTTTGATTTATCCGAAAAAGTGCTTTTTGACTTTGCGGTCGATACTAAATTCAAAAACTCAAATAATTTTTCTGTATCTCTTAAATTAAAAAAACTAATGAAAAACTATCGAAGAGATTGGCTGACAACAGACGTGGTTTTAGATAAAATACTAAGTCTAGGAATTGAAAGTCTAAATGATTTTGACTACGTTATATTAAAGCGGCATTAAAATTCAAATTCACCACCACCTTCTTCAGCAGGCGGTGTTTCTTCGGCTGGTGCTTCAGCTGGAGCTTCTTCCGTTGTAGATTGACCACCTCCTTCAGCAGCACCCTCAGCAGCACCTTCGCCACCACCCTCGCCTCCAGCACTAGACTCTGCTCTTGCCCAATATCTTTGGTTTTCGGCCTTTTCTTCAGGTGTTAATTTGAAAACGTAGTCCATAATCCACTCAATATGGAAGTAAGGTTTGTCTCCGTTCATTATCCCAGTAAGAGTTGTTATCGCCTCGGCTCTTTTTGATAAAGTATTAATTTTTTTCCAATCTTCGAAAACCTGATTTGTATAAAATATAACATCTACCGAGTTTAGGAAAACTTCGTCTTCTTTGAGTTCTGGAAACTCAATTAACATTTGTAGTTTAAGTGGCTTAACTATAATTTCTTTAAATATTGTTCTAAGCCTCATAATAAAGTTATGGAATTTGATTTCATCTCTGGTCATCTCAGCAGCATCAGTAATCAGATTTCCACCACCTCCTTCGGCTTCTAATCTTGTAAGGGGAATCTTAGAAGCTCTTTTAAGTGCTTGGTGAAACCACTTTAACATTGTTTCTTCGTTAAGGTCATGACCCTGTGGACCAACTAATTCCATTTGAGGCGTTCCAGCGTCCCCTTCAGGGAACCAAACTTGTTTGTTATATGGTAAGTGCTTTGAACCGTTTATAGATAGTGTACCTAAGGTATCATCCCACTCGACTTCTTCAGAATAATCTTGTATCAATTGTCCGATTTGTTCTTCGGCTCTTTGTCTTGATAGACCCTTTACCGGGATAACAAATTTTTGATAGATTGTAGCATTAATAACGTTATACATTATTCTTGTTTGTTCAAGAATTTTTAATTGATTGTATGGTTTGATTAAGCCTTCTACATAAGAAGTTTCTGAATAATCGTTTTGTGTAGAGTAAGATATAAATACAATTTGTGAATCTAAAAATATTCTCCTCAACTGAGGATCTTCTGGAAATTGAATCCAAAGGTGGCCAACGTTCGGTTCATAGGCAGGTACTAAAGTTTCTGGTCTTAGCCGGTTAAAACCTACGATATTCTTTTTCTTATCATCATAGATGAATTCTATTGCTAAGTATCCATCTATTAAAAAATCTCTCATCATTTGCCAGGCTGTGATACTATCAGCAAATCCAAACTTGTTATAAATCTTTTCAAAATATTCAATATATTTATCTTGTATTTCTTGTGGATAATCCGAAGGTATTGGCCTTGGTGAGCAAAAGTCTCTAGTATCATTATAGACAATTGATTCATCTGATATCGCGCTAACGAAATCTCGTATTTCATCTTTAATTGAATATTCCCTTAAAATCCTTCTTTTATCAGCATAGGCTTTATCTAAATATGGTATAGATTTTCTATTAAGAACAGAGGCGACTGCTCGTTGTGAAAAAAAATCATACATTGAATTTCCACGAGCTGAATAAGGGTCTTCGTTGATTCCTATACCGACTTGATTTCTAATAATCATGTCGTCGTAGTTCATACCGTAGTTAGAAAGAGTTCTAAGGATTCTACTAAATAAACCCCTATTTTCTACAGGAGAGTTTAATCCTAAGTTATTATCAGCCATCTGGGTTAGTCAAAATTTAAGATTATATATAAAAAAGATATGTTCCTAAAAAAATTAATTTTTAGGTGTAATTGTTATAACAGCTGATATTTCACCCCATGCATCTGGTTCTGAAATGTTTTTTTCAATATTGAATTTTGAAAAATCAATACCTCTAAAAAGACCATTCCACTTTCTATCTGTGTAAACACCGGGTCCGAAACCATTACACCTTACAGTAATTGTCATGGTATCTTTATCAAATTTTTTGGTCATTCCATTAGAAAAATCACTTTTCGCAACAGAAGTCCTTTTGTTCATTTCGTTATAAAGTTTTTGCATGGTAAAAAGGTCACCCCCTACCTTAGCATTTTGAATGAAACAAACAACGGTACCCCATTTCCAGATAGAACTGATAGAAACTTGCACACTCTCTAATCGGTTTTTAAGTGCTATAAGTTCATCTAGGAATTCCCAGAATTTATCATCCGTTATCATTTCGGTATATCCACCCATTGGTGCGGTTTTGAATGCATTCCTAAATGTAATATTCATAGAAGTAAATCCTTCATATTCACCCTCAGTAATTGTTCTAGGACCTTCGAAAGAATATTCTATATCTAAATCTTTAATAGGAATCAACATCTCATCCAATTCCTCCTGAGAGAAGTCACTGATATCTTGTGATTCATTTAAATGTTGTAAAAATTTGTGTAAATATTTCATTATTTATTCTTGAGTTTTTTATCAAGTAGTTTCGCCAAATGGTCTCCAATAAAATAGTGCATGTTCTTTAATGTATCGGTCTCAAAAGTCACTATCTCATCCATAAATTTAAATTGGTATTTATAGGCATCAACTTCTTCTTCTTCACCTCGTTCTACTTTCCAAATAGTCAACTCTACATCGTAATTATTGTTGATGTTTATTTTAAAATCAAAAGTAGTTTTATCACACGGGGTAGTCTTAAACTTAGGTTGGTATTGGACTTCAAAAATAGAATAATCAGTAATTTTTGCCCTTCTCATATAGTAATTAAGAAACATAGCAGGTGCTTCAACAAAGTCAGATAATATCTGTAGATCTTCACCAAAGTCTCGAGATTTAATTATATCCAACACTTTTTCTTTAAGATTTATTAGATTTTTAAATTCAATTTTGTGATAGACGCAGTTAATGTCAAAAAGGTAAATAAAGTCATTTTCAATCAATAACTTTTTATCTATATCAACTTTAAATATAAACTTTGTATGTATGATAGAAACGTCTTCAGTTTCTAAGTCCTGTATAGAAACCACCATTTTGTAAAATTTCTGGTCTGAACTAATTTCATAAACTATATCAACCGACGAGGCTCTAGCATCTTCGTCTTCTGAAAACATATCTCTGAAAACTTCCTGAACTTCACTAACTTTTAACTCCATAATCTTATTTAAATTGACTATCGTATAATTTTCTTTTAAGTTCCATAAAGCGGTCTATATAACCGTTTCTTCTTAGTAATTTAAAAATTAGATTACCAATTGAGAACTCACCACTTTCTGATTCAAGTCCGCTTTTTCTATAATCTTTGATTTTGTTCCAGACCTTTTTTATTCTATTTTCTAATTGACTGAATTCTTTGGTTTTCGAGTCTTCCTCAATTTCATCAATTAACATCATTAGTACTTTGGACTTTTCTTTTATCATTCGTTCATTGGGTTTGAATTCAATTTTTTCAGGTATCTTTATCCATTTATTATTTTTTAGTGAAAAAACACCACCCATTTTTCCATCTTCGATTTCTTGTAGCATAACATCAGAATCTTGAATAGCAATCTCAACATCATATCCCTTTATTTTAATCTGATGAAGTGTATTCCACATTTTTTTTGCCAAATCACATAAATTTTCTACTAATTCATATTCATCATCAACATCGATGAAGTCAATAATTATATGTAAATCAAAGTCAGAATATTTTTCGGACCAATTATAATTACAAAGAGAACCACAAAGCACAATATCTTTTATTTTGGCTTGTAGGTCGCATCCTTCATAAAAATCTTTTGCAATAGTTATTAATTGCTTTCTTACCTGGTTATCAATCTCGAAGTCGTTCCATAACTTAGGGTTAAGGTCGTCTTGTAACCTAAATGATTTAATTGGAACAAATGCTCCTCTTTTTAGCTCATTAATCTTACTTATTCGCATAGTTATATGGTATTTGTAAGATATATATTAAAAATCAATATATGATTTTGTTAATCTGTTCTATAACCATATCAGAAGTAATGGCCTTTGTACATTCAAATTGCCTTTGTGTGCCTCTGTGAATTGGACACCAGTTCCAATCAGAAGCATTTAGTCGGTGGCTATTAAAACATGAATTACAAACCGACTTATTTATCACTCGAAGGGTTTTATCGGTGGTTTCAGAGTAAGTGTCGCTAAATCCTGAAATCAAAATGACTGGTAAATCACAAGCCCACGCTAACCAACTAAGTCCTGATCCAAGACCAATAAAAAATTGGCAAGTTTCTAAGTCAGATATCAATTGGTCCAAACTTTGAGCTGCGAATTTTTTTGCTCGTAGTGGTTGCTTATTTCCCATATAACCGTCTTCTTCTCGTGAGTAAATAACAACTTCATACCCTAAGGAATTTAAGTAATCCACTACCTGTTGCCAACCGTCGGGGTTGTTCCAATATTTAGCCTGTGCGGTGGAATGAATTCCGATTCCTACTTTTTTAAGTTTCTGTGGACGTTTTAAATTTAAAACCGGTCTAATTTCTTGTGGATCTAAACCCAAAATATCAGACGCGGTTTGTTGAAGTGAAGTTTTTCTAAAATCTTTTGGATTTTTATTGAAGTCCGGTTCATCGCCGTCATAAAACCAACCAATTCTATACTGAGCATAAATATTATGAACAACTTCTCCAGGGTTGACAAATTCAATATCCGAGTAGTCTAATTTAAATAATTCGTTCAAAAATGTTGAAACCACCACCTGACAATTATGTTTTTTTCTAAACTCTTCGACATATGGAAACCAGGCTATTGTGTCTCCAAGTGATTTTGATTCCAGACTGATAAATATTTTTTTATCTGTTAGATCTTGTTTGTAACTCCAGACTACTTCACCAGATACATTCTCCAACTTAAGAGTCCATATCGTGAAGTATTTTTTATTGGCCTTAGCCCACATACCGTTTGATATTTTTGTTCTAAAAAGAAGAATATCACCACTGAACATGTTAATAAAATATTCCGAATCAGGAAAATTATTTATCTCGACAAAAGGACCATCTACAAAGTTTATATTTACAGACGGACTGGGAAGCCTTATTATGTCGTCTCTTTTTTGGATATTGTTATACATGAGTTATTTATTTTTTTAGATTCCTAATACGTTACAAATATTTGTAAGATTTTGATGTTGGTCTGTTGTTATTTGATTTGTTTGCTCCATAAGACTTTCACTATAAGTTGGTAATTGTTTTAGAAATATTGGTAATTTAAAACTTTGGGCTTCTTTAACCGAAATCGGATTTAACTCTAAATTAGAGGGAAAATAAAATAAATCAGCCGCTTTATAAAAGTCATCGACATCATTTCTTTCGCCGTGTATAACGCAGTTCCCTGGTAATTGGTGCATCAACGGTCGCCAATATTCACTGAAGTTGACTGCTTGATTTCCAACAAAGTGAAACTGTATTGGTAATTCTTTAATCTGGGATAATCTTGCCAGTTCTATGAGTTCAGATTGATTTTTACCAGGAGTAAATAGACCAACGTTAAGCACATGTTTTATTTTAGGGTTAAAGTTGAGTTTTTCTTTGAAGGAATTTTTATCAAAATCTATATGTTGTATTGGATATTCCCAAACTTCAGCGTCAATATCCTGAACTTCAGTCTTAAATTTTTTTAATGACCACTCCGATACTAATATGAATTTATCTGCTAAGTAGGTTAGTGTCTTAAAATCCGTTTGTGATGAGTGTGTGGTTACAACAATTTTCCAAGTTCTGTTTTGATCATATATTGAATTTAGTATGTCTCTATTTATAAATGTCTCTGGTATCTCTTCGAAGTGGATTACATCAGGATTTATCAAGGATATAATGTTTAAAACATCAGATTTTTGACTACTTAGTGAGTAAAAATTTTGTTGTAATAAGTTTTTTATTCTATCTCTTTGAACAACATACTTACCTCCGGTGATATCAGTCCACTCAACCACAGAAAATTGTATATCTTTTAAAGTCTCTAATTTTTTTAGAAGATACTGAGGTTGGCCTCCAGTTGATAAATGCGGAGTAATAATTAAGACCTTCATTTTTTATCTCTTATACAAAAAAACAAAGTTAGTGTTTAGTAAGAGATTGATTTTTTCTAAGACCAAATTTGAATGTAGCCAAGAAGCGCTGTGTAGTCGTTAGACGTTGTGCTATTCATTATCAATTGGAAATCCCCACCGGTAAACGAAGTAACATCAATCGGAGTGGATGCATCAGATAACGCGTATCTGTAGTATGTACCATTATTTGCGCACCACCCTATCGAATAGCAACAATAAGCGTTTCCCGCAGTTATAAAAATTTCCCCAAAAATTTCAGATGGATGTCCATTTGCTTGAGTACCCGTAGTTGTGGTGGTAGTAAGAGTATCTGTGCCAAATTTTGTTGTTATTGAGACAGTAGGATTATTATCAGCGGATCCCCATTTCCCAGTGACTCTAAAATGGATGATTTTAGCGTTGTAGTTGATACTATCAGTAAAGAATTGAAGTGGGAAGTTTCTTGTGCCAAAATTTGATAAACCACCCATTAAATCTTTTGAAACTCCAACAGTATAGTTAATTATGTTTGTTCTAGAATACATCGTTCTCATAGCAACGGTATGCAAAGTATCGACATTGGGAGTTGAAGAATTTAAAGAAGCACTTGTTCCACTTGTTCCGTTGGTTCCAGAAGACCCCGAGGTTCCGCTTGTAGTACCTTGGAGTAGATAGGTTACTTGTGTAACTCGTAGTGAAGCAGATGGATTCTCTGGTCTTGCGGGACCAGATTGAGTTCCTGAAGTATATAAAACGAAGTTTATGTTTTGAGAGGACCAATATATCTCAAAGTAGTCATTTGAGTTGCACTGAACTAACCAATTAAGTGATGTTATATTCTGTTGGTTAGCATTCGAAACGGTTAATTCGGATCTGGACCAGGTAACACCGACTCCATTTTTTTCTAACCAGAATTCTATATTACCTAAACCCGGTAGCAGTTTTGTAAGTTGTAACTCAAGTGTTAACTCGTAAGTTCCACCATTAGATATTAAAACTTGTGAGTTGTTTGAAATTGAGACACCGTTTGAGAATTCTGTAGAGTTGAATGATATTGCGTTTGCAGCAGTAGCACCAGCATTACTTTGAACAGTGGTATCAAAGAAATGACCGTAATAAGCGTCTATTGGTACCCCAGATGTTCCCGAAGAACCCGATGTACCATTTACACCGGAAGTTCCAGAAGTTCCACTTATTCCCGATGTTCCGTTTCCAGAAGTTCCCGACGTGCCACTAATTCCAGAGGTTCCAGAAACGCCAGAGGTTCCTGATGTTCCATTTATTCCAGAAGTTCCAGAAACGCCAGAGGTTCCTGATGTTCCATTTATTCCAGAAGTTCCAGAAACGCCAGAGGTTCCTGATGTTCCATTTATTCCAGAAGTTCCAGAAACGCCAGAGGTTCCTGATGTTCCATTTATTCCAGAAGTTCCCGACGAACCAGAAACGCCAGAGGACCCAGAGGTTCCACTTAGTCCTGATGTGCCGTTAATTCCAGAAGTTCCTGATGTGCCGTTAATTCCAGAAGTCCCAGACGAACCAGAAACACCCGAAGTTCCTGATGTTCCACTGATACCGGTGCCACCAGTTCCGATTAGCGCTATTTGAGAATCAACGTAGAATTTGGTTATTAAAGACTGTGAAACAAAAGTTCCCGTGTAATCCTGTGTATATTCTAAACCTCTCAGATTGCCAACTGTGATAGAGGCAGTTTGCGAGGATATCGAAAAATTGTTATTTGATGTTAAATCTAGACTATCAAAACTTATTAAATCAATAGAATCTCCGTATAAGTCTATATTTCCAGAGTTGGAGTCAACTAAAAAGACACCACCATCTAATTGAACATCGACTACAGACCCAGACATTGATAGGTTAGAAAAGTCATTAATATTTAAGTCATATCCATTTGCATTTATTGTAGTATTTTGGGATAAAGTGCCTCCTAAAATAATTCGTCCTGAATCAAGAGATAATCCATTATCTATGTCTATCCATTGAAAATCTCCCGACCCGTCGTTAGATAACAGATAACCTGCTGTAGCACCTCCATTTAATCCGGTATTTAATTTAGAAGCAGTTAATGAACCGTCTATGACCTGTGCAGAAGCCGAAGGTCCAAAGATTGTATTAGATTGGGTAAATTGAATTGTAGCGGTGTTTGCAAATTGCGTGTTAGAAGGAGTTCCAGTAGTAAGTGAAATTAGAGCCAAGCTCCCAAAGTTAGAAAATGTCCCTCCACTCATAACTAAATTTCCATTAGCAATAACAACTTGTCCATAATTAACCAATGTTCCAACTATCTCTAAATCAGCGTAAACCCAATACTGATAATGAGGTGGCACAACGATATAGTCAAAAGAATCTACATAGTATTTTACATTAAAAAGGTCTTCATTATTATAGGGTCTATTTAACTGAAAATAAGTCCCATCGTAAACCAAACTATAGACTACATTAGCAACGATATCATAAGGATTTAGTGAAACTAGTCCACTCTGAGAGGGTTTTTTTATAATAACTGGTCCTAAGTTATTAACATTCAAGGAAGCCGTCATTCCTACGTTTGTAGCAGAGAACTTTGTGAAAAAAAGAACATCCTTAGTGTAATTATCAAATAGCGGAGATGAGTTAGCCGAATAAGTAGCCCCATTTGAGGTAGTGGCTACGATATCTCTGTTTTGACCCACTAACTCTTTATTCCAGGTTCCAAAAGGGAAAGGATATAATCCACCATAGGTTTCATATCTATAAATAGAATTGTCTTCGTTATCAACTCTTACCGACATACCATCTGTCGGTGTTGTTCCAACCCACTGACTAAGTGTAGAATTCCACTCCACTACATAGCCTGATGAGAAACTGCCCCAGTTTGGACCAGTTGGTAAGTTCCCTAAAATGTATCTATCTCCGTTTGACGGAGAGAGTGGTTCAGCATTTAGAACAGAAAGAACCGAATCAATCCATTCGCCACTACCACCCGACCCAGAGCCATTAAACTGAGTCCAGTTCAAATTATCAACAATATTAGTATTAGCGAGATTATATTTTAACTGATATGTTTTATCTTGAGAAGTGACATAAACTAACATACCCCACTCGCGACGCTCTTGTATAATGTTGTTTCTATCAGAGATTGAATTAACAGTATGTAAACCTCCTTTTATTTCATAAGCATAAGCGGTGGCAATCCTATCATTTGAATCTGCTGGTCTTATTGAAGAGGTTATTAAAGTTCCTGTGTTTAAGCTCATATTCTATTTATTAAATTATTTCAACGTCTACTGGTGAATTATATGCAGTGTTAGTAACCCAAACTTCATAGTCTGTCCCACTAAAACCGTGTGAGTTAACAAAAGGTGATGATGTGCGAACCCTAGTAAACGCCGTATTAATAACTCCATTTACTTTGAATATAGGAGAGGTTGCTTGAGGAACTGTGGAAGGCCATGCAAATATTAAATACTGACCATTTCCATTTATTGATTTATAGGTTTTTGATTTACTAACTGAAAATTCTTCTCCATATAAAACCCCATTGGCACCTGCTCCAGTAAGTGATAATATAGCAGAATCAGTACATAAAGAGGCTACAGAAGAAGCCGAGCCTGGATAAAGTGTTAAATTAGGATTTCCAATAGAAGTCAAATTTATCTTTCCCCAATATATTTTATTTTGCCAATATAAAGTTTGTGTTCCAGTAACAACATTAACACCATCTGAAACAGAAATTATAAAAGAATTACTCTCTGAGGCTGTAATTGGACTGAGACTATGAGTAGCCGTCGAGACGTGTGACCCAGAGTATGGAGGAAACGACTTTGCCACAGAATCAACAGTCAATGTACCAGGAATAAGAGCTACAGACCCAAGAGTCACATTATAGTTAAGAGTAACTGACAAAGGAGAACCAAACTCCAACACACCACTACCTATAGAAGAAATAGAAGGCTCGGGTTGAACATAGGGGTAAAAAACACGGTCTAAAAGTTGTTGAATAGTACCACTAAAAGTAGAACCCTGAGCTATACCTCCAACATTACCAGTATAATATGAAGGCGTTGATGAGTTATAAGTAACAGAGGCACTACCCAGACCTGCTAAGCTCGCTGAAAAAGAATCAATTTTTTGCCACAGAGTATAAGTAACATCTCGAACATTGAAAGCATCAATAGCTCCTGAATTGTTATCCAATAAACCAAGCAACAATTCGTCTAACGTAGAAAATTCATGACTGACAGAAACAGTGGACCCGGAAACAGAGTATGTACCAATTAAAGCCATTTAAAGATAAGTTTTGAGATTATATATTAAAAATGGAAACCTCAAATATAAATATTATAACATGATGTTTCATGAATTAACAAACAAATAGGTAGAAGTTTCCTATTTTGGATTCGAAGTCCCACTCTTCCCCTAGTTCGCTGGATAGGATACGAGTAATTATTTCCTCTGTAAGCCCGGACTCTAACTTCTTATTTAGTTTTTCACTGTCTATGATTTCAGACAATTGTATATTAACCCCAGGCATCACTTCTTTTAATTCCTTTGATGTTTTGTCCATTATTGACTCCATTATGTTGAATTTAATCAAGTCTATGTCTTCTTTGTCAAAAACAACCACAAGCAAATCGGTCCCATTCCAATCTATGACTTTGAACAAGTGTTTTTTTGAATCTACTATATCTATTGAGCTGAGGTCGATATCAAAATAATCTGAAATGCTTTTTTCATGAGATAATTCAGAATTTTCGATTCCTTTAAATATATCGGATTCGATTTGGTTATTCTCATCTATAAATTTATAATTCTCAAATGTCAAAACTCCATCAGATTCTAAGGCACATCTATCTTCTATCACATCTCTAAGGATTTTATCAGTCCCTGAAATCTCATTTAATCCGTTTCTTGATAAAAATTGTTTGAATCTTTTACTACCAGGATTTAAATAATTCATCAAAGAGGATGGTCTAATACCCCATTCGTTGATATATTCATCAACTAACTGGTTTACTCTTTGGTAGTACTCGTTGGCTTCTTCTCTATTTGTTATCATTTACGTTGAAAAAATTTTCCGTATTTTAATGATTCTTGCATTTTTTGAGATTCCATTTCTTTTAAAGATTCAAACTCTTCTTTGCTCAGTTCTTCTATATTTGTTGAATTACAATTAGTGCAATTAGTCAAAGTTGCAGTATTCTCTTCGATATTTTGGTCACAATCATCACAATGATAATACAATTCTTGTCTATTACCGCTTAGCGTTTTTCCATAATCAAATGTTTCAAAAGTCTTAATTATTTTCATACAATATATATTAATTTTTATTATTGTCTTTTATATGCTAACATTTTTAATATATAAGAAATGAATCTGTCTCAATTAAAAGATTTTTATAGCAGAAAGCCTATCGAATTTGTTGTTAAAGAAAATTACGAACTTATTGAAGATAATGAGTATATTCCGAGATTTTCTTTGAAAAATATAAAAGAAATTGCAAATATTCCAATAAATAGTCCGATAAAATACTCAGATGATATTATTTCCAAAGCAATCAAATACGGAATGATATTTTTAATCAATTATAAGGGTGAAGAAGATACTCACTTTTCAGGCCACGAAAGAGTAATCTATCCGATGGTGCTTGGAAAATCCTCTAAAGGAAAAAACTTATTAAGAGGTTGGCACTTAAACGGTTGGTCTGTTTCAAGCAAAAGACACATCAATAAAATTTGGCGATTATTTAGAACTGATAGAATTTTATCAATGACTTTTACCGGTTCCTTTTATCGACTACCGCCTGCAGGTTACAATATGAATGATAGAGGAATGCGTGGTGGTATCATTTCAAAAGCAGACTTTAATGAGATTAGGCGAAACCAACAAAATTTAGTCAAGCAAAATAAAATTCAAAATAGAGAAGAAGTTGAGATGGGAACCCCAGAAAGATCATTTGCGTCAATTCGGGTTAAAGATACAAAATCAGAATTAGACCTTTTGAAACCCTTAGAGAACGCTTACATTAGTAGTTCAAAAGATAAATCGGTTCTTAGAATATCCTTTCTCAGAAGTATTTTTGGAAATAAATACGTAGCGGTTTTAGGCGCTATGGGTCAACCAGGAAATACTATAAAAGTCTTTGTAGACGATGGGACTCAATTAGGAGTATTTAAGGTTATGGATTCGGTAACTGGAGATGTATTGAAGAGTATAAAAAATGTCAAAGGTAATTCTAAGTATGAACTTTACTTATTTGACAGAAAGATATAAAAAAACCCGAACTTTCATTCGGGTTTTTTTCTTATCAATTTTTCAGTATTATCTAAAATTTTTAAATCTTCTCAAACTTTCTTTTTGAATTTCCTCAGGCATTTCATTCTTCATCTCATCATCTGCCTCTATTTCGTCATTTTTCATGTGATTGTTGTCATCTGACACATCATGGTCCATCATCTTGTGGTCGTGGACGTGGTGAGGATCTTCGTGTGTTGCAAAGAAGTTGAATACGTGTTCAATGTTTTCGGCTGCTACAGAAATATGATCTGAAGCCCAGTCATGCTCACTTAAAATATGGTCTAACATCTCTTCATCCATTTCTAGTAATTCATCCACTAATCTTTTAATAGTTTCTAAATTTGAAAAAAACATATAGTTTTGAGTCTCTTGGTGTTCCTTCAAACTCTTAAGTGTTTTTGCCAAATTGGCTCTTTTTTTCATCAAAGCTGTAATAGTTTTCTCTTCACCTTTTACTTTGATTTTAGTTCCAACCTCTCCGTCTACAATTCTTTTTAGAATACCATCAGGAATTTTTTCATCCATATCATACCCTAATTGCTGGTGAAGAGCGCCCTTTTTCATTTTAGTGTCTTTAATCCACTCGTTATTTTTTTTCTCAGAATGTGGCATCATTTCTTCTTCCATTTCTCGGCACATCATTGATAATTCAGCATTAGAGCAGTTTACTAAGTCTCTCATAGAGTGACCGTTTTTACACAACATATTACACATCTCTTCTCGAGACATATAATTTTCAAAAGTTTTTATAATTTTCATTTTGTTATTTTTTTTTATTATATATTAAATAATCTATATTAAAATATTCACCACTTCAGGATAGTATCTACACACTTCTTCATTCTTATTATCATACTTAATAACAGAAAGCACATATCTCATAGCATTTAATCTGCCAATTTTCTTGTCATTAGAATTTATCACAACCCATGGATTTTTGGTAGTAGATGTCTGTTGAAACATTTGCCTTTTGAAGTTTCCAATAATCTCAAATTTATCTAAAACCTTTGCGTCGTTTGGAGAAAACTTCCAATATTTTAATGGTGATTGTTGACGTAACTCAAACCTTTTAATTTGTTTATCCTGAGTAATAGAAAACCATAATTTTATTAAAATAACACCATTTCTGTTTATTTTTTCTTCCCATTTGTTAACATTAGACATAAAATCTTGATATTGGTCTTCACTGCAATATCCCATAGCAGGTTCTACAACCGCTCTATTATACCAACTCCTATCAAAGAAAACTATCTCACCACTATTTGGTAGATGCTTTTCGTATCTTGAAAACCAGTTATTTTTTTCTTCTTCTGTTGGAATCCCCAAAGCAACAACTCTAAAGCCCTTTGGGTCTAAATATTCTGTAAACCTCTTTATAGTTGAACCCTTACCGGCGGCATCCCTTCCTTCAAACACAATTGCTATTTTCTTTCCGGTTTTTTTAACCCACTCTTGAAGTTTTAACAACTCAATTTGAATTTGATATTTTTCTGACTCGTATTTTTCTCTACCAATTATCGAACCCTCACCTTCAAATTCATCAAAGTGACCGGAGTTTCCACCCCTAAGCAGATTCACTCTTGCTTCTACCGAGGTGTAATATTCATCAAAAGTTTCTCTAATTTTACGTTTTGTGTTTCTATTTTTAAGTTCAAGAATTTGATTTACTTTTCTTAAAAAAGTTTCAACATTTAACTCTTCCACAAATTCCGGCGTGAATTCATTATTTAACTCGCGCATAATGACCGGAATATCAACTTTTTCTAAATCTCCAAAATTTAGCTGCTCGGTTTCTTGATCGTAGCTGATACTAGATAGAATATACGTTCTGTATTCAGTTAGTCTGTGTAAAAAATTATCTTTCAACTTTTTAAGAGATTCTGGGTCTAGATCAGAAACTCTGAGATCTTCTAAGATAAAGTTTTGAAATCGTTTTAACATGCAGAAAATATTGCTTTTAGTTATATATAAATTTTATGAAACAGGAATTTTAAAACCACATTTGAAATAAACAAAAACAAAGATCTATGATAGAATAAAAAACTATCATGTTGTAAATGGAAAAGGTAGATAAATTTATTGAATTTTTAATTGACAACAGGTCAGATAGTCGAATAAAAATCAGTAAAAAAATCAAATATGGTTTTAGATATTATTTTTTAGTTTTTGAAATTGATCCCGCACCAAATAAAAACACACCTTATCCTTACCGAGAAAGAATGGAAATAATTTTTGATGGTAGAAATAGATGCATTGAAGTTTATAGAGAAGATGAAGAAAATCCGATAGTTATAGAAAACGATACACTACTTGACAAATGGTCTAATAAAATAGAAGAGATATTATCAGAAAATATTGAAGACAAAGTTTTAGAAGTATTTAATGACTCTCTAAATAAATGTTTTAATAAAAACTTATACAGAGATCTGCAAATTTTAAAATTATTTAAAGAAGATGACACCATATAACCAAGAAGAGTTAGATAGAATCGCCAAAGCAAAAGAAACTAATGATAAATTAGAAGAATTTTTTAATGAAAAAAGACTTGAGTGGAACAAACAAATCGAACCCCTATTCTCTGTTATTAAAATAGACCTGACACAATCTACATCAGCAAACAAAATCTTAGAAGCACAGGCTTTAGCTCTTACATTTAGACAACAAATTGGTGAACAAATTAATTTTTTTCTAAATAAAAGGAGTCGAGAAACGACTAAAATCAAAAGGCTACGACAAGATAAATTTATTTTCTATGCAACAGGATTTGGAATAAAAACCAACTTAGGAGAAAAAGGAATACTTATTGATGGTCATTTAGCCGAAAACGACCGTATTTTGGAATTGATTGAGTCGTATATTGAATTTCTAAGAGACACCACAAAAAACTTAGAGTCATTAGGGTATTCAATAAAAAACATGATAGAGTTGATGAACTACTTAGGTCGATAGTTGATTTAAAAAATTACAAGATCTTGGAAATGGAGCCAGTTTCAAGAACGAATACTTTACAAATGAAAACATTATCAATTTTTATCTTCTTTATTTTCTTTCACAACTTTGGTCAAACTGTAAATGATCTAATCATCAAAAAGGTTAATCAATATCGAAAAGAATATAATCTAACACCATTAAAATATTCTTCAGAGGCAAAATTAGCAAATAGTCAAATGCTCACCTATATGATTGAAACATCAACAATGCCTTTAGACCATTCACAAAAAATTCCATCTTCTTTTGGAAAAACTTTTGATAATTTTTCTGACAGGATTACATATCTATATGGTTACAATTATGAATATATTGGTGAGAATTTATGCACTTTTGATGATAAAAAAACAGATGAAGAAAGAGCAAATAAAGTATTAGAAATATGGAAAAAATCTCCAGCACACAACGCTCTTTTACTTAGTGTAAAGTATGACGGTGTTTGTGTTGGATCCAAAGTATCAAACACAATTTATTATGGTAATTTGTATTACGAAAACACCCCAACCTTTTATTGTGTTTTAACAATGTATAAATAATATAAAACCACATCTTTTATAGGTGGGTTTTTAATTTTTGTATACAAATCGTTTTACAATTTATTAAATGTGTCTGCGAAAGATTGTCCGGATTCTTTTGCCGAAACTTCAGCGGCTGTGGCCTGTTCTTCACCTCTTTTAAAGAAGGCGACTAAACTCTTTTATTCCATTTAGTCTCAACTCCAAGTTTCTTTAATTCTAAATGACCGTCAGAACAATCATCACACAACTCTTCTTTTCCATGATAATAAACCAAAATGTCGCCATTGCAGAAATCACACTTCTCTTTTTTACCCCAAACGTCTTTTAACTTGAAACCCCTTTTTAGACTAACATTAGACAATTCATCTTTGTCTTTTGACAAAAAAGCCATAGTGTCCACATAAGGATATGTTGAAAAATCACCTTTAACCTTTACGGTGCAAACACCGTTTACTTCAGAGCCTTTATAAATAAACTGCACACTTTGATTGATATAAGAAACATTATATTTTTTATACATCCAATCATTTTCGTCTGCAAATTTTCTAAATTTTATGATATCAGAATCACGATTTGTATAAACGCGGTCCATTAAAAATTTTGTAGGGGCAGGAGATTCTTTTAACTTCCAAACAAGTGCTCTCCCGTGAATTTTCCCATCTACGTCAATTAAAATAAGTAGTTTTACTTTTGTTTCATTTTCTGTATAAAGTTTGAAAGTTTTTTTTCCTTCATCTTTCATACAAGATCCACCTAGTGTACCCCCACTGGAAAAATAGTTTTCTAATTTATAGTATTTTGCAATTTCGTCTCCGGCGACCAATTTAAATTGCAGACCAGACTCAGTAGTTGCTTTAAATGCATTTACAAAATCTTCTAAATCTTTATCACTGATAGTCACACCAAGTTGTGTTAGCATGTATCTAATTGCTCTTCCTACTTTTAATTCCGACCTACCGGGCATCTCATAGGGAAGTGCCGGACTTTCATCTTCATTCCAGTCATCCCAGGGAATTCTATTGGAACTTATAAAGGTAACTTTATCGTCTTTATCACTTAGATCAAAAAAGTTTTGAGATAACTCACCAACCTCTTTTTCACCAATAGCACTAAGTAAGATTTCAGCAATTTCACCACTTCTACCTCCCAACACTTTGATTTCTCTAAGTTTAAATATTAAATCTGACGCGCATTCAATATAAGCCTCTGAAACACTTAATAAGTGAAAAAGTAAATTTTGGAATCTAAAATCGCTATATTTTTTTAACATATATGGGTATATATTAATTTGAACAAAATAATTTTAGCTCCGGTGGTTAATCCTTCTTTTTTCTTCTTTTAGCGCGAGCATTTCGCACGGCTTTTGCTTTAGCCCACAAATCAGAATCCGCTTTTCGAGCACCACCAGCACCGGTGATAAAAGAATTAACTCTACCAGTGGCCCACGCTTGTTGAGGGGTTCCTGGACGATGGCCTGCGTTCCAGGCGGCGCTTCCGCGCTTATAAACTTTTTTTAAAATACCCATCGGAATCCCACTTTGTCTTGATTTTTTTCTAATCATTTTTGCCGCTTTTGAGCTTGGATTATCAACTGATCCAGCCGTTGCTTCCTCTAATATAAGTATATCTTCGACTAGATAAAGATATTTTTGGTAATCTAAATCATCTGAAAACGATTCAAAGGTCATTAAATTTTTCATATTATTTATCACCAAACATTTTTTGATAGGCTTTGGTAGCCGATGATTTTTTAGTTTTAACTCTTTTACCCTCTCCACCTTTTCCTGATTTATAATCAGCATCCCAATCTTTTTTATACTCACTTTTTCCAGCAAAAGTATCGATTTCTTTTTTCATTTTACCGGGATGTGGTCCGGCTAAATATTTTCCAGGTATTTTTCTACCCTTATATCTTTCTGATTTTCTCCTTTCTAGTAATTCACCCTTAACCTCGTTTATTAAATTTAAAATATCTTTTTCGATGACTTCAAGTCCAGCTGCTTCTTGGTCCTCGGGTGTGTCACCGTCTAATTCATCTTCAAAAAGCAATTCGTTGTCAACAAATTTTTTAACAACATATGGCGTGTCTTTTTTCAAATCTAATTCATATCTATACGGTGTTTTGTCGACTATAAAGTTTACAACTAAATATTCGCCGTTTTTATCACTCCAGTTGTAAACTAATTCACTCTCAAAATCCCCATTTTGTAGATTTGATATTAAATCTTCAATTTCTTGCATTTTTGCCTGAACATAACTCTGTTGAGATTCTACAAATTCCCTAAACATTTTAACTTTAGACATATAATTATATATTAATTTTTATTTTTATTAAAAAACTTATTTAAAAAATCTTTAAACATTTACAATTTTAAGTAATACTAATATAGTATGTCCCAAAAAAATATAAATTTCAAATTTAAGTCTGATAAAGTTTCGGAATTTATCCAGAAAATTGATGAACTTTCTAAGATTGAAGATACCATCAAAATAAAAATCGACTCCGAAAATATACTGATGTATTCTATTTTGGGAGGTAATGTAATGTTAGCATTTAAAAATTTTTTACTCAAAACAGGCGACTATTTTGATTTTGAGGATTTTGATTTTACTATAGATTTTATCTTAGCCAGTTCTAAAAAATTTGTCAAAAATTTGAGTTTTCTAAATACTTCTCACACAGTACTTTGGGATTTTAATTATAAAAAATCAACCGAAAACGACGATATTGTCTGGGTTAGGTCGGTTCAAGTAAGTGGTGGAAAACTTAAAGTAAAGTGGTTAGGTGGAGAACATTATGAATTAAGAGATATAAACAAAGATTCTCTTAAAAATAACTTAAATATCAAAAATAAAAAGTGGTCTTTCTCCATTAAAAAAGAAGACTTTTTAGACGTAAAAAAACTATCTAACATAAATTCAGAAAGAATCGTAAATATAACAATTGAATCTGGGAAAGTCATACTTTCTGAAAAATCAGCATGGGAACTTGAAGTTCAATCTATTGACAGTTCGATTTCATCTAATTTAATGCTAAATAAAAAGTTTCTATCGTGTATCGATGAGAACAAAGATGTTGAATTTAATATTTTTGAAAACTTCATGTTAATTCAAGATGAAAACTCAAATCTAATGCTGTCGTTTGAGCAAAGTTTTGACGACGACTGACGCCTGATTTTAAAACAATACCTCTAAATTTTAATATCACAGATATGACAAAAGGAGAAAAAATTCAAAAAATTGAGTCATTAAAAAAACAAGCAAGCGAGTTGAAGAAAGAAGTAGACTACTACAACGCTCTTCAGCTCGCTCTGTTTTGACCCCCTCTTAATTATTTGAGAGGGGGTAGACACGCTAAAATTAGTATTAAACGGTTCGTATGGGGCATTTGCTACATCCTACTTTATACTCTATAATAACCACGTAGCAGGAACCATTACAGCCCAAGGTAGAGATTTAACCAGAACAATGGATAAAGTTAATGAAGAGTTTTGGTATAATCAGTGGCATAAAGACATCGAACTACATCAACAAATATCAATTAAAGACGTAACTCAAATTTCAAAAGATGAATCTGTGAGTATCTACGCTGATACTGATAGTTGCCATAAAGATTCTTTAATAAGAACGGATAGTGGTAATTTCACAATAGAGAATTGGTATAATAGAAATATAAAAAACGGGTCTGGTGGTGAAACTTCCAAAGGACATGAATCTGTTTTAACTGATGATAAAATTTTAAATTTTTCAGAAAATGAAAATCTATATTACGCATCTGTTAAAAGAATTATAAGACACAAGGTATCTAAAGATAAATGGAAATTGAAAACAAAATCAGGAAAGGAAATCATTGTGACTAATGATCACTCAATGATAGTTTTTAGAAATGGTAAAAAAATAGAAGTAAAACCATCTGAAATAATTGAAAGTGACAAAATACTAGTTTTGAAAACTAATATATACTGATAAAAGTATCTGTATAAGATGGAACTAAATAAAGAGTTTATTGAGTGGTTTAATAAAAATAAAACAAAAGATGAGTATAGAAAAATAATACTTAAATACTTTAAAGAATCTCTATATTGTAGAATATGTGAAGATGTAATTTACTATTACGATTCTTCTTTTATTTTTGGTAAAAATGGTTTGAAATTAAAGGGTAAGTCATTTGAGACATCTAAAGGTATAGATAAAGTATATTACTTGTCAATTTGTGAGGATTGTTTATCTAAAAAATATCCAGAATATCAAGATAAAAATAAATCTAGAGTATTTAATCAGATGAATTATTTAACTGAATATGCCTTTGATATAGATCATGAAATTGCTGTAAAATGGGTGAAAGAAAAATATGCAATCACCGAGACCAATTTAATAAAAAAATGGGGAGAAGAATCAGGGAAGGAAAGATGGAAAAATTATCTCCAAAAACAGTCTTTTTCTAATACATTTGAGTATAAAAAAGAAAAGTATGGATGGGATGAAGAAAAATTCAAAGAGTATAATAAGTCAAGATCTGTAACATTAGAAAATCTTATAAATAGACATGGTGAGGATATTGGACTAAATATTTGGAAAAGATATTGCGACAAACAAAAGTATTCGACATCTGTGGAATACTTTATTGGAAAGTATGGAACATCAAAAGGAATAGAAATATATGAGAATTTCTGTAAAAAAAGATTACATGGCGCTGGGTATTCTATTGTATCAAAAGAATTATTTGATTGTGTTTTGAATAGAATTCCAAACTTTAAAGCATATTATGCTGATAACGAGTGGTATTATTACGATAAAGAAAATAAGAAATATTACTTGATAGATTTCTACATAAAGGAATTAAATGTGGGTATTGAATTTCAAGGTGATATTTGGCATGCTAATCCTAAAAAATATAAACCAAATGATAAACCATATCCTTTCCAGAAGGACTTAATGGCTAAAGAAATATGGGAAAAGGATAGAATCAAGAATGATTTTTTAAAAACTAAATTGAATAAATTGATTATAATTTGGGAATCCGATCTTTATAAGGAAGGAATAGAACAAACAGTTAATAAAATAATTAAAGAAATTAATGAATAAGTTAGAATATTTTTTAGATGATATAGAATCATGTGAATTGGTAGGGGAATTTAATGATGAATATGTTTATGATGTTGAGATTGATGATGATACACACACATTTATAGCAAATGATATATTGGTTCATAATTCTCTTTTTGTTTCTTTTAAACCCGCAGTTGACCACTGTGAGTGGAAAAATCTTATTTTTAATAATCACTACTTAAACTCAGTAAAAGAAAGGTTTATTATATTGACCAAAGACCAAAATTTGAAATGTCAAAATACAAACTGCATTGGAATTGCAAATGACATACACACTCTTAAAAATTTATTATCAAATGATTATGAATTACTACTATTTGATGGTAGCTTTGTAAAAGACAGAGGTCTTAATAGCTTAAAAGATGATGGAGCATTTACTTCTGAAATAAAATGGAATTGGTCAACTGAACAGGACTTAATTCACGGTATTGACCATTTTAGATTTGGCCAATACTTCAAAGATTGCTTAGAAGCCTACGCCAATTCATTTGGAGTTGAAAATAAAGAAGATTTTGAACTAGAAAGAATATCGGAATCTATTATAAATATCGCAAAAAAGAAGTATATCTGCCATATTATCTTTGAAGATGGAATTTCTTTTGAAAGACTATCTTACCTCTATCCAAAAGGCGTCGAATTGGTAAGGTCATCAACTCCGGCTTTTGCTCGAGAAAAAATTGTAGGAATTGTCAAATATCTGTTTGAGCATCCAGACACCTTTAATATCAAAGACTTACTGAAACTAGTAAAGTCTCTTAGAAAAGAATTCGAATTAGCAGACATCGATGACATAGCGATGCAGTCGTCCTGCTCTAATTACGAATTCAAAGTCTTACAAGATAAATCCCTCCCCTTACAATTTGTTTCCGGAGCGCACTTTGCTGTAAAATCGGCCGCTCACTACAACTATCTCCTAAATAAAAATAAAGACTGGCAGCAAAAATACGAGTTTATTAAATCAGGAACAAAGATTAAATATTATGTTTGTAGAGACAAATCTATTACCGATATGTTTGCTTACATTAGGGGTTCTTTTCCAATAGAGTTTGCACCAGAGATAGACTATGACACGCAGTTCGAAAAGTCAATTCTCTCGCCAATAAATTCTATTATTGAGCCACTTGGTATGCCTGAAATCACAAAGAGGCTATCTGTAGTTATGGACATATTTTCAGGATTTGGCAAGACTGGTTTTTAGAACTTACCATACCAAATTAATCCCTCTTTAGGAATTGAATAATATGCATCTGACATAAATTTATTAGTTGAATCGAAAATATAACACTCTAAATCATTTACTACAATCAAATATTGAGCGTCAAAATCAGTGACGTGTCCTTTGATGTAGACAAAAAATCTACTCCTACCTTCGTTGATTTTTTTGAGTGTTTTAACTTGAGCGGACTTTCTTACACCATCTACTTCAAAGAAAAAATCACAACCTTCAATATCATCTATCTCAGATGGCGGAGTTACTTCTATTTGTTGTCCTTTTGTTAAAAAATATTTTTCTATACACTCTATAGCTTTCTCTTCTCTATAGCTACCAAGTTTAGAGGAATTTTCTATAATTGTTATTATTTCTCCAAAATATTTACCATCTGGATGAAACAGGTCATTTGTATTTGATTTTATCCAGTTGATAAGTTCTCCAACTGATTTAGCACCTGATGTTTTTTTTACAAAATTGATAACATATCTGTTGTTTTTTGTTTTTCTAAGTAGACTAGCAGAAATTGTGATACCAAATTTAGTTATAGAATCAACTTTTAGATATCCCCATACTCTTCTACAAGCTAGAAGTATCTCATATCCCACCACATCTTTATCTTTTTCTGAAAGTATAAAATATGAACTTTCAAAAAATTTTTGCCAACTGATTATTTTTATCATATCTGGTATATATTAAAATCGGATATATAAAAAATGAAAAGTGATCCGCTTTACGATTTATATCTTTCCTACTTAGAGAATGAAAAAAATTTAGGAAAAATTAATCAAGGAAAATTCAGTTTATTTAAGATTTCTGGCGATAGATTTCAGAAATTTAAACTTCGATACGAATTAGATGACTTCTTTCAAGATAAAGTCAAAGAGTCACATAAGTCCGAGCTAAGAGACCAAAAAATTGATAAAGTGATAAGTGAATCTAATAGAGGTGATAAAATGTGACGACTCAGTCTACAAGTTTTTTGAAGGATGTGATATAGGTCAGCTGATGAAACACGCAAGAGACGGAAGTGAAGGACACTTGATTTGTTTTTGTGAAAATCTGAAGTTAGAGATAAAAAAATGGAACAGACAATCAAAATTAGCGTCTATTTTAGACAACGACAAGTTTAAAAAATTTTCTTTCAATCAAATAGAAAACAACTATGTCAGAATTTACCAAAACTGTGGACTATCAACTCAAAAACTCCTTGAAATTGTTAAGGGTAAAATAGTCGAAGAACACACCACAAAAAACTAATTAGTACAATTGATTTTGTAGTTTAATATATACCTTAAATGACAAAATAGTTAATGAGATATCTAATGAAGTGGGATGGTTACAGTTCTAAGCAAAGAGTAGACGATATTTTAGATAAAATTTCAAAATATGGCATGGACTCTTTAACTCCGTTAGAGAGGGAATTTTTAGACTCGTATAAATCTGGTACAGAAGAAGAAGTGCATGACAAAATTTTAAGAACTGAAACTGGAACAATCTTTGAAGACGACAGGGGCTATTTCAAATTTGAATTTGATAGCTGCGAAGATTATGGAGATGAAGTCCATTACTTAGGCACACTTTATGTTCCTGATTTAGAGTTTGAAGACGGTTCAATAATTGAAGGTAGACTTGACGGCAGAATTGTGGTTTATAGTCAGGGCCAAATTTCACCTGATTTCTACTCCATTCAAAAGGACCCAAAAAGTGGTGATAATTATGACGTTTTTGAATTCTGCAATGGTCTTGAATACGAATTAGATTCTTTTTTAGATTATGTAATATCAGAAATAGAAAAAAAAGACTAAATGTAATTTTAATATATAAAAAAAATAAAATAATAAAAATGATTAAAAGATATAATCAATTTGTTTCAGGCGTTAAAACTAACGAAGAGTTCATAATGCCAAATAAAAATGATAATTACTCGGATGACATGAAATCAGAAATGGAACCGGAAATGAATCAGATGCCAAAAATGGAGGAAGAGGAAGTAGCAGTCGATAAATATACTTTAGCTCTTCAAGAACTTTCGGATTTAGCAAATGAAATGGGTCTAATTGTAGAATATTCACCTGAAAACAAGTTTTTAACTATTGAAGGAAAACAAGTAATTTTCCCAACCGAAACAGAAAGATATCATATTGACGGTGTTAAAAAATCATTTAAAACTTCACAGGAAGTAGTTGACTATTTTACAAAAGAGATCAAAGCTCAGGAACAGTCTCAAGATTTACCTGAAATGACAAATCAACCAGTTCAAATGGAGTTTGAATCTAAGAGTTATAAATCAAAGAGATACAAAAGATAAATAAAACCCTATTTATCTTTTTCTTCTTCACCAGCTGTTGTTAAGGTGCTATCTAACTTTTTACTCTGTTCTATTTTGTGAATTAAGTATCCGGAAACTGCAAATTCAACACTTGCCCACAGTAGAAAGTCTGTCATGCTAAGCGTTTGATATTTCTTAATCAAAAAGAATATCATACCCCATTGCGCAATTATAAAAGCTGCTCCTGACTCGACTCTCTTTTTTGAGAAAAAAGATCTACCAGAAGAGTAGATAAGAGCTACTTCTTTGATAAACCATTTAAAATTATTCCAGATAGACATCATTCTATTTGATACACCAGATGTAGTTTGATTTTTCATAGTAGTGGTTATTTCTTTTATATATTATTTTAGAGAACTAACTTTTAGATATATAACTTAATGAAAACTATTAAAGTTTTTAAGTTTCTATTAAATAGCACCGATTCTCATTTTATTTCAGTGGATAGAAGGTTTTATCGTAGATGGAAATATGTAGTAAAATTAATAGTACTGCTAAACAAAAACTATAAATCGGTAGAAATTTTTAGACAAAAATTTAAAAATATAGAAGACTTTGTTGTAGTTGGGCTCAAATGGGGCGGAAAAAATGTTAGAAGGAGAACATCAGGTTTTGCTAAAGAGTTTGTAGATCAAAATAAGGACTCAAATTGTATCTATTGTGGAAAAACACTAAGCCCAAATAATGCAACGGCTGATCACATTATACCCATCTCAAAAGGCGGAAATAATTCACAAATAAATCTTGTGGTTTGTTGCTCAGATTGTAATAACGAAAGGGGAAATATTGACTTTAGTAGTTTTTTGAAAATCAAAAATCCAAAATTCAAGAATATTAAAAATCCAATAATTTAATACCTATCAAAATCGTCAAATTTTTTGTTATAATCTACTTCTTTAACAACTTTTTTCTTTTTTGAAAATTTAGGTATCCATTTAATATCAAAACTATCTTTACTAAAAAAATCACTTAATTTTAGAGTAGCATGTGGATTTTCAACTAAAGTAGCCAGTTTATTAATATCCTTAACTTTTGATATTCTATGTAGCAACGAATAAGGGTCTGGTGAATTTTTTTTATCGACAATACTTTCAAAGAGTTTATTCCATAAAAAAACAGGATATCCAGACTTTAATTTTTCATCTGATTTTTTATGTCCAGCTTCGTCATTATCAAAAAAATAACGTATATCTAAATCACCGTTTTCTAAAAACCTTGAGTCGGTATTAACACCGACTAAACCAATTGAATTTGGAAAAAATAGCGAATCTATATAACCCTCAAAAATAGTAAGTGTGTTTGAAAAATCGCAATTTAAGATATTGAAGTAATACGATAACTTATTATACACAACCATTTGATTAATATCGATTTCTTTAGGTTCTTCTTTTCCAATTGAAGTCCATTCCAGTAGGTTTTCAAAATTAAAAATTTTAAACATTCTCCTTTTTCCCTCCTTTAGATTTCTTACCTGTAAACCTAACACTTTTTGGTCTCTTCTATTTAACATCACAATAATCCACTCAGATTGATCGTCTGTTTTCCACCATTTTGCTTGATAGATATTTTTGTGTAAGTGTGGCGCAATACCACGTCCTATGAGGTATTTATAGACCCCTCCGTTGACTTGAATAGGTTTAAAATCAGAAATAGGAGTTAAATTCTGATTGAAAACTCTTTCTAATTCTGTCAGATCTATAAGGTCTTCAAATTTAGCGTCAACAAAATCACCTTCATAATCTGAATAAGTCATAACACTGTTTAAGTGTTCTATCATTTCCAGTTTCTTATCAGGGTCTATCTGTTCGTTAAAGTCTTTACAGACTCTACCAAAAGTGGTTTTTTTATCACAGTTAAAACAACAAAAAACCAAAGAATTGAAATATAAATTACCCCTTTTAGCATGTTTATTTTTAGTTGAATCACCACAATAAAAACAAGCCATGTTTACCCTGTCGGAGTAGGCTACCATTTTCCTTTTGATGGGCTCAGAAAATTCTTTATTTACAATATTTTGTAAAATTTCTTGTATGTATAACTTGTCCATTTTGAGAGTAACAAATATTTAATATATATTTTATATGAAATGTTCCTCTTTTGTTGATTTTGAAACAGCTCTATCCATTGTGAGGGGGTTGAATATTAACAGCGTTTCAGAATGGAGAAAATGGATAAAAGAAAATAAAGATAAAAAAATACCTTATAACCCTGATATCATTTATAAAAATAATGGATGGGTAAATTTTAAACATTTCTTCGGAACTTTCACACTAAAAAGAAAAAAATTTTTTACCTTTGAGGAATGTAAATGGTTTTTAAAACATTTATCATTTAAAAATCACAAAGAATTTATAATTTGGATTAAAAAAAATAAAGATAAAGGCGTGCCATCTAACCCGGAAATAATTTACAAAGATAAATGGATTTCCTGGGGTGATTTTTTATCAAATAATAATATAAGCAATTCTAAAAAAATATTTTTAGAATTTTTAGAGTGTAAAAATTATTTATCAAATTTACAACTAACTGGTTATAAATCATTTATGAGATGGTATGACATAGAAAAACCAAATCATATACCAAATAATCCAAATATCGTTTATAAAGATAAATGGATTTCCTGGGGTGATTTCTTATCAACTGGTAACGTGAGCAATTCGGATAAAATATTTTTAAACTATGAAGATTGTAAAAAAATTGTTGTCGACAAAAAAATAAATTCTATTAATAAGTTTATGAGATGGAAAGACAAACCTAAAAATATACCATCTAAACCAAATATAACTTATAAAAATAGAGGATGGACTACTTGGTCTGATTTTTTAGAAAGTTTAGTAATTTCAAACAAAGATAAAGGTCAAAAATATCTAAACTACGAAGATGCTAAAAATTATTTAAAAAAACTAGATTTAACTCACAAATTAGACTATATTGATTATATTGTAAATCACAATATAGATTTTCTTCCGAAAAGACCCGATTATATCTATAAAAAAGATTGGAAAGGATATTTAGATTATCTGAACTGTGTTGGTTTAAGGTCTTCTTATGGGGAAATAAAAATCAAAGAGTTTTTAGACGAAAAAAATATAAAATATGAGAGAGAAAAAAAATTCGAGTCTTGTGTAAATAAAAATAATAACAAACTACCCTTTGATTTCTATTTAAATGACTATAACATCTGTATAGAATACGATGGTCAACATCATTTCCAAATCGTATCAAAGTATGGGGGAGAAGACTTCTTTAAAAAGGTGCAAGATCATGATGTTATAAAAACCAAATGGTGCCTAGAAAACAACATCAAGTTAATTAGAATGCCATATAAAAAGAAGAATAAAATATTTAAAATTTTAAGTACCGAAATTAATTAGTATATTTGTAGTATGAATTTAAAAGAATTATATGAATCTGGTGAAGATGTCAGGGAATCACAAATTCCCCCTGATTGGAGAGAAAGTTTTGACCATTTTATCGCAGGTCAAACCTGCTACTTAGTCGACAATCCCAACTCTGATGAAAAAGAATTCGTATATTTTTCACATGACTTTCGGTTTTGGTATAATCAAAATAAAATGCAAATCGAAAGAGACTCAAAGTTACGAGACGTAACAACAGGAAATTAACCTATTTTCTTTTTCTTTCTTTTCTTAATTTCCTTCTTTTTCTGAGACACTATCTCCTTTGAAGTTTTTGTTAAATAATCTGTTTGCCTTAAAAACCGATTATGGAAATCATCCTGTCTAGTCATACTATCAGTCGGATTTAATTGACCGGTAATATTGCCAAATGGAGTGTGCGGTAATACTGAACTTTCCAAACCAGGTGTGTACATAGAGTTTTCCAAAAACTTTACAAACTGTCGAAACGTAAACACTTTGGACTCTCTTTTATACAAACTCCTTTCGTCTTCTTCTCCTGTAAAAATAACATGAAACTCACCAATATTACTGTAATCTTCGTTGTTAAGATTTTTACAGACATCATCAATATGTTCCCAATTTTTTCTATCATCATCTGAAAACCCAATTTTAGCAACCACTTTCCACGTCTCACCAGATTTAATAGTTTCTATATCATCATTTAGATTTACTTCTAATTCTTTGGCCAAATCGTCGCATTTTTTGACAAAGTTCTTAAATGCCATTTCTTTTGCCCTTTCTGGGTTATCAGGAGCTCCACCCCTTGATGGTGCAGAAACTCCAATAAACTGACAAAGGTCTAAATAGTTGCTTATTAACCTTTCGTCTGAATCAATAGTTTTGTCATAAAGGTGCGAAAACATCTTTAAATGGTCTATCATAGATAATTTTTGTTCTGAACTCAAATTTGATATGATAAACTCAATAGCCTTTCTCATCGGGCCACCGTTGCTATTTGCACCAGACTCATGTCCTCTGGCTGTAATGATTGCAAAAAGTGAGCCGGTTGTTAAACATTCAATAAATTTATCATATGATTTTGCGAAGCTGCCCTGTAGTAGTGCCCTTCTAACATCTTTATAGAAAATATCAGGATCGACTTCATCTCTAAAATTTCTGAAAGGATCATTTGCATATCCAACCACAGTGTGACCGGAATATTCAAAATTTATTTTTCCAATTTGAGACCTGTAGTGTGCGAAATCTTCGGTATTCATACCGACTTCTAATCCGTTTTCATCTTGGAGAAAGATTTCCGTTGGCATTCTAAAAATGTTATCATCCCAATCAAATGCGTAGTAAAGTAATTGATAAACTCTGTATTTATTTCCAGATTTATCATAAAAATCATCTTGAAGATATTCTTCTGTTAAATAGGTATTAAATTTCTTTAGATTCACTTTTTTTGTAAACTTTTGTATTGAATTTATATATTAAATTTTGTAAACTAAAATAATATCCAAATGGCACAAGGAGTTCATAAAATCACAAAAAATTTCGAAGACGAATTATCAAAATATACCGGAGCGCCCTACGTTGTAACTGTTGACAACATGAGCAACGCTCTTTTTCTTTCACTCTACTACGAACACCATATAAAATCAAGATGTGAAAAATCCATAAAAATACCAAGTAGAACTTATCCTTCTGTGCCGTGTGAAATTATTCATGCAGGATTAAAAGTTGACTTTCAACCAGTAGTTGGTGAAACGATTAAGGGAGCCTATCAACTAGTTGGATCTCGTGTCTGGGACTCGGCCCTTACTTTTACTTGGAACATGTATATCCCAGAAACCCATATGTGTGTGTCATTTACCGGACCCTACAAACACTTAAAACTGGGCAAAGGTGGAGCAATTCTAACTGATTGCGAAGAGGCTTACAAGTGGTTCAAAAAAGCTCGATTCAGTGGTCGAGACGAGTGTTCCTATCACGTTGATGATTTTGACGTTAATCCAGTTGTTGGTTGGAATTTTTATATGATGCCTGAGATTGCAGCTCGGGGACTACTTCTGATTTCTCAATTTTATGACCAAGATGGTTCTGCAAAACACAATGAAGATTTAGAACTTCCTTATCCAGATCTTTCCAAATTCGAAGTTTATAAAAAGTAACTCGATATGATCGATTTGTTAAAACAGGTAAAAATCGTTGTTTACTATGTTAGAGATGAAAGGGTAAACTGGGTTAAAGATCAAATTAAAAATCTTAATCTCACCATTGAATTTGAATTTGTAAGGGGTTTTACTAAAGATGACAGCGAAGGCTATCAAAAAAACAAACACTCAAACCCTAAATATGCCGAAGCCGAAACAGACGGCCAGATTGCTTGTCTTCGAACTTTTGCAAATATACTCTATAAATTTAGTCAAGACAGCGGTGATAAAAAGTATGTAATAACTATGGAAGACGACGCCTGTCTTCTTAAAGACGGGTTTGAAGAAAAACTTACTCAGGCAATACTTAAATATAAAAAATACAGAAAAGAAATTGACTATGTTTGCTTAGGATATGGACCATTTGATATCGAAAGACTAAAATCAAGAAACACAGGCCATGACGATGGATTTTATTGGGGATTTTGGAATGGCAGAAAAACAATAGAGGACTTCGATAATCTTTATGGTGGGCAGATGCTATTATTTGATAAAATTGCAGCGAAGCAAATTTCTGATGTATTTCACCAAAATAACACCGATGAAATCAGAAATAAGATAAAAGAAAGAATCGACTTTGGGTTGATTTTTTCACTTAAGGTTGATGTATTACTTGGGGACCACGTACTTCCACTTGTATTTAGACAGTCCGCTCAATACCCACCATTGTGTATTGAAGGAGATTTTTTTACTTCTATGGAACAAGGTTTCAATAATTTTGATACAAGAAATTGGTCAAAATATCTTGAAATGTCTAATTATTACATAAATCAAAAATCTGATAAAAGAAAAATTCTACTTACCGACATTATGTTTCCAAACAAATTTTCAACTTGGAGAAATAATGAGATTATATCTTTTATTGAAGAATTTGATACCGATATACTTATTTTCAAAATTGATTCATATGCTGACACTCAATTTGATTTTGATTGGGACTTTCACAATCAATCAGGACTATTAAACGGTTACAATATTTTAATATCCAATCCAAAATATAACCATTTGAATAAATATAATCAAAGAATAGATGGGACTAAATTTAATTATAAATTCTTAGCTTCTTATCTAATAACTAAATCTTCTGACTTTGATATTAATAAATACGATGCAGTATATCATATCTTTCTTAATACTTTTAATGTTTTTGACCAACATTTTAAATTTGATTATAGTAAGCAGTTCATACACCTTTACCCAGGAGGCGGTTATACAGATTTATCAAAAATAGACAATTTAGAACCAAAAATAAATATCATATCAACACATCACAGGACAACTAAAAAACTAAAAGAAATCGGACATAAAAATTTTCTTATTGCTTACTTTGGAACTTTGATGAAATCGGATGAATCCTTCTTTGAGAAACCAGAAATAACTGACAAAACAATAAATATTTGTTTCTCTACTATGGGTAGTGCCGTTAACAAAGGCGACGATATTTATCACCAACTGATTAATTTTTATCAATTATTTCCTGAAAAAAAGATAAAGTTTTGGGCAGTTGGTAATTTTGAAAAAAGAGATGGAGTAGAAATAGTAGAACCAATGGACTACCTATCCTTAGCTAAATTTTACAGAAAAAATATAGATGTTTATATAAATCCTGAAACTGGAAATTCTTTTAACGGATGGCCGTTAGGCCTGGAGTCCGTGATAAATGGTTCTGTTCTTGTTACCTCTGATCCAAATAATGACCACGATTCATACTTCAAAGAGGAATCTGGTATATTCGTATTTAAAGATTTTAGAGAACTTGTAAAAATAATTGACCACCTTTATGAAAATTTATCAGAAATTCGAAGTTACTCAAAATTGACACAGAAAAACCTAAAAAATTATTTAACATATGAAAATCAACAAAGTATAATATTTAACTATATAAAGAGCAGATTGGTATAAATATATGTTTTATAAAAGAGAAGATTTAGAAAAAATTGGATTCAAAAGTGTTGGAGAAAACGTTCTTATATCTGACAAATGTTCGATATATAATGCCAAAAGAATTGATATAGGCAATAACGTAAGAATAGATGATTTTTGTGTTATTAGTGCCGGCGAAGGTGGTATAGAAATTGGAAATAATGTTCACATAGCCGTTTATTGTAGTATTATAGGAAAATCAAAAATAACGCTCTCTGATTTTTCAGGTTTATCTTCAAGAGTCTCTATTTATAGTTCGACAGATGACTATAGTGGAAACTACTTGACCAACCCAACCGTGCCAGAGAGATTTACAAATATTATCTCGGGTGAAGTAGTTTTAGGAAAACATGTTATTGTTGGAGCAGGGAGTATAATTTTACCAAATGTAAAAATTGGAAATTACAGCGCAGTTGCTGGATTATCTCTTGTTTCTAAAAACATTGAAGAATCAAAAATAGCCGGAGGTATTCCAGCAAAAGTCTTAAAAGAACGAAACAACAACCTAATCGATTTGGAATGCGAGTATCTAAAAAATTTCTAATCACCGAACAAGTAGTCATTGATTTTGCTAAGATTTCAAATGACTACAATCCTATTCATTTAGACGAGGAATACGCAAAAAATACCATTTTCGAAAAAAGAATAGCACACGGTATGCTATTAGCGAGCTATATTTCTGGGTTAATCGCAAATGATTTTCCAGGGGAAGGATCTATATATTTAGAACAAAATCTATCTTTCAAAAAACCGTGTTATATAGGAGATGAAGTAGAGGTTGTTGTGAGTCTTATTGAAAAAACAAAAAATAAATACAAATTATCAACTACTGTTAAAAGCGGTGAAAATATTTTAATAACCGGTGAAGCTTTGATATTGAAGAAATAAAAAACCCACTTCTGAGAAGTGGGTTTTATTCAATTTAGTTTAATTTTCTTTTCTTAATAAATCTACCAAATGATTCAAGTGTTGGTTCTTTTTTCATTTGAGCCATTTTATTGTTAGACATTTTATTCTGAGCCGATTTCATATCCTCCTCGTCATCTTCGTCTTCTTCTTGTGCATATTCATCCTCTTCACCCTCTTCGTCTTCTTCTTGTGCATATTCATCTTCGTCTTCGTCTTCGTCTTCATCGTCCTCAAAATCGTCTTCTTCTTCAAACTGACCGAAGTTTTGAACTTCTTTTTGACCCTGAGCGGATTTTTCACCACCCTGCTCGCTAGAACTAAGTGTAAACTCTTCAACAACATCACCGTCCATTTCAGCTGTTACAGAAATCACACCATTGTTTTCTTCAATAGTTAACATATATTCACCTATTTCAATTGTAGTTTTCATATTTCTTTTATTTTTTTTTATATATTAATTTAAAAAAACAACTTTTTCACTTATTTAATCTAAAAAATTTAATCAACTCACACAAAATGAATCAATTTCAAAAGTTCTTACTATCACAATCAATTTCAAGTTCACTTTCAGGTGATTATTTCAAAAAACTGGGTAGAAAAAACTTTGGACCACAATACTTTGATACCGGTGCCATGTCACAGGATGTTTTTTCAAAGCTACTGGATGATAGAATCATATTTTTGTCAGATGAAATAGATTCAGATATTTGCAACTTAATAAAAGCTCAATTGCTTTTTCTTGATAGCGAAAGTGACGAAAAAATATCAATCTATATTGATTCACCAGGTGGATCGGTATATTCGGGCCTTGGTCTTTTAGATGTCATTGATTTTGTAAAATCACCGATTTCTACTGTAAATACCGGCCTAGCCGCTTCCATGGCAGCCGTCATATTGTGTTGTGGTAGTAAGGGTGAAAGAAAAGCACTTAAACGAAGTAGAACTATGATACACCAACCGCTAACTTATGGTGGTTGGATGCAACAAGCCTCAGATGTAGAAATCGAAGCAAAAGAAATGAATACTCTAAAAAAAGAACTCTATGAAATAATATCCGAAAGAACTGGTCAGTCCTATGAAAAGGTATATAAAGATGGTGATAGAGACTATTGGATGTCAGCTATCGATGCAAAAAAATATGGCATGATCGACGAAATAATTAAAAAAAGATAAATCTTACTTATCTGATTTTGGTTTTCTAGTCTTTGGTTTAGACTGAGTTTTATTTTCGGTATCTTTTGCGGTTGCCTTTTTAGCAGATTCTTTTTTTGGAGTTGTTTCTTTTTTTGATACGCTCCTTCTAGTTTTCTTTTTAACCTCAGGTGCATCTTCAACAGACTCCACAGTTTGAGTAATTGGTGCCTTTTCTGCAACAACTTCTTCTATTTGTGCTTGAACAGCATCAGATTTTTTACCAAATCCAAATAACTTTTTAATAAATTGTACCATTTTTATAGTTAATATTTTTTTTATATATCAATATAATATTCTTCTCCTTATGGTAAAATATGTCTAAATTTCAAAAAAATCAACAAATACCTAAGTTTATATATAAATAGGTAATGAAATTTAGATACGATAAATCTTCTGAAGAAATAGTTGTCACGTCTGCAACTCGTATTGAATATCACCAACTTAACCTCTGGTTGACAAGATTTGTTAAGGGTTATAAATATATGCCAGCATTTAAAATGGGAGTTTGGAATGGTCAACAATCCTACTTTAAAAACGGTAGATTTAACTTTGGCCTTTGGCGAGAAGCAATGAAAGGTTGTAAAGAAATCGACGCATCATTTATTTTAGAAAACAAAGAAGATTTCCCCCTAAACAGAGACGTTACGTTAGAAGACGTCACTCTATTTTGCCGGGAATATTTCAAATTTCACAAAGTCAAGACCAAAGCAGGCGATTGGATTCCATTTATGCCCTATGATCACCAAATTGAATCAGCTTATAAAATTCTTAAAAACAGATATTGCATGGCCGAAGTTGCCACTTCTGGTGGAAAGTCTTTGATAATTTCAATTGTTATGTTTTACACACTAAAACACATTAAACCAGATGCTAAATTTTTAATAATTGTTCCCTCCATTACCTTAGTAACACAATTTTATGATAATATCCTTGAATATAATTGGGGAAGTAACAACTTATTAAAAATGAAAGAAGAGGGTTTCGCTGAAATAGAAAACAAAGAAGCACAATATACACCCTGTGAAGTAAGAGTTGAAGAAGTTATGTCAGAAAAGCCCAGAAAATATTCTGGAACTCACGCTGCAAATGTTTACATTGGAACTTATCAATCACTTGAAAAGTGGCCAAAGGAATTCTTTCAACAATTTCACACAGTAATAACCGATGAAGCACACGGTGCCAAATCTAAAACAATAACAACAATTCTACAAAAAACATTCAGACATGCCTACTCAAGATTTGGAGTATCAGGAACTTTTCCAGAAGACGACACATGTGAGATACTGACAATACAAGCTGTTTTAGGGCCTAAAATAACCGAAGTTTCTGCCTATGAGTTAAAAGAAAAGGGCATAATCACCCCAATGGAAATAAAAGCCGTAATTATGAACCATGCAGATAGTGAATTTAACGAAAGAATCAAACTATTCAAAAAGGCCGGTGCAGGTAAAGACGCCTACGAACTAGAAAAAGCTTATATTCATATTTCAGAAAAGAGACTGGATTTCATTAAAAAAATAGTCGAAAAATGTGAGACAAACACCCTACTTCTTTTTCACACAATAGAGTATGGTCAAAAAATATTGCAAAAGTTGGAGTCAGAACTACCCAGTCGAGAATACTTTTATATTGATGGTGAGATTAGCGGAAAAAAAAGGGAGGAAATAAAAAAACAAATGGAAATTACCAAACAAAAAGTAGAATGGACTATTTTGAACTTTGGAGACTATGAGTTAGAATTCAAATCAGACACTAAGATTCCAATATCAGGTGGTGATTGGAAATTAGCTTGTGATATAACACCAGATGACCAAATCGATGACGAGTTCCTTAAAAAATTTTTAGATATTTCTAAAAATAAAATAGTAAAAAATAAAAAAGTCACAAAAGATTCTGGGTCCACTAAGGTGTTAGTTGCTTCTTACGGTACTCTGTCAACAGGTGTCTCCATCAATGCCATTTTTAATGTAATTTTTGCAGACTCTTTTAAATCAGAACAAATAATTATCCAATCAATTGGTCGAGCCCTTCGTCTGCACACAGAAAAAGAAAAGGCTAAAATTTTCGATTTAGTTGATGTGTTTGACAGTGGTGATATGTCAAATATTCTTTTTAGACACTTTAAAGAAAGAGAGAAATTCTATCAGAAAAGACAATACCCTTACAAAGTTGTAAAAATTAATCTTTAGTTGATTATAGAAACCCTTTGGTAATATATAAAAAAACCCGCTTATCAAAATTGGTGGTGGTTTAAAATTTAAGAAACTTATGGGTAAATTCATTAATTCTCTATCTGCCGAGCAAAAAAATAACATCAATGTTATTATTACAACCGCGCTTAAATCAGGTATAACTAATCCTATAAGTATAGCAGGTGCTTTGGCAATCGTTTCAAAAGAATCTGCGTTTATTCCAAAAAATGAAAATCTAAATTACTCAGCAAAGCGACTTCAGAAAGTTTTTGGCATAAGCGCCGAAACAGCTTCACAAATAGCGGGTAATCCTAAAGCAATAGGTGATGCTATTTATGGAGGTAAATACGGAAATGCCTCAAATGAGGGTTATAAATACCGCGGTAGAGGATTAAACCAGCTCACTTTTAAGGGAAACTATGAAAAGTATAAAAGTTTGATAGGACAAGACATCGTATCAGATCCCGAAATAGTTAATAACATATCAACTGCTGCAAAGATTCTTATCGAATATAATAAGAGTAATATAAATGGCTTAAAAAAATCCGGCAAACTCTCATCTTATGGCGCAACTGATATAAATGGGTTCAAAGATACTAAAAACGCAGTCTTTGCCTTTTACCACGTTACAGCAGGATCGGGACTCAGCGTGGATAAAATAAAAAACCTCGAACACAACGATAATCTAGGTGGAATGACAAAAGCATTGGCTCGTGTTGATGAGCTTTATGACTACGTTAAAAAATTCGACCCAAATTCCTTTGCTAACTCGATTCAAGAAAACCCACCACAGTCCGGATTAAGTCCTAATGAATCGCAACAAACATCAGATGAACAAACGGCCACTCCTACACCACCACCGCCTCCAGATCCAAAGTTAGATGGTCAAATAACATTAGAAAAAGTATCAGGACCTGGAAACTTGATGGGTCAAATAACATCAGAAGTAGTCTTTGGACAAATCACTTTTTCTGATATTCAATTTGATGAACCCGGAACTTATGTGCTCAGAGCCATCCCAACTAATTCAAATGTTGAAACCTTGGAATTCACAGTTTTAGTTTCACCCAATGATAATCCAAAATCAACTGAAAAACCAGTTGAAGAGGTGCAGGGAAAAAGGTCTATAATTACACAAATAGATCCAGTAAGGCTAAAAATATCACCAATCACGTTTCCGGTTCAAACAACAGCAGAACCAGAAAACGCTGAAGTTCTTTCACAAATAGGCTTAACACCGTTTGTTTGGTATAATGGATTTCAAATTAAAGAATCTTCATTAAAAAAGCTACAAATTTTTTACTATGAATTTGTTCCTTGCTGTTTGGTTAAATTCTCAGATTTATTAGGCATAATTGCAAAACAGGGTATGCCACTATCTGATGCCACTTTTGATGTCTTTTTAAATTCCAACAGTTCAGTATTAAAATCGATACATCTAAGATTTAAAATTTTAGACTTTCAACAAAATCCAGACAAGAGTTATACTATGACTGGAATACTTGACTTAAAAAACTTTTATAAAGTCAATTATAAATCCTACAAAGGAACATCATTTGAAGTAATGAGAAAAATCGCAGAAGAACTAGAACTAGGGTTCAACTCAAACATTGACAATACTTCGGATTCAATGACCTGGATTAATACCGGAGCAAAGTATAAAGATTTTTTAAATCAAATAATAAAACATTCATATATTGGCGATACCTCTTTTATCCAAGCTTATATAGACTTTTATTACGGACTTAATTTAGTTGACTTAGAAAAAGAATGGAACAGAGATTGTAATAATGACTTAGGGATAACCACAGGTGGCTTAACAATTGCGGATGGAAATAAGAAGGATGAAAAATCAAATTTAGCCCCATTAATACTTATAAATGATTTATCACTTCATTATTCAAATTGTTATTTTGAAAACTACAGAGTTCAAAATAACGCAACAAATAAATCGGTCTCCTCTGGTCAATTTACTACTACTAAATACTATGACATTGGAACAAAACAGTTTTTGATTTTCGATATTGATTCAGCGACAACTCAGAGCAATGATAAGGTTATACTTAAGGGCAAACCTACAGATTCAGAAGACTTGAAAACAAATTACACAACTGTTTTTGGAGGCAAAGTAGATTTATCAAACGTGCATAAAAATTACCTATATGCAGAAGTTTTAAATAACAGAAACTTGATTGACCTAAGTAAGATTGTTGTGACTTTTGAGATGCCAAATCCAAATTTTAATCTTTATAAATTTCAAAAAGTAAGGATCCAATTTATCAATCCTGCACCATCAATTATTGAAGAGGATTTCAATCAAAAAAGAATCAGCGGTGATTGGATGATAATTGATATTGCTTTTCTTTGGAACGGAAAAAGGATGGTGCAAATAGTTAAGGCAGTCAGAAGAGAATTAGAGAAAGTCGACGAAGAGAAAAACCAAACTGTAGAGAACCAACAACCACTTAAAGAAGGAAATGTGAATCAAGTAGTTGAAGAAACCCCACCTAACTCAATATATAAAGTCGACGAAATTTACATTGTCCAGGGATCCGATGGTACTCAATACGAACTTACTGTGAAAGAAATATTAGATAATGGTAATGAAATTTCTGGATGGCTATGGGAAATAGAAAAGTAAATAATGAGTAGTAAAGTAACAGGTTCATATAAAGCAAACGCTGGGGATTGGGATGGCATGCACTCATTCGAAAGTAGAGTATCGGATGGTTTTGGTGGAAAAATGCACACTAAAATTAACGAGGCATTAAAGGAGTTCTACACAACAAAAAAACTAAATCCATACGTTTCATCGATAAAAATAACGATGGATAAAAATAATTACACTGTAAATTGGGAAGTCACAATAGACGAATCACCTGATGGCGTTGCCTATGTAGGAATAACTTCTCGCGGTGGAGCAGGAGGCGCTGATGGTAGTAGTGGATCAATAAACAGAGCATACAATCAAATCGTAGAAAAAAAAGCAGCCTTACCTTCAGAAGTCGAAAATTCAACAATATCGGTTGATATTTTTGATTTTTATTTCAAATTTTCAAATTCTGGAGCCGTAAGACAAATATTTATTTTATATACTAGTCCGAGTTCTTATCCGAATTTAGCTAAATCAGCAAATCTAACTAATGGCAAAGTAGGGAAGCCAATTGGAAAAAACGTTGGCCCAGAAACCAACGGAAAATTGATTCAAACTTCAACCGTACCACCCGGTACAACAAATACGGTTTCTGTGAATAATGCGGCACAAACTAATACAAATCCAGAGGCCTCTAAAATAACCAGCCCAGTTGATGGAACTTCTATACCAACCGGTGGGACATTTGATTTTTCAGAAATTAGCGATTCAAATAAAAACAAAATTGGATTTATCAGCTTTCCACCCAGAAGAAACGGTAGTGTTCCGGTGCTGGTAATATATCCGAGAAAAGAAAATGTCACAAACGACGAGAATTTTAAATTAGGTAAAGAAGAAGTTGTTGGTAAATTTTCTGGAATAAGGATGGCAAACAAATTTTTATCATGGACAAATCCACAGGGTCAAACTGCTGATAAAAATTGGATACCAGATGTCACAAAAGCGATAGGTAGCCTATCTAAATCACCACTCGAAAGTTGGTTCTCAAAATGGTGCATAGTCTTTGCAAACGAACCCGATACTGATTTTACTCAACTGACAAATCAAACAACCGAACAGCTGGAATCCAGATCAATGACCATATCATCGCTAAACTTAACTATCTTTGCTGATTCGGGATATATAGACAACTCTATTATTAAATCACTTTTGGGAACCCCACCATTTCCGATTAAAACCTTAATGCTTTTGGAAGTTTACCCAAGTAAGGAAATTTTAGAAATCTCAAAAAAGATAAAAACCGGGGCTGGTCAAGTCTATAATGTTTATGACAGTCAAAAGTTCAAAACAAACATAACAAAAAATATTGTAGCTGGTCTATCTTATTCTGGACCACCATTTGAAGAGACTTCAACAGTCTCGAATTCCACTACACAATCGCAGTTGTCAAATCCAATCCTATTTTTTGATAGTGTAACAAGTGCCACTATTTCGGCTACTCAATATAATAGTTTGTTTGGAACCTCGGCCTCTAGTTATTCACCTTTCCCACTGATACCATATAGCAGTCTACCATTTAGTTTAATCCCTGGATCTAGTCCTTCGCAGTTTACACAATCGACCTCGGTAAAATTTTTAAATGACCTTACTTTTACATATACAACTCTTCCTCAGGACCTTCTAAAAGAAGGAGCATATGTCTACGACTTATCTAAAGACCCTTTGCGAAATTTTACTTCAATAGGAGCATCCGCCGGATGGCCTGAAGTAAAATTAATAAATGGTGATTACATTTTGACAACCCCCACAGTCACACCAGGACCAGTAGTTGGTGGCACAGGGTCTACGGCTACTCCATCTACGGCCAGTTCGCCTATACCAGAAATTAACGTAAAATACGTCGTTTCACATCTGCAACAACGTAATATAGATGACTTTCCACAATTAGGCTTTCAAATATTCTATAGTGACATTGAAAAAATTATCGGTCAAAGCATTCAAGCTGGAACGCCTCTGCCGCCAAAAGTTTTACTCTCTGGTCAATTTACATTCGATGTTAGAAAAAAAGGATATTTGATAAATGACCAGCTTGGGGAACTCAAAATAATCGACAAACAAGAAATTGATTTATTTATTGGCGCAAGCGAAGAAGTCTATGAAGAAGGACCATCACCAGAGTATGTTGAAGAAGAGTTCAAGGGGGAAGCAGAATCAATTATTGCAATTATTGAGAGTGACCAAGAGTATGATTTCACAGTCGATTCTTATGCTAAACCAGATGATACCAGCTCGCCAACTGACAATATAACCACATCATCAGGTGATAATAAAGTCACAACACAACCCGTCACAACACCAACTGAAGTAATTAAAATTGACAGTCTACCAGCTTGGAGTAGAAAAATTGCAAAAATCGCAACAACTACAGGATGGGAAGCCGACGCTGCTAATTTCATTTCTTTGATGGAGGGATTTAAAGACAAAGCTACTTTTGATGTTAATCGATATAGAATGGGCTTTGGATCTGAAAAGATATTAAAAAATGGTAAACTTGTTTCTGTAAATCAAGGTGATACTTGCACAAAAGATGAAGCAGTTAAAACATTGGCAACTTGGGGTGTCCCGGAATTTTCAAAGCAAATTCAAAAAGATTTAGGTTCAGATAATTGGAACAAATTAACAAAATATCAAAAAGCCGCCATAACCAGTTTAGGTTATAATGTGGGTTCAGGTTATATCCAGGCTAGGTCATATGGTAAAAGAATTAAAGAGGCTATTTCGAAAGGAGACATAAAAGCAGCTGCTCAAGAAATACTTAATGGTCCTAAAACAGCCAAAGGCAAAGTTCTTAAAGGATTAGTTAATAGGAGAAAACTTGAGGCTCAGTTATTTTTATTACCCGAAAGTAAGTCTATTTATTAGAAAGTGACCTAAAGTCTGTCAATCTCTTCAGAAACTACAAACAACAAAGTCCGTAATATATAGATTATGTCACTAGATAGTTTAAAAATTAATTTTGAATCGCTGAAAGTGCTTCAAGAACAGCTAGCTCAAAAAACTGCAGTTACTTCACCCACATTAGCAGAATGGCCACATTCATTGCAAAATCAAGGTATAAATGCACCAGGTCTTACTAAAAAAGGTTTTTTATCACCAGAGGTAGCAACACTTGATCAGAAACTACCTGAAGGATACCCCAACTACACTGATTGGAGAGGGTTTACTTTAAAAGAACAACCTTATAGTTTGAAAACTGAACAAAGGGTAAAAAGAAGCATTGATATGCCAAAGAATGCACAACAAAGAGTAGAAGAGCCTTATTCTATGAGAGATGTTCCTCTGGTTTTTGGTGACTGGAGATACGATTACTTCAAACACGGGCTCCAAACTATTTATAATAAAACTCCAATTGAAAATCCACCAGATGGTCAATCAACTCTGAGATTTGAACAATTTGACAATACACCGTTTGAACAAAATGACCCAGTAATGTTTGGATTCGATATTGTTTTTGATACAATTTCTTCACCGCTTCTAAACGGCTCGCTTTTAGACTTTATTGCAAATTACAATGGTGTTGATGAGATATGGTCAAGAAGGCAAGTTTATGAAGAATTTAAATATCAGTTTCAGAAGTTCTTTAGAACAACCGTGCCATTAAAAATCAATGATAAATTCATAGGAATCACAAAAAATAGCGCAGGAAATCCTGCAGAGACAGAAGGTAGATCGGGATTATTTGAATCTGGTAAAAAAAACTATCTTGGCTATTATATCAAAAAAATTAGTGGGTTAGATTTTCTTATAGAGCAAAATAAAGGAGACCAAGTAAAATACGTTCCGGATTACAAAAAAGATATGATTACAATTGACACAATCGAAGATGTCTCGCTAAGTATGGGAACACTTGCTCATCTTTATAAGAATTTATATTGGTCAAGACCTAATGGTAAAATTTTGTTTCCTGAAAATTTACTGAGATTCAATTGTTTTATCATCATCTCAGAGTGTAGAAATTTCAACAGAGTTAAAAAAAGTGCTAAAACCGGAAATCTCAACATTGTAAAAGATAATGTAAATAGGTGGGTTTATAGCCTTAAAGAATGTCAATTTTATTTTGACAAAATGCCTCTACCCAACGAAATTGACATAGGTGGACAAGGACCACAAATTTACGAAACATTTTCTTTTAATTTTGATTTTAAATATTCAACGGTCAAGTTTGAAAGATTTGTACCAAGCGGTGACTGGGGAAGATATGTCGGATATGACGCTGGTGCTATGTGGAAGTTGGGTAATAAGACTGAACAATCAAATAGAGGAGGATCGGCATCTATAGGATATTCTATTCCAAAGTTTTTTACAGTTGGACCAAAAGATTTATCATTTGGTGGAACAAGTGAAAAACCGTGGTATCCTAATTTACAAGAAAATGGTGTCGATAAACCATTTGTTTTTCAAACAATTTCAAAAAAGCAAATCCCAGAAGATGATGATTTTAATCTTGGCTCGGATATTAAAGTAGTGAACAAAGATGGAACGACTTCTGATCCAAGTAACCCACTTGTGACACAAACAACAGATAATCAAAATCAGCAACAAAATAATAACTCAAATGTTGGTGCCCAGGCATCTAACCTGATATCGAACTCAAATTCTGAAAAAAATATCAGTCAATCAGATAGTTTGAAAAACTTTGCAAAGTCCTCAGAAATCAATTCAAAGAAAATATCTGACAATATAAAGTCGAGCGAACTGAATCAATCAAAAAGTCTGCTCAAAAGTCTAAGCCCGGTCAATATTAAAAATTTTAGCGGTCTTTCTAAATTGGAAACAAATGATACATTAACACAGGGAATTTCAAATCTGAAAAAACTAAATAATTCCATAAACCAAAAATTACCAACTAAAAGTGGATTTGGTGACTTTCTTAACTCAGCAACCAGTTTTGTTAGTGGAGCATCAAACACTTTAAAGGCCGGTCAAAACTTATCAAATATTGTTAATCAAACCAGCACTAATTTCTTTAACACTATGGGTCAAAAAATCCAAAATGGATCAGAGAATGCTAAAAGTGGATTTGGTGACTTTCTTAACTCAGCAACCAGTTTTGTTAGTGGAGCATCAAACACTTTAAAGGCCGGTCAAAACTTATCAAATATTGTTAATCAAACCAGCACTAATTTCTTTAACACTATGGGTCAAAAAATCCAAAATGGATCAGA